GAGTAAGACAAATGAACACCTTAAATCTCATCAAGAAGCAAATCGAGAAGGCATCTGCTCTTCACGATGCGCAAATTGCTAACACTGCATATCGTGGTGTTGAGTATACCTGCAAGCAGGATGGTGAACAAGTACATGGTACTTTTTGCTATCGTGGTCGCTCGTATGTAAAGTGAGATGGAAGCACTACAAATCGCTGGGATCGTATCCCTAAGTTCTGTAGCATTTCTTTCACTGATATACGGAGAGATTAAAGTTCTTTCCAAATAAACACAGGGGGGTTGATCCCCTCTTTTTTTATGGTATAATATATGGACAACAACATCTATTGTTATGGAGAAAGACAATCTTAAAGCTATCATCAGAAACCTGAGACTCCTTCTTGACGCATTAGAGTCCGAAGTGTATTCTGATCCTGCCGCATACATGGACAAGCGGGAGAACTTTGATGATGAGTACTATCCTCTTGCCGACTACGACGAGGTATTCGAAGATGACGACAACTGATGATTGGAGGTACACGGAGGAGAGGATGAAACTCCGTGAACAATGTCTTAAAGTTTTGTTAAATAGGTATGGTAGCGGTCGTATAAACGAAACATCATATTCTACAAAAGACATTTATGAGTGTGTTGATACTTGGATCTCTCAGGGGAACAAGTTAAGTAATGGAATCGTTGCATATTTCAACGCATACTTCAACCATGAAAACAAAGAAAGCAATCAAGTACATCCTAAAACATCCTGAACTCTTTACTCAAGGTGAGAGAGAGTATGTTAAACTGATGAAAAAAGAACGAAACGTTTTAAAAAAGAAACATGAATCAAGCAAAACTGATCTCAGTAACTCCTGATGCTGAGCAACACATTGCGTATTGTGCGCGTGTGTCTAACCCAAACAATCAGGACAATGAGAACTTTGCTGGTCTCTTAAAGTATTGTATTAAACATCAACACTGGAGTATCTTTGAACAAGCGTTCATGACTCTGGAGATGGAGACGACTCGTGGTCTTGCAGCTCAAGTCCTACGGCACCGTTCGTTCACCTTCCAGGAGTTCTCACAACGGTATGCAAGTACCAACCTTCTGTCTTCCGACATTGAACTCCCTGAACTGAGACGACAGGACACCAAGAACCGTCAGAATAGTATTGATGATCTTGATCCTGAAATTGTTGAACGTCTGGAACGTCAGATGGTAACTCTGTTTAGTTCTGCATCGAATCTTTACAATCAGATGTTGGATGCAGGTGTCGCGAAAGAGTGTGCTCGTTTTGTACTGCCTCTTGCAACACCAACCAAGATGTACATGACTGGTTCAATCCGCAGTTGGATTCATTACATCGACCTGAGGTCAGCAAACGGAACTCAGAAAGAACATATGGATCTTGCCAACTCTTGTAAGGAGATTTTCAAGGAACAGTTCCCTGTCATTTCAGAGGCTCTGGATTGGTAATAAATATACACACACATAATGGAGGTGAAATTTTGGCAACGTATCCTGTAAGAAACAAGGAGACTGGTGAAACGAAAGATGTTGTAATGAGCATTCATGACTGGGATCAGTGGAGAGAAGACAATCCCGAATGGGAAAGATACTATACACCTGACAATGCTCCCTGCCTGGGGGTAGAGATGGGTGACCCATTCAATAAGATCTACACCAAACATCCAGGTTGGAAAGACGTTATTAGTAAGGCCAAAAAACAACCAGGATCAAACCTCAAACACTACGATTAATTTTATGCCAGCAAAGAAGAAAGCAGGTATTGGTAGTACCAATCCAGTTCCATTTGGGATGTCGAATAAGATGATGAAGAGAAAGAAACCGATCAATCTCGATTTCATTAAAAAGATTGAACCTATCACTGATAACCAACAGGTTTTCTTTGATAAGTATAAACAAGAACAGAACTTGGTTGCATACGGATGTGCTGGAACTGGTAAGACCTTTATCACTCTCTACAATGCATTGATGGATGTCTTAGATCCAAAGACACCATACGAAAAGATCTACATCGTCAGGTCCCTTGTACCTACCAGAGAAATTGGATTCCTCCCTGGTGACCATGAAGATAAGTCATCTCTGTATCAGATTCCTTACAAGAACATGGTCAAGTACATGTTCGAGATGCCAGACGATGCATCGTTTGAGATGTTGTATAACAACCTCAAAGCACAGGGTACAATCTCCTTCTGGTCCACCTCATTCATCCGTGGTACCACACTGGATAATGTCATCGTAATTGTTGACGAGTTCCAGAACCTCAACTTCCATGAACTTGACTCGATGATCACTCGTATCGGTGAACATTCAAAGATCATGTTCTGTGGTGACGCATCTCAGTCCGACTTGACTAAACAGAATGAAAGGAATGGTATCGCAGACTTTATGCGTATCTTGACTAACATGCCATCCTTTGATACAATTGAATTTGAAGCAGAAGACATCTGCAGAAGTGGACTTGTCAAAGAGTACATCATTGCTAAACTTGAATTAGGTATGTAATGTTCAATCATATTGAAATAGATTATCCGTCTCTCGAAAGGGAGACGATTGATGGTGTTAGATATTATGATACCCCTCAAGGTAAAAAATTAGTATCAATCACGTCTGTTATCAGTCATTACAACAGAGAGATCTTCACTAAGTGGAGAAAACGTGTTGGTGTGGATGAAGCAAACAAGATCACCAAGGCAGCAACTAGTCGTGGTACTGACATGCACACACTGGTTGAACATTACATGAAGAATGAGAAACTTCCGAGTGTACAACCGTTGTCTGAATACTTGTTCAAACAATCGAAACCGACTCTTGACAAGATCGATAACATTCACGCAATCGAACAGTCATTGTTCTCTAACCAGTTAGGAGTTGCTGGGACTGTTGATTGTATCGCAGAGTACGAAGGTGAACTTGCAATCATTGATTTCAAGACGAGCAAGAAACCAAAACCTGAAAAGTGGATTGAACATTATTATGTACAGTGTGCAGCTTATGCTTGTATGCTCTATGAAATGACTGGTATTGCAGTCAAAAAATTTGTGATTATTATGTCCTGTGAGGATGGAGAATGTGTCGTTTATGAACAGTATGACAAGAGTAAGTACATCAAACTTCTCACCGAATATATTAGAGAGTTTGTTCAATTCAAATTACAGGAATATGGCAAAACCTGAACTCAGTGTGGAACAACTCATCGAGAATAAGTTCTACAATAGTAGGACGTTTTCTGAAGAGATTGAAAAGATTGCAAAAGAAAACAAGGACATGAAATACATGGACTCGATTGTTTTCTTCTGTGAGAAAAACAATATTGACATTGAGTCTATTCCTAAGTTAATATCTAAACCATTGAAGGAGAAACTCAAAGCCGAAGCAATGGAATTGAATCTCCTCAAGAGAACATCTCATGCGAAACTCCCTTTATGATTCCTAAAGTGAAACCCTTCGATTGTTACAAGAGTTATCTTGGATTGAAAAATCACTTCACTAAACAAAATTATGACTATCATAGGTACGGAGGAAAATCTCGTGCGTCTTTAGAATCTTTCTACAAACGTAAGGATAGATTTTTCTTTGAAAAATTGAGTCGTCAGAAAGATGATAGTGAAGTTATTGAATTCTTTGTCTCTAATTTTGTGTCTTGTGATGATCCTCAGTCTCTGTGGATTGGCGAGATCGTTAGAAACGGGGAAACAAACTATACCAACTGGAAGAAACGTCTTCAGAGTTTATCTTACACGTTTCGAACAGAAATAGAAAATGTCTTTTCAGATAAAAAGTTTGACGAGATGTTCTACATTGATGGGACAAGACACCCACATATTGTAAGAGAACATCTTGGAAAAAACTTATCACTCGAATCCCTGGTCATCTTGAACAAGATTCTGGGATTCAAAACCGAGTTTGATAGGAGACTTAATGATCCTATCTGGAAGTTCTTGTCAATGAGAATTGATAAGTACGATTCCTTTATACATATTGATGTATTTAAGTTTAAATCGATCCTTAAGGAGGTTATTGTCCATGGCACTTGATAATGCTACTGTGCTTGAAAACTTGAGAAAACAAAAGGCTGAACTCGAACAACAATTCGATGTTGGTCGTGAGATGTATCTAAAAATTCAAGGTGCTATCGATGTCCTTGAACAGATTGAAGGGATTGAGCAACAAGAAACTGTCGCAGAATCAGAAGAGGAAGAATGAGTTTCTTTCAGTCAGAAATAGTCCAAACAGAAATGAAAGAGATTGCAGAACTCCAAGAGGAGATCTATAAGAATGTCTTTTCATTTCCATCCATGTCTAACAAAGATAAGTTAGAACATGTAGAAATGTTGGAAGACCTGTTGAAGAAACAACAGGTTCTATACACTCGTCTGAGTCTTTCTGACGATCCTGAAGCTCAGTTGATGAAGGACAGTATCATGTCCTCTGCTCGTCAACTAGGATTCCCTGCTGACGTGGATCTGTCTTACGTTTTTGCCAACATGACAAACGTTATAGATAATATGAGGAAACACCTTGACGAGTCCCTCTGAGGGGTGTAGTATACGGGGGTGGTCAGGTCCCCCACCCAAACTTGACCAACAAGCCAAATACAAACTACAGGTAAATACGAATGTCTTTTTCAGATCTAAAGAAACAATCCTCTCTTGGTTCTCTGACACAGAAACTGGTCAAAGAAGTAGAGAAGCAAAACGGTGGTGTCGGCGGTGGTGCCGATGACCGTCTGTGGAAACCAGAGATGGATAAAAGTGGTAACGGATATGCTGTTATTCGTTTCCTTCCTGCTCCCGAAGGAGAAGATCTCCCTTGGGTGAAACTGTTCTCCCATGCCTTCCAAGGTCCTGGTGGTTGGTACATCGAAAACTCCCTGACTACCATTGGTGGTAAGGATCCTATCGGTGAACTGAACCGTGAACTGTGGAACAGTGGTAACGAAGCAGATAAGGAAACCGTTCGCAAACAAAAGCGTAAACTTTCTTTCTACGCAAACATCTACGTGGTCAAGGACCCTGCCAATCCTCAGAATGAAGGTAAGGTATTCCTGTACAAGTTTGGTAAGAAGATCTTCGACAAGATCATGGAAGCAATGCAACCTGAATTCGAAGATGAAACTCCTATCAACCCCTTTGACTTCTGGCAAGGTGCCAACTTCAAACTCAAACTGAAGAAGGTTGCTGGTTACTGGAACTATGATAGTTCCGAGTTCGATCGTGTGTCTCCTCTCCTGGATGACGATGAAGCGATGGAAGCAATCTGGAAGAAGCAGTATTCACTCACTGCCTTCACTGCACCCGATCAGTTCAAATCCTATGATGAACTGAAGAAGCGTCTTGATTATGTACTGGGCAACAAGTCCACCCGTCGATCAACCGTAGAGGAAGAAACTGAGTATGATAACTACGCAGCAACAGAACGAAAGACTGTCTCCGAAGAAGAGGTCATGCGAAAGCTGGAAGACTCCTACCAGTCTTCAAAGACAACTTCTGACTTCAACTCTCCTGATATTACTGTCAGTAAGGGAGACGATGAGGACGACGACGATCCGATGAAATACTTCTCGCGTCTGGCAAACGATTGATACCAAAATCGGCCTTTGCTTTCAAAAAAGCCCCGAAAAAAATTCGGGGTATTTTTTTGCCCTATTACTTTTTTTCTAGATATAAAGTCTGATGTTTTCACCCCTTACAACACGGTCTGAGACGTATTGTGTCGAACCAGGAGTGTAAGGCATAATCGTATTGATATCGTCTATAACGAGTGCAAGGTAAGTACCCTTCAGAATGAAGATACTCCTTTTATCTTCTTCAAGTCTATTCTCATAGATCAAATTAGAGACAGGGAATGTACTTGATCTCGTAACCATCTGTTTCAGGGTAGGATCAAAGAAAGTGATTGAAAAGTCCTGTGGTACCTCTAACCCTTCAGGGACGATTTGTCTACCTGCTTTATCAGTAATCAGATTTGTCTCATAATGATGAACCTCATTCAACTTTTCATATGTACCATACTTATTCAAAAGGTACTTATCGTATGAAGCTTGATCTTTTGGCCATTCTGTTTCAAAGTTCAATATATTGTTGCACAACATAATCAACCAATCAAGGTTAGGATCGTTATAGACCTTTTTCGCAACATTATCAGGTCTTTCATTACCCTTGACTTGATACTTGGTGAAGAAGTTGAGATCCTGGAAGATATCCTCTGAGATCTGTGCTCTCTTGAAGATATTCTTTACCCGAGTATAGTCAGATATACTTTGACCATCTTTCGTTCTATCAACATAGTCGAAATCGGGTATATTTCTAAAATACTTTTTTGCCATGTTTAGAATCCCATGTTTTGTTCTTCAAGATTACTATATTCATCGGCAAAGTTTGGAACTACTTCCTTGAAAGTCAAATCGATGGTGTATCGAGTCATCGATCCATCTCTCAAAGTCATATAAGAATTGTCTGGAGTGTAGTTGACATTGAAATTGGTCAACATACAAGGTTTAAATTTATTTAGAAATGGATGTGTGGCCTCTGTAGTTGAATTACTACTGAAGATATATTTTAACAAGAATATTCTTGGTGTCATCAGGAAAGCAGATGATTCTGATCTTTGTGGTAATGAGTTTCTCTTAAATGCTCTAATAATTTTTCTGATATTTACTGCCTCTTCACTTGACCTCGGAGTCATTGGAAAACTAAACTGGAATGACCTTAAAGTCGGACCACTGAACAATACGGTCATGTTTGGATTAACCACCATTCCTGTTGATCTTGCGACAAGATTTGTACCAACTGCTTGACCCGCAAAATATGCTGTAATATATTTTCTGGTAGCATTATCTGATGCAAGACCTTTTAAACTACTCATCGTGTTTGCTGCAGTCTGTTTCAGAGACTCTATAAAATTATCCTGTCCAAATGCACCGATTGCACCCATAGCTGCCTTACCACCAAGCAATTGAAGGAAGTCGGCACTTGAGTCTTCATAACTTACAGCATTTGATTCTGACAAGTTCGGTTGCATCGGGAGAATGACAGTTTCGAATGTCTCCCCTCCCACGTTTGATTGACTTAAGTCACCTGTCTGTTCAGTCAATCCAGTCGGTGAATATTCCTTTGCCTGAATACTGATGAAGTCGTATTCAAATGCGTCTGGCATCTCTGTAGGATACCTTAAGATCTCCGAACTTCCACCAACTTGGACTGAACCACTACCTGCAGAACCTGATCCAACTGACGTATCCGAATCTACACTATCTGCACCACCAGTTGTATCAGATGTTGTGAGAGTTGAACCCTCCGAGTCTGTACCAGTATTATTCAGACTAGGGTTTTGAGTTCCTGTATTTGCATTTGTTGCAGAAACTGTACTGTTAGGTGAATTACTGAATGGATCACCATCAGTAATAGTTCCGTCATTGTTTACGTATTGACCAGTGGTTGGATTTTGTGTTCCTGGTATCCCATTTTCATAAAGTGTCTGTTTAACAGAAACATTACCCTCATTTGCAGTATTTAAAACTTCCGTTCTTGCCTCATTAAATGTTGATGTTCTGTTTTGAAAGGTGCTTTCAAATGTTAACGATGTTGCACTATTTCCAGGAACTGCATTATATGCACTTCTGAAGGCTGATTCGTTTAATATTGTCCAATCACTACCTTGACCCACTGCTAGTTGCGTGTTCCCATCAGCAGTATAAAGATAAGTTTCTCCAGTGACTGTATTAACTTGTTGTTCGACAATCATTCCGTCAAATACAACTTGAGACTTATCTACAGCCATTATACTAAGGAATTTTAATTATTTATTGTAAAACTTTGATATGGAATTGCTCTTAAAGTCTTCAATTCCATAGGATATACCTTATATAGATTGCTTTGTAATTCTTCCCAGGTGTAATTTCTCATTTCTCCCCAGTGATAGTTCAAACCTCTAAATCCCCATCTAAAAAGGCCAGTTACCGCGACTAAAGGAAATCTGTCGTATTCAACTCTTGGTGTTTTTGCAGAGTATATAAAGGTAAAATATTTACCAACGTCAGGAACAACTTCTACTTCAGTTTGTAGTTTCTCGATGATTTCCAACATCATATCATCTTCAACCCTCATCGCTTTGATACGATTTACTTCTTCTTCAGTAAATCGATTTACATCACTGTCGAGATATTTCTGTTGTTCCTCATCCATTATCTACCAGGTGGTAATTGTCTCTGAGTGTTTTTTGCAGGTGGTAATTGTCTGTTACTTTTGGCAGGATTTAGTCTCTTCTGAGTGGTTGGTCCAAGGTCTTGTACATTGACCTTTTGAACACCCATGTTGTCTCTCGACAGATTAGACTTGGCAGGTCTGATTGCAGGTCTCTGTCTACTGCCAGCCATGGCAGTTGATGCTGGTCTTGCGGAGATCTGTTTGTGTTGTGGTGGTTGTTTAGCAGCAGCTGTTCTTCTTGCAACCATTGAGTCTTTACCTGCTGGAAGTGATTTACGTTCCTTTCCAGCTGGTAATGCTCTTTTTGATGATGGAACTGTACCAGGTTTTGGTCTTCCTACAGTGTCTTTTCTTCCTACACCTGATCCTCTATATCTTGTATCTCTACCACTGTCGGACTTTTGAGATTGTTGATCCGAATCTTGGTCTCCACCTTTATCACTTCCACCACCTCTTCTCTTCAAAAGGTCAGCAACAGAAAATTGTTTTCCTCGTGGCATTTCAGATGGTGTTAAACCACCCCGACCCCTTTTATCACGACTAATTGTACCTGCAGTATCTGACGCAGCATCTTCAGATAGGAACTCTCTTAAAGTCTTCATCTTCTTACTCTAACGTAACGGGTATAACCAAAAGTCACATCCAATGTGAGAAGGGAATCTTTTTGAGCATATCCCAATTCCATACTATTTATAGCTTTTGGATATGCTTGAATCATCTCATATTCCATGTATTTCTGAACACCCGCTTTTAATGGACTGACATAACTTCTTTCAAATTTAGTCAGAAACAGACTACTTGATGCATAGTCATTATAATAGTTCTGTCTGTAGAATGCCTGGGGTGATCTATATTCTTCTCTTGTAAGAGTAGATCCAAGACCACTCATATAATCCACCCAACCCTCAAAGAATTCTACGATTTCATAATTGTAATCAACGTAGAATGTCAATCCAATCTCATTCTGATATGCTCTACGATATGGAATCTCTTGTGTCACACCATGATAGTCTGCACTGACTGCGTGTGTAAGAAATGAAGTGGATGGAGTCTTGATGACACTACAAGCTAACTCAAAGTCTTCACCCCGAGATGTATAACTGACACCACGTTCTGCCATGAAGGATTGAACCGCTGAAGGCGGTGTAAACTTCACCATGTATGTTGTAGGACGAGCGACATTAAGAAGTCTCGACTTTATTTCAGAAGTTTTATATGATCTCGGCGTTGGACCTGCCATCTAAATACTGATACTACTTCTATTACTATGTATAACTGATGCCAAGGGGTTCGAAGTATCATCAAGGTAGATTTCACCCTCAGCATCCTGAAAAATATATGGGGGATGCGAGAAATATAGTCTACCGTAGTAGTTGGGAATTACACTTTTTAAAATGGTGTGATAGAAACGATGCTGTATTGAAATATGCGTCGGAGGAGTTTTCGATACCATATGTGTCACCTGTTGACAAAAGAGTCCATAGATATTATCCTGATGGGATTGTACAAATAAGACATCAGGATGGTAGAGTGTGTCGATACATTATTGAGATCAAACCTCAGAAACAATGTGTTGAACCAAAGAAACCATCCAGAGTCACAAGGTCATATATCAATGAATGTACAACTTATGCAGTCAATCAAGCCAAATGGAATGCTGCAGCGGAGTTTGCCAAAGATAATGGTGTTCAGTTCAAAGTTTTGACCGAACATGATCTTGGAATTCCTCAACCAAAAAAGCGTAAAAAACGCAAATAAATAATCATATCTGAAATCTTTATTAGATTGTCATGCCTTTACCAAAAATTGCTACCCCAACATATGAGTTGGAATTGCCCTCGACTAAACAAACTATTAAGTTTAGACCTTTCCTAGTCAAAGAAGAGAAGTTACTTGTTCTTGCATTGGAGAGTGAGGATACAAAAAATATTACTACAGCAATCAAAACAGTCATCAAAAACTGTATTAGTACAAGAGGAATCAAGGTAGAAAATCTTCCTACTTTTGATATCGAATATCTCTTCTTGAACATTAGGGGTAAGTCTGTTGGTGAGGAAGTTGAAGTAAATCTGGTTGCCCCTGATGATGGTGAAACAACTGTCACTGTTAAGATTGACCTTGAAGATATCAAGGTTGTCGAAACTGAAGGACACGATAAACAGATCAGGCTTGACGATAATCTTATGATGGAGATGAAGTACCCATCTCTTGATCAGTTCATCAAAAACAACTTTGACTTCAACGACACAAGTGTTGATAGATCATTTGAATTGATTGCAACTTGTATTGATAAAATCTATAACGAAGAAGAGGTTTGGTCTACTGAGGATGTGAGTAAGAAGGAAATTATCGAATTCCTTGAACAAATGAGTTCTGCTCAATTCAAGAAAATTGAGAAGTTCTTTGATACAATGCCTAAACTTTCCCACTCAATAGAACTTAAAAACCCAGTCACCAAAGTTAAGAGTACAGTAGTACTGGAGGGTCTCTCAAGTTTTTTCGGATAGGTTTGGTACACATGGACTTGGAGAACTACTTCAAGTTGAATTTTTCCTTAATGCAGTACCATAAATATTCATTAACAGAGATCGAAAACATGATGCCTTGGGAAAGGGACATCTATGTTGCATTACTTCAAAATCACTTAGAGGAAGAAGAGCAAAAGATGAAGTCACGCAATGGCTAAAAAAATCCAAAGGAAGTCATCAGATAAAAAGGCAGCTGCTGAGAAAATTCTCAGAGAACTTCAGGATGCCAAAAAATCTGATGATGCACCCGAGGGTTTAGACGATCTCATTAAAAGTATTCAAAACGAAGCGAAGAGAGAAGAGAAAAGAAAGAAAGAAGTAACTGCAATAGTTAAGACTATCGGTAAGTCTGACAAGGATAAATCAAAACCTGCAGGACAAGATGATATAGATCCAAGAATTCTTGAGTTGCTTGGTATTGAAGATTATGAAGCTGAATTAGATTACGAAGATTACCTTGTCTTGCTCAAGGAGGCAATGGTCAAGGGTTCGTTTGGTGATAGTAAATTAGCTGATGAAGATTTAGCAAAAATTGCAAACGAAAGGAGGAGAGTTAGAGGTAAATCTGGTAAATTCAAACCAAAGAAGAAGACGGTAAAGGCTTCGAACTTTGTTGGTAAAACCGAAACGACAGGTCAATCGACACAACAGACTTCTGGTAAAATTTCAACACTTAGTCCAAGCACAGAACAAGCAAGGACTGAGATAAAGCAAGATCGACAAGAAGAACTTGTTCCTCTTGCAACAACATTATCAAAGATTGATGATAACCTCAAACAGGTTCTTGAACTTGATAAAGAAAAGAATGACAAAGAAAAGAGAGCTGCAAATAAACTGAGACAAGAAAAGGCGACAGCAAGTAGAAGAGCACGTGAACAAAAAATGGAGAGCGGATCAGGATCTGATCCAAAGAAACTTGAGAAGGTAACTAAACCATTCACAAGTGCATTTGATGTAATAATGAAATTCTTCACTAATATTGCACTTGGAGGACTTGTCAATTTCTTATTGGAGATAATTAAAGATCCTGGAATGATCGTCAGACCATTCTACGACTTTGCTAATTTTATAATCGATTTTATCAATGACAACATAATCGGTTTTATAAATGAATTTTTATTAGCACCTGTTAATCTACTGATCGGTGGATTGAATAATTCACTTAGTGCGATAAATGATGCTGTTAATAGTCTTAAAAAATTAAATCCGTTTGACAATTCACCACCAAATCAATTTGAACCTATTGAAGAGGTTAAATTGGATCCAATTCCTAAACTTGATTATCCACAATGGGCACAGAAACAAGAAGACGGTGGTGAAGTTGTAGATGCAAAACAAATATCGATGGAGAAGGGTGGAGCAATAACTCCGAACACTGGTGTGAAAGTAGAAGGTATGGGTAAAGACACCCAACTTGTTGCTGCACAACCAGGTGAAGTTATGATGAGTAAGAAGGCAGTTGATACATATGGTGCGTCCAACCTTCTGAAAGCAAATGCTGCTGCTGGTGGTAGTAACATTCCAACCTTTGCAAAAATTCAGGGACTTGAGGGAGGAGGTAAAGTCACTGATAATTTCCCTGACTTTGGAAGCATCCTCGGTATGTCAGGTGGTGGCATGGTCGGTGGTGAAAATGATAACTTCGCAAAAGAGATGATCAAGGTCCATGAAGGACTACGACTTGACAAATACCTTGATAGTCGTGGATTGCCCCATATTGGTTATGGTCACTTGATTGAGAAAGGTGAGTCTATGCCTGACCGTATCACCAAACAGAAGGCAGATGAATTGTTTGATATGGATTATGAACATCATAAGGCAGCTGCCAAGAAAATTCCTGGATACGATAAGGCAAGTGGGTTACAGAAAGCAGCTCTGATTGACTTGACATTTAATATGGGTCCTGCATGGGCAAGTGGATTCCCATCATTTAAGAAGGCATTTGCTGCTGGTGATTATGATCGAGCAGGAAAAGAATTAGTTGATAGTGCATGGTATGGTCAAGTTGGTCGAAGAGCACCAACGATTGTGAATCTGATCAAGGGTAAGAGTGCTAATGCAGCATATCTGAAAGACGTACCTAAACCAACATCAGGGTCTGGTGGGTCGAGTCAAATGCAGATGTCTTCCTCATCAACTTCTTCCTCATCTAACATTCAACCATACAGTAGTGATAGTGGTGGAGGAGCACAGGTAGCTATACCTTTACCACAAAAACAACAAGGAACAAATAGTACATCATCTGCTGGTCAAAAAACAGTACCAGGATTCTCTGCTGAAGACTTGAATAATTTTGATTTGATTGTGGTTAAATCAATCTATAACATAGTGGGGTAAGATATGGCTTTACCTATGTTACTGGTAGGGGTTACAAAAGGTCTACTTGATGTTACTGCCAAGAAGGTAGTTGGTGGAGGGGATAAAAAAACAAAAGGGGCAAAAAAGTTTGTCTCTGGTAAGGAAGCATCTGCTATTGTAAAAAAGGAAAAGGGTGATATTGTAAAGAAATCGGATGTCATCCCAAGAAGACAGACAAAGTTTATAAGTCTTCCGTCTTCAGTTTACAAGGTTCCAGATACAAAGACCGATAAAGACGCATCCGTTGATAGTCTGAAGAAGCAACTTGAAAATATTGATAAGACCACTCAATCATTGATATTGATTGGTAAGACTGAGAATGAAAACCTTCAGGCAATGGCTCGAAGTGTTGAAGAAGAATCTGACAAAAGACAAAGAGAAAGACTTGAAAATAATTTAGAAAAAGGAAAGAAGAAAGGTAAGAAAGGTGCATCCTTTATTACACCACAAGGTGGTTTTGATCCTCTCGGTTTTCTAACAAATATTTTATTAGGAGGAGCTGCATTAGGTCTCCTAAATCTTATCAATAAAACATTTCCGAAGGGAGGTTCTGGAAAGAAGACTGAATTAGGTGCCCTTAAGAATTTTCTTGTAGCTGGTGCAGTATTACTCGAACCTGCTAAACAAGCTCTAAAGGCAATTGGTTCTAAATTAGGTGCAATAGGAAGTCGAATAAAATCTAAATTTACTGGAGTTATTGGACGTTTTAAGGGAGGAGTCAAAAATCTCGTACAAACATTTAAAGATGGAATGAAACGTCTGTTGGGTGTAAAGAAATTTACTCCAACTTCGGCAGCACAATATTATACTAAAAGAGGTGGTCCAGGAGGAGGACCATTAAAACCTGGTATGTCAGGTCCAACTGGACCTCGTGCTGCAGCAAAGTCAATACAAAAGATGCATGGGCATGCTGCCAGAGGTATCTACGAAAATGCGATTGAAAATGGGAAGAGTCCTGTACAAGCAAAGGCTGCGGTTGATAGAGCACTGAAGAAAGGACAGATTACATCAAAACCACAGACAGGTTCTCTTGCTGGAACTGATAAAGGAAGTAATATTTTCAAACAGGGTTTAAGAAAATCACCTAGTAGAGCTGTTACCAAGGTTCTTGGAAAGAGTGGTGTCAAGGCAATGAAGTCCTTTGGTAAATTATTTAAGAAGATCCCTATTGTCGGATCTTTGTTGGTAGGTGTTTTCTCTTACATTGAAACTGGAAAATTAGATCAAGCATTGTTTCGTGCAGGTGGTTCGGCAATTGGTGGTGCATTAGGTACATTGCTCCCACTTCCAGGTCTTGGTACATTACTTGGTACATTTATTGGTGAGTATATTGGAGATCTTTTCTACACTGGAATAAAGGGAGGCGGTATTGAAGGTGTTGGTAAGAAGTTAAAGCAAGACTTCTTGGCTGCATTAGAATTTGGTAAGATTGGATTAGATTGGATAGGTGGTGTATTAGTAAAGGCAAAGGATGCTGCATTAGAGTGGATGAAGGGTGTCTTCACCAGATTTTATGAGGCACTTCCAAAGTTGAAGTTCCCTGAGAAGATTGGTATCGGTTGGGCATCGATAGACTTCCCGTTCGGTCTTGGTGGTAAAGAAATCCCTCATCCAAGAATGTTCACTACTGGAATCGTCGAACTTCCTGCTGCAATGATGAAGGCCATTACAAATCCAGATAATTCATCAAAGGGACCTGTTGATGCACCTAATGCAGATGTCAATAATCCAGAGGAAGGATCTGGAAGTTCCCCTCATGTGACCTCTACATCGGGTTCTTCATCTCCGTCCACAATTACACCCGTTACATCTGGTGGTTCTCTTAAGGACACCGTAGATGTCGTAAACTTCCAGAGTATCGGTGCAGGGAAGGGTCCTGTTGGAATGACAAGTGGAAGAGGTAGAAGATGGGGTAGGATGCATCGTGGTGTTGATATTGGTACCTCTGGTCAGAAAGGTTGGTATGTTGCACTTAAACTCAAGGGTAAAGTGACTGACGTGGGATATTTCTCAGGTTATGGGGAGACTGTTATCATCACATCAGGTGGTAAGGATTATCTGTTCGCACACCTGGCAGCAGGTAGTATTATGGTCAAGAAAGGTCAGAACTATAATGGTGAAGTCATCGGTGAGATTGGTAACACTGGTGCTGGAACTGGTGAACACCTTCACTTCGAAGTCAGTCCTGAAGGGACGGGTGGTTATAAACAGGATGAAGATCCAATGCCTTATGTTCAATATCTACAGATCGGTAGATATGATGGTACTGCAAACAGTGATCAAGGACAGAATGATACATCCTCTCAAGGTGAACTAAGTGTAGAGCAACCACCTAAGAGAAGTGACTTTAGTTCTGGAAGAAGTGGTGGTAAGGCATTTGCACAAGCACAAAAAGAATATAAAGAACGACAGGCTCAGGCACAATTAAGTTCATCACAACCATCCACACAAAGTCAAGCATCAAGTACGAGTAGTATTTCACAACGAACTTTATATACACCAGGACCAGGATCATCAGGCACAGGTACAGTGATTGCTCCTATGCCAGCACAGGCACCTGCAGGTGGAGGGGGTGGTGGTGGAGGAGCACCTGTTGGTGGTATTGGTCCGACTACAAAAGACGTAGTAAATAGTTATTATATGTCACAGCTTCTTGGCTTCTTATATAAACAGGGATAATGTCAGATTCACTTACAGGACCATCTAATATTCAAAAGTTCAAAATCTCTTCAAACCAGGGAGGTGATTCAGCAGATCTTACTGGTGGTATTGTTGATTTTAGATATTATGAGAGTGTACTGTCTAATAATGTCACAGCAACAGCAGTGATTACTGATAGTGGTTTCAAGGGTGAAGGTGACACACTTAAGGAAGATAAAGGTGTGTTAGACAGTCTTCCTATCAGAGGTGGTGAGAGAACTGATATTGTTATCGAAGATAATTATGGTAATCAACTTACATTTAAAGATGGATTGTATGTGAATAGAGTGAGGGGTGCGGATCCTGGATCTCAGAAAGAAGTATTTTCCATTGACTTTGCATCGAAAGAATTTTTTGCAAATGAACAGTCAAGGGTACTGGGAAGATATGAAGGAAAAATATCTGAACATGTCAATAAAATTATCACTGCAATGAAGGGTACTCTTGTAAAGGTTGATAACACATCATTGAACTACAACTTCATTGGTAATGATAGAAAACCATTTTACACTTGTACCTGGTTAGCATCGAAGGCTGTTCCTGATAAAGATGTTGGTAAGAGAGCAGGATATCTTTTCTTTCAAACAAGAGATGGATTCTTCTTTAGATCAATTGATAGTATCTTTGATGAGGATGCTGGTAAGAAATATATCCTAAACAACACTGGTCAATTACCTCAGGGGTATGATGCAAATATTCTTGACTATAGTATTGATAGTGACATTGATTTAAAATCCAATCTTACATTAGGTACATACAATAGTAGAGCTATCTACTTCAATCCATTTGCAATGGATTATTATGTCAAAGAATTTAAATATCAATCAGATAGTCTTGGAAAGGCAGGTAAATATTTTGGTGGAGATCAAGTTGCAGAAGAGTTCACCCAAACTCCAACCAGATTGATGAGTCATATATTTGATGTTGGTGCAATGCCTAACGGATCTGGTAATGATCAATTGGCCCAATGGAAAGCAAATTCTACAGCACCAAATTACGATGCTGAGAACACCATGGCACAATCAGTCATGAGATATAATCAGATCTTCTCTGTCAAGACTAATATCACTATTCCTCTCGATTATAGTATCAAGGCAGGTACTCTTGTTCAATGTGACTTCCCAGAAGTCAGTGGTGAACATAACATGGAAAAGAACGAACAGACAGGCGGGATATATATGGTAGCAAGTGTGTGCCATAGAAACACACAACGTGAAAGTTTCACGAGATTGGCTCTGGTTAGAGACTCATTCGGAAGTAAAACAGGATTCAAATGATCGAACAAGGACTCTTTAAAAGATATTTTGTAGGTAGAGACGGATTCATCTGGTGGATTGGTCAGATTGCTCCTGAGTCTTCATGGAAAGATAATAAACCCTCTGGTCCTGTCGGATCCAATGGAGACATACAGGGTTTTGGTGAGAGATATCGTGTCCGTATTATGGGTTATCATACGGCAGATGTCGATAGTCTTCCTGATGAAGAACTACCATGGGCGTATATCATGTATCCAGTCACGGCTGGTACAGGTAGTAGAGGAAGTTCTGCATCAGCAAATATTACTCAAGGTGATTTTGTCTTTGGTTTCTTCATGGATGGTGAAGATGCTCAGATGCCAGTCATCATGGGTCTTCTTGGTAATAATGAATATGCTGCAGTTCAGAAAAATATTACACCAGCAAGATTCATTCCTTTCAGTGGATTTACAGAATCGGATCAGCTTCCCAGATATTCGATCAAGACCAATCAAGGTGACGAAGTAGTTCAACAGACTGGTGCTCAAACTACAGACGGCAATACACAAGCACAGGGTGATCAGGCAGAAGCACCTAACAATGCAGTTGCCGATGAATCTGCAACCCAATCTACCACAACAATAGATGCTGCGTCCACTGCTGCTGCACAAGAACAGACACAACCTCTAGCCCAACCCTCAGACTGTGAACCCATTCCCATGGGTAAAATTCAACAGGACATTCAAAATGCAATCACTGAAATCCAGAAGTTACAAAAATCAATTACTGATTATGAACTGGTAGTTACAATTTCTGGCAGAGAATATAGTATATCTGACATAGAACAGTTAATTCAAGAGAAATTAGCATGGGTGACTGAAAAGGTTTCTGAGGGCATCAAATGGGTGATGAAACAATCTCAGAAGTTTGTGACTAGAAAAATCAATGATATTATGAATAAGACATATTTTCTCATATTCCCCAGTGATAGACCTGCACTCCATACTGCAATTCAAACAGTCATGGATCTTATTGCATGTCTGTTTAGAAAATTTGTCGGTAGTTTGATTAAAGATGTTGGTGAAATGATGAAGAAGGTTGCATCTAATGTGATCAACGCAGCTGCATGTGTAGTTGAAAATCTAGTTGCAAATACTCTTGGACAAATCATCGGTGAAATTTCTTCAGCAGTGAATGATGTATTAGGTGGTATCACTGCACTTACAGGTCAGGCAACTGCACTGGCAGGTGAAGTACTTGGAATCGTCACTGACCTTCTTTCATTCTTGAGTTGTGAAGAATCACCAAATTGTAGTGATGTCAATAATTGGAATATCTTGAGCGGTGCTGCCCCACTTGCTTCAGGTGACATTGATTCGTTGATTAGTAAGGCAACTGCAATTGCAGACACTGCTGCTGGTATTGTTGATGGTGCTACAAGTGTTGGTGAGGGTCTTGATTTCTCTAATGTTCTTGAACTCGATTCTTGTAATCTTGGTCCTATTCTATGTGGAGCACCTTTAGCACAATTCTGGGGTGGATCAGGTGCAGGAGCTGCAGCTAACCTTGTGATTTCAAATGTAGGTGAAGTTATTGGTGTTGATTTATTAAGTTTTGGTGCTGGATATTCAAATGCAAAAGCCAATGTAAATGATCCATGTGGTAATGGAAGTGGTGCATATTTACAACCAGTCGTTGGTAATTATTTCACCGATGCTACTGATGATGATGGTAATGTCATATTGGATTCACAAGGTAATCCGTTACAAGTAGAAGTCGAGAATGGAATTATTGATGTTATTATAATTGAACCTGGTGCTGGTTACCTTGCAGGTCCTAACGGAAGTAAAGGTGCTAATGGTTATACTTGGGCAGATCCTGAGGACACAACTGTCAAACATCCTGATGGTTCATATGATACACCTAAACCACCAGGTATTCCTATCACTGTCAATCCTGGTGATGAGGTTGAAACACCATCAGGAACTATCGTGGTTACAGAACCACAACCAGGTGGAACAGATGATGAGATTGGACAAGGTGGTGGTGAAGAAATTATAGGTGGTGGTCCTACTATCATCACCTCTCCAGGTGTATTCACATCTCCGAAACCCGACTTTGAGAGGACTGCTGGACAATACCCAGTTGTTTCAAGTGGTTCTTACCCAGTTCTTCTCTATCTTTGTGATGTTTTGATTCTTAACTCTGGATTCAACTATTCAGAGGGTGATCAGGTAATAATCGAACCTGATATTGGTGCAAAAGCTGAAGCTAAGTTTGATGCTCAAGGTAGAGTTACATCTATCAAGGTAACTGAGGGAGCAGAAGGATTTACTGAGTTCCCAAGACTTTACATTAGATCAAATTCAGGTTATAATGCTGACTTACGTCCTAGACTCTGTATAGATAGAGTTGGTTCAGATGAACTCAAAGAACCTATGGTACAAGACAAGATCGTCAGTGTAATTGATTGTGTAGGTAAATTTTAATGGCAACTCAACAAAACTATCATACAATTAGGTACGGTACTGCTGAGGGTGAGCTTAAATTTGGTCACATCACTCAAGACAATCAAACGTCTGCAGTGATGTTGAGAAATGGTCATCATCCAACTCACTATATTACTCTAGATCAAACTGGTGCACCACATAGAAAACATGGAACAATCTGTCGTTCTCCTGGATCATTCCAGGTAACGGCGGGTGATAATATACCTCTGGGTTCCGATATACCTGGTGTATATGTTGAAGCAAGAAGTGGAGACATGATTTTTAATTGTCCAAGTGGTAAGATAAAAATCATGGCTAAAAGTATTGATCTAATTGCTAGTGGTCATGATGGTAAAACAGGTATCATTCAAATTGATGCCAATGATAAAATCACCATGAAGGCACAAACCATTGATGCATCAGCTTCAGCAAGTCTTAAATTGTTCTCAGACAACACTGTAAATATGATTGCGAAAGGAATCTTAGAAGTTTATGGTGGTTTGATTGACTTTGCTGATGGAGCTTGTAGTATCAAAGGATCGAAAGGTGGATCTTTAAACGAAATTAGAAATACGGCATTATGAAGGTACCAGATTTAAAAGTAGGTAAAAGACTCTTTGTCGGAGAAGGACAACCCATTTCTTTGGGAATAGGTCCAACTGAAATACGTGGATCTGCATATATTGAAGGACCAGTAGTCACAGGAACTCCTCCATTCCCCTTTGTTTATGCAACACATATGGTTGGTCCATGTGCCAACTCCGATATGTTAGTACCACCAATTGTTCCTGGTGCTCTTGCAATCTTCCCAGGTGGTGGAGGGGGAAATAGTTCTCCTTATTCTGCTGCTGTAAGTGGTGGACAGGCTACATTTGGTAATTTAGATACCAGTGGACATGTCGTTGCAGGTATTGACCTTAATGCTCAAGGTGATGTCCATTGTTATAATGCATTTGTAGCACCAAGACTTCATCAACTATCGCTGAAGAAGGATCTTCCATTCGATATGCCACACCCCAACAAAAAGGGTTGGAGACTTCGCCATGTTTGTATTGAAGGTCCAGAGATTGCTGTTTACTGTAGAGGAAGAGTCCCTGCAGATGGAATCATCAATCTTCCAACTTTCTGGGATGGACTGGTTAATCCTGAGGACATGACAATCAGTCTCACTCCAATTGGATGTTGGCAAGAATTGTTCGTCAAGGAGAAACGCTGGGGTAAACAAATTGTTGTTGCAAACAATGCTGGTGGTCCTATCAATGCAGACTATTATATTGTTGCACGTAGACTTGATGATGATCTTGTGGTAGAATATGAGGGTGAATCATATGAGGATTATCCTGGTGGAAACGAAGGATATTCATTCAACTTTGAAGCCAATTATGTTGAAGGTTTAATTCGAGATATGGTCAATGAAAAAGTAGAAAAAATTGAGGAAGAAAAGTAATGACAGAATTCGTTCCAGGTGCAATAGGACCAGGACCTGATTGTACAGATAATGCAGCATGGGGAACTCCCTCTACAATTATTCCTCAGTATATTGCAAAAGTTAAAGTTGAACCCGAAGAAAGTTACCCAGCGGGTGCTTGTCCACCATATTATTATTCCAACGCACAAATTGATAATTTGTTGGTCACAGGATCATGTGGGACAGCTAGTGTAACTAATTTCTTAGGGTTATCGGTAACTGTTAGTGGCACAGTTACTGGTGCGGTTGGATCATTTGCATCAAAGACATTTAATATTCCACACCCATCACCAAATAAGAAAAAAACGCGTTTGGTGCATGGATGTCTTGAGGGTCCAGAGCATGGAGTATATGTCAGAGGTCGAGTCAGAAATACGACAGAGATTGAACTCCCAGATTATTGGAAGGATCTTGTGGATATTGATTCCATTACTGTAACTCTAACTCCTATTGGAGCACATCAAAACGTGATTGTAAAACGTTGGGATGATAAAAAGGTTTATCTACAGTCTGATGGTCTTCCGATTGATTGTTTCTATCAAGTTCATGCAACACGGAAGGACATTGATCCGTTGGTCATTGAGCAGCCAGAATAACTGGCACACCGTACTTGACAGGGGGTAGGGAGATCGTATATATTAGTATGGTAATCGATATTGATCCATGTCTCGACCCCTACCCGATAGCTTCTACGCCAAAAATGACGAAGAAGAGTATCTGACCCGTATCGTCGTCGATGAGGCTCTGCTAAAGTTTTATTTGTACTCCAGTTATGGTGAAAAACAAGTCGTTGATTGCGACAACTTTGACGAATATCTTACAGTGCTTGAGTTGATTCAACATGTTGTCGATGAAAATATCGTTGTTTATGCTGAACCCCCTGCTGAACTGTGATCAATCATTCGTATAATCTGTATAAAGAAATTGTAGACTGTTACGACTATGAGACCAGAAACCCGTCAATCTATGGAAATGTTATTCGAGGCGAAGTGGAATTTACCGAAAGCAGCGAGGAACTGCAATCTGACGGACAAGGAAATGAAGATCACGTTCAATGAATATTGTCGTCTAAACCCTGCCACTTGGGAAACTGAGTGATTTTGGGCAGTCAATGCTGCAGGGGTGTATTATTGAAGTAAGTCCCATGTTCAAAATGGGCGTGTGCCGGAATTGGTCTACGGAACTGACTTAAAATCAGTCGGACTGTAAAGTCCTTGCGGGTTCAAGTCCCGCCATGCCCACTGACTTGAATTGTATATGATTCTATATCAATCTATACTTACTAATACGAAACATACATGCCACTTACACCAACCAAATATGACAAAATATACGTCAAATCAAGAAACCCATACAAGACACCTGAACCTCAGATATATAATGATGAAAAGGAAATACAACTAAGATTGTATTTTCGTTGCGAAAGCAGTCACTACACAAAACACATGAAAGTCAACTTCTGGTATTCCAATGATATGGAAGAATGGAGATGGACACTCACCTCCGACGAAGATGTAACACTTCAAGAGAGTGGAAATCGTGAAAAACTTCGTGATGCTATGAATGATGTTGCCAATACAGTAGAGTATCTACTTGACAACGATATGATCTAATGTTATAATGTAAGAGCCGTGTGAAGGACGCCCATTGTGGTAATCAACCTCCCTATAAGGGGAGGTTTTTTTATGTAATAAATATCTAATAATAGATATCGTGTGCAAGACAGATGCCATTATCTCGCTTAGATAATTTTCTGAAGAATGTAAAAGGTAATATTCTTTATGTCGATCCTAACAACCTGGACGCGACAGATGGTATTGAGAACCAAGGAAACTCAATGGCTCGTCCTTTCAAGACGATTCAAAGAGCTCTGATTGAAGCTGCTAGATTCTCATATCAGAAGGGAAAAGATAACGATAGATTTGAAAAGACAACGATCTACTTAGCACCTGGTCCTCACCACATTGATAACAGACCAGGATGGATTCCTAATGGTGGTGCTTTTACTCTTAGGAGTGGTGTAACTTCAAGTGATTTTACAGCGTATAGTAATACAACTAATTTCGATATCTTTGATACAAATAATGACCTGTATAAGGTCAATAGTATTCATGGTGGTGTAATCATTCCAAGGGGTGTATCGATTGTTGGTCAGGATCTGAGAAAGTGTGTCATCAGACCAATCTATGTTCCAAACCCAGAAAACAATCTGATTGAAAGATCTGCGATTTTTAGAGTCACGGGTGGTTGTTATCTATATTCCTTCACCGTTAAGGACGCAGATACCAATAAGGTTTCTTATAAAGATTATACAAATAATCCATTTAAACCCACGTTTTCACACCATAAACTGACTGCATTTGAATATGCTGATGGTAGAAATAATGTTAATATCAATGACGACTTCTTGACATATACAACTGATCGTACTGATCTCGACATGTATTATGAGAAGATCGGTATTGCTTATGGACCTGGTAGTGGACGTGAGATCACACCAGATTATCCGAATGCAAATGTAGATATTAATCCTAAGATTGATGAATTTAGAATTGTTGGTCCAGTAGAAGGTTCAGTTGGTATCAACAGTATCAAGGCTGGAGATGGTGTGACCGCATCTACAGTTATTGATGTTCAACTCACTGAAGGTATTTTTGGTCTTAACACCGATACTAATGTCATCATCAACAATGTAACTGATCCAAGATATAATGGTACATTCCTTGTTACTGAGATTGTAAGTACAGATGTAAACGGTACCACAGGATTTAAGTACGAAGTTCCTAATGCTCCTGTTGATGCATTACCTAATCCAACAGGATCAAGTATTGAACTTTCTACAGATACCGTAACATCTGCATCACCATATATCTTTAACGTATCCTTGAGATCAATCTTCGGTATGTGTGGTATGCATGCTGATGGTAGTAAGGCTGATGGATTCAAATCCATGGTTGTTGCACAATACACTGGTGTTGGTCTTCAGGTAGATGACAAAGCTTTTGTAAAATATAATTCAACTAGTGGAACCTTTGACGATTTCACAACTGTTCCAAATCTTCATACTGATATTGATGCAGTTTACAGACCAGATTATGCCAACTTCCACATCAAGGCATCGAACAACTCACTGATTCAGTTGGTTTCGATCTTTGCTATCGGTTATGCAAATCAATTTGTAGTTGAATCTGGTGGTGACTTCTCTGTCACAAACTCAAACTCTAACTTCGGTCAGACTGCTCTGATATCCAGAGGATATAAAGATAATGTATTTGCACAGGACGATGTAGGTTATGTCACACAGATCATTCCTCCAAGAACACTGAAACCTGAAACTACAACGATTGAATTCTCATCTATTGACATTTCAAAAACCACCTCAGTAGCTAATACATCAAGACTTTATCTCTACGAGGAGACAAATATTGATGAACCACCAGTCACCACAATTCAAGGTTATAGAGTTGGTGCAAAGAAAGATGATGAATTGAATGTCATCATTCCAGAGTCTGGTGTTCCTACGAACTTCCGTGCCAGAATTGTGATGGATGACACGGCCTATGCTACGAAGAAAATTTCTTCTAAGAAAATAGGAAGAGTTGGTAGAAACGTTTCTGCTGGTAATAGTATAACGAATAGCATTTTTACTCTGACTGAAGCACACCAGTTTATTCAAGGTGAATCTGTTCGAATCATTTCAAACGATGGTAGATTACCAGATGGTCTTGAACACAATAAGGTTTACTTCTCGATTGTAGATGGACTTGGTAATGATCAGATTCAATTGGCTCAAACATTAAATGACTCTCTGACGGGTAATAATATAAGTATTAACAATCTTGGCGATACCTTGATTATTGAAAGTAGAGTAAGTGATAAAATTGCTGGTGATATTGGTCACCCTGTTCAGTATGATACTACCGAAAATCAGTGGTATGTCAATGTATCAGGTGCTTCAACAGAGAACAACATTTATTCTAAGGTAACTGCTGGTGGTTTAGGTGAAGCTTCACCAAGAACATTCTTAGAGAGACAAGTTGATACGCGACAGTCATCCGATAGAATTCACCAGGTTAGATTTGTTATTCCATCAACAACTGGATCTGATTCCGCAAGACCACCACTCGATAGTTATGTTCTTCAAGAATCTGGTGATGTAAATGGTGCAACCAATACTGAGGTAGCACTTGAGTTTAACCCAGGCTCTGTTACCATGAGCAATGATGCTCAACTAAGAAACTTTAGATTTATTGCTGGTGTTGATTATAGAGGAGGTATTGCATACTTTGATACAGAGAAACCTCACGGTCTTTCGATCGGTTCAACCATAGAAATCAACAATGTTACTAGTACCAACTTCCCAACTGTTGGTGTAGGCAACTCTGGTTATAACGGTATATATGAAGTCACGGGTATTTCGAGTGCAAAGACATTCTCTGTAAATCAGATCTATACTGACCCTGGTACATTTACTAACAATACATCACAGAGAACAACATCTCTCCCAACATTTAAGAAGAAAAATCTTCCTGGTAATTATCAGTGTTATGATGTTACAACCATCAATGAATACAAAAATGGTGAGCAAGACGGTATTTACTATCTGAGTCTTGTTAATTCTGATGTAAAACCATCAGTCTCACCATTTAACACTAAAGACTTTAGTTTCCAACAACCAGTTAGAAATCTTTATCCACAGTTAGATAGAGATAATCCTACATCTCAGGCGGATTCGTCAACATGTTATGCTATCCCAGATAATATTGGCGAAGTAAAAATTAATGATCCTCAAAAGAGTATCACTGGAGAAACTCTTGAGCAACTTTTGGATGAAACGGGTATTGGTGTCGGTGTTACTGGTATCATTTCCAATAATGTTGGTACGGCATATACGATCTTCACTGAACATGATCACGGTTTGAATAGAATCACGAGACCTGTTATCGATAACCCAGGTGCAGGTTATGGTGATGGTTCTACTACCATCCAGTATTACTATAATGCAAAACTTGAGAACATTAGTGCTGGTTCGATCGGTAGAAACGCAACTGCATTGGTTACTGTAGATGGTACTTCATCAGGTGAAATCATTGACATCGCTATCATGGATGGTGGTAGTGCTTATGTTGAAGGTGGTACGTTCAGAGTTGTTGGTATTGCAACGACCACTGGATTTACTGTTGCTACTGGTTCAGTCAATAGAATCTTAGATAACAGAAACGATACCATTAATATTAGTGGCATCAATGACTACGACGGAAAGAGATATAATGGTCAATATAGAATTACATCAATATCAGGAATCAAAGAATTTGAGGTTGAGTTTCTTGGTGCGGAATCTCCAGGCATTTCAACCACTGGACTTGGACCTGGTATTGTCGGAGGTGGTTCATTCTCTATCAATGGTCCTTCTTACGATACCGCAAGTTTTGTTTACAACAGAAATGTTGGTCTTGCAACAATCACCACGGACTATGCGAATAGTTTCCGTGTAAACAATGGCGTAAGAATCAGTGGTGCAGCATCAACATTCTTCAATGGAGTGTTTGCTTGTGTCGATAAGATTGGTTTAACCACTGTTGTGTTGAATGTTGGTGTCAATACTGTCACTCCATCCACATCTGGTACCATCAGAATTCATCCTGCAGGTATCTACACCAATGATGGTGATCTTGTAATAAGAAATGGTAGACTTCATGGTCGAGAAACTTCAATCTATGCTGGTATTTCTACAAATATCACAGGAGCAATCACCAGTAAGACCACCGACACGATCAATGTTGTTAACATGGCGAATTATGCATTCCAGATCGGTGACTTCATTCAAATTGATGATGAGATCATGAGAATCAAGACGACACCAAGTAGAACCGCAACTGATACTGAACTGAAAGTCTTTAGGGGTGTATTTGGTACGATTGCAGACACTCATGTTGATGGTGCTACTATCAATAGAGTAAGATTCTACCCTCTTGAGTTTAGAAGAAATTCTATCATTCGTGCATCTGCTCATACGTTTGAATATATTGGTTATGGTCCAGGTAATTATTCCACTGCATTCCCAAGTAAACAGACAAAACAATTGACACTTGAGGAACAGATTAATGTACAGTCACAAGCGATTGGTGGTGGTGTTGTAAACTACACTGGCATGAATGACAGAGGTGACTTCTACATTGGTAACAAGAGAATTGCATCGAACACTGGTAGAGAACAAGTTTATGACACACCAGTTCAAACGATTACAGGTGAAGACCCCTATACAATTGGTTCTAAGAATGAGACATCTGAGTTTAATTATGTTGAAGGTTCTGTTCTGAAAGTTGCAAGAAACTTCGTTGTTGATGGTGGGGACTCCCGTGATATCCTGTCACAATTTAATGGTCCCGTACAATTCTCACAGAAGGTAACGAATACATCAGATGAAGGATTTGAAGCAAATAGCATGTTCCTTCAAGGTAATGCATCTGTTTCTAGAAAAATTACTGTTGGTATCTCAACACCATCAAATGCTGGTAACCCTGGTGACGTTGTATTCAATGCGAACCCAGCAAATGGTGGTTATGTTGGTTGGGTCTATACAACTAATAATGAATGGAAGACATTCGGAGATATCAGTAGTTGATTTATTCTGAAATTTGATCTATAATTTTGGTATGTGATATCTGAATATGAGTAATATTGAATACATTCCTTTATTTCCTCAACTCGTTACCAGGACTGACACTAACCCTGAGTTCCTAGAATTCAGGGATCAGTTCATTGACTATGCGTATGAACTTAAGTCAAAATCTCCTGGTATTTCGAGATCAAATAAAAGGGGATGGCACTCATCTACAAGTATCATTAATGACGACGATTTTTCAGAGTGTGTTGGTTTTCTAGAAAAATATATTGCACAAACTGTTAACACATTATTCAAAAATACCACCAAGGTCAAGATTGATAGTTGTTGGTTGAATATAAACAATGAAGAAAGTGAGAATGTTGTACATACTCATCCTGGATGTCATTTATCTGGATGTTTATGGATTAAAAGCACGAAGGATAGTGGTCAATTAAAGATATACAGTGAACATGAATTTAATCATCACTTTTTACATGAATCATATACTGACAATATATTTCACGAGTTCTATACCTCCCCACGTTATTTTTTCAAACCAACCGAGGGACATATGGTCATGTTCCCATCAGATTTAAGACACTCTGTTTTTCAAAATAACGATCCATATGATAGAATTTCATTAGCATTTAATATTACTGTTCGACCACCTATAACTGAAGATGACAAATCTTGAATATCCAATAGTTATTGATAATATTCTACCTCTGAAAAATTTCTTTGCGATAAGGGACGAGTTTAAGTATAGTGGGTGGACACTGACAAACAAATCTTTGCCCACGGATGATTATCATTCATGGGGTTGGACAAAAACAATTAACAGAGCGAATTTGTTGTGTATGTATGATGCTGCTGGTATCATCAAACTCAAGATACAAAAATATATCAAACAAAATTTGACATATATCAGATCACATGTGAACGGACAAACAAGTGGTCAAGTGTCTAAATTTCATGTTGATTATGAAAGTTCAGGTACATACACAGTCGTTGTATTTACTGAGAAAAATTGGGATACGCAGTGGGGTGGAGAGTTTGTCTTCCACAATAAAGACAAAAATGAATACAATTACACCACATATATACCAAATAGAGGTGTTTTAGTACCAGCAAACTATGAACATTATGGTACTTCCCCAAATCCATCAACACAAAATTTGAGAACCTCAGTGGCATTCTCATATTGTACAGATGACAGTTTTGAAGCTGTCTATGATTTTAGTAAAGAAGTTCGTTATTTTATTGGACCATCACATCGTGGATATTAAAATTATTGATGATTTTTTCTCAGATACTATTCATAAGCAAGTTTGGGAATATCTTCATCCTACAAAACCAATATGGTCATTAACGGGAGGGTCAAGTCAACCAAATTCTTATACATTCTGGCATGTAGATGATCTTGAAAATGAAGAATACTTTTCTGGATTCTTGTTCAAAAAAATTATTGAAAATCTTGGTGAAAAATACAGTGATTATAATTTTCTAAGAATATATGCTAATGGTCAAACCGCAGGTCAATCGGGAAACGTTCATCCCGATGATGGTGATGTAACTTTTTTATATTATCCAATGCCCACATGGATCTATCAATGGGGTGGAGAACTAATTTTTTGTGACTCTTTGAAGGAAATGAATTACGAACTCGACGAACGAGCTGTTGAGTCACAAAGAGTAGTTAGAGTAAGACCAAACAGGGCAGTTCTATTCCCAGCAAAAATTTTACATCATGCAACTTCTCCAAATAGATATTTCAATAACTTGAGAGTGTCTTTGGCTTATAAACTGATTGCTCCCTCTTAATAAATAATAATAAAAATTACGTGGGGGAGAGTGAACCCAAATGGCGATCGATAAGGATTTTGTCGTAAAGAATGGTTTAGAGGTAAACGAAAACCTTCTGTATGCGGACGATAGTACGGAAAAAGTTGGTATCGGTACAACACAGGCTGACAAGAAACTTGTCGTTATTGGTGATGCCGAAATAAGTTCAAACCTTTCTGTAGGTACAACAATCACTGCACAACGTGGTGTGTTTTCTGGTGTCGTGACTGTCACCGATGGTATTGACATTGGTATTGGTGGCACTTTTGTATCTTTTGACAAGCACGATAAAAAGATTGGTGTCAATACAATCTCCCCACAATATACACTCGATGTTATTGGACCAGTATCGATTGGTTATACTGCGGAGTATATTTACGGTGACCTCACAGTTACAGGTAATATCAAAGGTACAAATCTAGAGGGTCAGATTAGTGCTGGTGGTACTGTTACATATCAAGATGTAAATGTAACCGAGACCCTTAATGCTAATGGTGCAGAAATATTCACAAAATTCAGGGTTGAAGAAGTAAATTCAGATACCTTTAGATATCTGGTAGCGGGTGATCCTGATCCAACTGGTATTGGTTTCACTCAAAATACTGACAATCCAACAATTTATCTTAACAGAGCTCAGAAATATGAGTTCCATGTAAGTTCTGCTGGTTTCCCTTTCTATATTAAATCCACACCTAACGCTGACCTGAACAACATCTACAACGATGGTGTTGAACAGAATGGTTCTGAAGTTGGTATTGTGACATTCAAGGTGCCAATGAATGCACCTAACATTCTGTACTACCAGGCATCCAATACTGCTGGTATGGGTGGTACGATTTATATTGATAATGATTATCAGACATATCAAGTCGGTGTTTTGACAGTTACTGAATTACTTGACAGCAATAATCAGGCTGATTTTGAGAATATCTACGTCTCTGGTATCGGTACGATTAACAACCTGAAGGGTCCTCAGAACTTCAGTGTCAGTGCTGGTATTCTGACTGTCAGACAAGATCAGACTGCTCTGATTGGTGTATCCACTGGTTCAGAAAGATTAAGATTTAACGAAAGATCTAATAATGAAAATTATAGCGTTACATTTACTACCTCCACAGGTGTTAATAGTAATTATCAGTTATCATTTGTTGATAGTGAGACAAGTCAGTTCACATATAATCCAGGTACAAACACTCTAGTACTTGACACTGTGGTTGCCAGCTTGACTGGTATTGCAACTGGCGCCCAACGTGTTAATATTGATAGAAAGAGTGATAATACAGACTATCAGGTAGCATTCACCGAACCTGGTACTGATGAGTATCAAGCCCTTTATCTTGATACTGAATCTACACAGTTTACTTACAATCCAAGTACAAATACGTTAACCGCTGCAAATTTTGTTGGTGATCTGACTGGAGATGTAGCTGGTACTGCAACTAATGCAAACTTCATTAATGTAGATGAGAAGAATGATGATGTAACATATCAGGTTCTCTTTAGTGATCAAAACAGTGCAGGATATCAAAGACCTTATATTGACAATAATAACGGACAATTTACATACAATCCCTCTACCAGTACTCTCTCTGTAGGAAATTTTATTGGTGATGGTTCTAATGTAACATCCATCCATGGTCCTAACATCACCACAGGTGTTATCGATGAAGCTAGACTTCCTAATGCATCAACCTCCGCTCAGGGTGTCGTTCAATTAAATAATACCTTCCCACCTACAAGTACATCAACCACTACAACTATAACGACAAACGTTGCAAGACGACTTTATAATGCATCAGTTGGTGTCATACCATCTGGTACTGTTATGTTATTCTATCAGTCAAATGCACCGAGTGGATGGACTCAGATTACCAGTAGCGTTAATGACCGTGCATTGAGAGTTGTAAGCAGTGAGGGTGCCAATAGTGGTGGTAATATGAACTTTTCTGGCGCATTTCGCAGTAGCAGACCTGTTCCACTTTTACAACATAATCATAATGCTAATGCTGGTAACCAGAGTGCTAATCACTCACATAATGTTTCTATTGGAGATGCTGGGGATCACAAGCACTCAATCAGTGATCCAGAACATAACCATACCTATGAAGATAGTCAGGCACAATTAAGTGGTTCTAAATTTGGTGCAGAAGGCGAACAGTTGATGGCCAGTAATGAGGACGAGAGCAGAACAACAGAATCCGCTAACACAGGTATCAACGAAACTGAAGAAGCTGGTGTACATAACCACAATGCCAACGCAAGCAACCAAACTGCCAACCACAATCACACAATCACCGTTACAAATGCGGGAACTTCTGGTGCATCAATGAACTTCGCAGTTAGATATCTTGATGTGATTATTTGCAGTAAGAACTCTTATTGATTAGGTGGCAATGTATTAATTGGGGGATGGGGTGTAATTTGAGCCTGGACAATCCCCTGATTTATTGCATGTGCATATAATTGATTGTTTCTGTCATTCGCTGCTACCGTCTCATTTCTAAAATCTTCTACTGCAGCAGTTGTCTGTCTAGACATTTGAGAGTTTTCAACAGCCATCATTGGCATCCAAGCCACAGCACATTTATAATTGTTTATCTCTTGTCCAGTCTGAGGATTATACCCCTGCACTTGTGTATACCACGCACACTTATGTCCAACACACTTCTTCTTAATTAACGGACAAAATTCACCATCTTTCATCGTGTTAAATACTGAATGATTTGAAAATATTTATCTGGTTATATTATAAATACAACTAACGGAAGGAAAATCATAGGTAATGTCATTACTTAGGGCCGACAAGATTGCCAATAGGTTTAATAATACGGGTCCTATTATTGTAGGTCCGTCTACTGTAAGTGGAAATTTCACAGTAACAGGGATCGCAACAGTTCTTGGTCTTGGTGTTACGCAGAGCATTTTAGTAGGTCAGGCAGTCACTACAAACTATCTGACCGTCAATAATGGTGCAGATGTATTCAATGCAAACCTGACAGGTATTACCACTGCAGGTATTGTCACTGGTGCTACATATTACGGTAACGGTGTCAATCTGACTGGTGTTGTCACATCAGTCACCGCTGGTACAGGTATTCAAATCAGTCCTGTATCTGGTCAAGGTAGAGTTACAATTTCTGCGACTGGTGTTGCGGTTGCTGGATATGCCACAAACGCTGGTCTTGCAACTGATGTAAAAGGTGGAGCAGCTGGTGCAGTTCTGTATCAGGCGGGTGCTAACGATACTGCATTCACTGCAGTAGGTTCTGGTGGAGAAATTCTTCAGTCAAACGGAACTGCGGCTCCCACCTGGGTCAGTCTTGCTGCAATTAATGTATCATATGCAGATAGTGCAGGTATTTCTACTAACCTAAAGGGTGGTTCTGCTGGAAGAATTCCTGTTCAAAGTGGTATTGATCAGACATCATTCATCCCTGTTGGTGTATCTGGTAACATTCTTCTTGCTCAGGGTTCATCTACCCCGATCTTTATTGATCCAAAGGCACAACTTGATGTAAGAAGAGCAAGATTTGCTGGTATTGCAACCAATTTACAGAGTGGTTACATCTCATCCGCAACTTCATTGGAAGTTATTGGTGTCACCACACTGGGTGTTGCTACTGCAAAAACATTAGATGTCACTGGTATCACAACTACCGATCTTCTAAATGTTGGTACTGCAGGAACTATTCCTAACCTTACATTATCTAATTCAGGTATTGCAGTCACAGCGATTCTTGACGAAGATGATATGGTGTCAAACAGAGCTGATGCTCTGGCAACACAACAATCTATTCGTGCATATGTAGATGCAACCAGAACTGGTATCGGACTGACATTCGATGCGGATACTGGTACAGGAACAATTGACCTTGAAGAAGAGACCTTCACCATCGAAGGTACAGCGAATGAGATCTATACCATTGGTCTTGGTAATACAGTCACAGTTGGTCTGGATACTAACGTCACTGTTCCAAACAACTTAGTTGTTTCTGGTGTCTCAACACTCTCTGGTTATGTAACTGCTGGAACTGGACTGACGGTTGCTGGTACTGGCATTACTGCAACCACACTGAATGTCACTGGATTCTCTACACAGACAGGATTTGCAACATTCGGAAGTTCGGTTAATGTTGCTAATGAATTCTATGCAGGTGGTATTTCATCTGTCGGTGCAGCAATCACGATGTTCCCTTCTTCGGGTATCGTCAGTGCTACAGCATTCTATGGTGATGGTTCAAACCTGACTGGTGTTGTTGGTCTGGTATCTGTCACCAACATCCTGTTCGTCACACCTGATGGAAACGATGATAACGATGGTTATCTTTTATCAACCGCAAAGAGAACTGTTGGTTCTGCTCTGACAGTTGCAGAAGCATCCACAGTTATCAAGATTTCTGCTGGTAATTATACAGAAAATAACCCAATTGTTCTTCCAGAACAGGTCACACTCCTCGGTGACAGTTTGAGAGAGGTATCTCTCATCCCACAAAACGCAGATCAGGATATGATCTACGTTGCAAATGGTAGTTATGTAGAAAATATATCCTTCACAGGATCACTGGATGCGGGTAAAGCAATTATTGCGTTTAATCCTGATAAACCATCTTACGTTACTCAGGGTCCTTACATCCGTAACTGTACTAACTTCATCTCCAATAGTATTGGTATGAAGATTGATGGCAAACATGTCATCGGTGCAACCAAGGCGATGAACGTTGATAGCTACACCCAACTCAATCAAGGTGGAATTGGTGTTTCAATCTCCAATGATGGTTATGCTCAGTTAGTTTCTATCTTCACGATCTATAACGATCAAAGTATTGTTTGTATCAATGGTGGTCAGTGTGACCTCACAAACTCCAACTCTTCCTTCGGTAGATTAGGTTTAGTTGCTGACGGTATTGGTTCAAGACAATTCTTAGGCACTGTCACTACTGCAACTGCTGCTAACACCCAAACATTTACACTGAATGTAGGTGTTGGAACTCTGGGTATCACCACCGCTGACTATACGGCAAGCACAGGTATTATCACGATTACAACTGATGCTAACCACGGTTTCAATGAAGGTCAATCTGTAGAGATCAGAGATCTCGAATTCCAGTGTTCAAGTGGTCCTGGTATTGTCACATTCCCGTCTGGAAACTACGGATATATCTTTACCGTAGATGCAGTCGGTGCAGCCAATAGTTTCTCAGCTTATGTTGGTGTCTCAACTCTTACACACGATTATGTAAGAGCAGGTGTCACCTCAACATTTGTCACAAGACCTTATGATGGACAAGTGGTATATATAGATGAATTATATAATTCTATTGAAGGTGTCACCATCACTAATGGTGGTTCAGGTTATACTACACCACCAGTAGTTACGTTCTCCTCACCTTCTGAGACCTGGGGTATTACAGCAACAGGTACAGCTGTCCTTACAAATGGTGCTGTATCTTCTATTCAAATGATTTCAAATGGTAGAGGTTACACAGGAACTCCTACAGTCACCATAGATGGTGCTGCTACTGGCACCTGTAATATCTTACCTACATACTATGTGGTTAGTAGTAGTACCCCTATTGTCGGGGGTATATCTACAGTCACGTTTACTGAAAGAGTACCTTACGCGGTTGGTGTAGGATCGACAGTTCCATTCTTCAAACAGAGTAGAGTACTTGCTTCAAGCCACGCTTTTGAATATATTGGTTCTGGAAACACTGCACTTTCTGCACTCCCACAAAGAGGTGGTGTAGTAATCCCAGAAAACGAAGTTACGAGTAAGAATAGTGGTCTGGTCATTTACACATCAACTGACCAAGCAGGAAACTTTAAGATTGGTGATGGTGTTATTATTAATCAATTGGAAGGTTCTATCTCAGGTGACGCATATCAAAGATCTCTGTTTGCAAACATTACACCTTATATTCTCGCATTAGGAGGAGGAGACTAAAAGATGGCATTAGCCCTTAACAATTATCAGACAATCACAGGTATTGTCACAACAGGTTCAGTTGGTATCTATACTGCACCAACTGGTTATAGTGCTATTGTCCTTTTAGCACAAACTACTAATGTTGGTAGTAATACACAGACTATTAATTTTTCTCATGAGAGGACAACTGCAGGTATTGCTGTGACAACTGAAATCCTTCAGGGATTTCCAGTTCCAGCAAATGATGCTGCAAATCTTTTGGCTGGTAAACTCGTTTTGGAAACTGGTGACTCTCTTGTTATTTCATCAAGTAGCGATACTGATGTAAAATTCATCTCATCAATCCTAGAGACACTTAATCAGTAAAAACAATGGCAAGATACGGAAGTAACGACCGTCTTAATTTAAAAGTTGGTGTAAGTTCGTTTAGTGAAAACCTCACTTCACTTGCGGTTGTTGGTCGTACTGGAATTGGTTCCACAAGTTTTGATGCGGATTATGATTTAGATGTTAGAGGAAATGCTAATTTCACTGGTATTGTAAGTGCAGTTTCCTTTTATGGAAGTGGACAAAATTTAACAGATCTGATTGAAGGAAAAATAGCTGGATTAACAGTTCAAGAAGAGGGTGGGACTGTAGGAACTGCTGGAAGTGTCGGATTAATAAATTTTGTAGGACCAAATGTTACTGCAACTGCATCTGGAATAGCAGCAACAATCACTATATCAAGTGCTGTATCTTATGTTGATAACGCTGGTATAGCAACAAATGTTATAGGTGGTATTGCTTCAGTTACACAACTTTCAGTTTCTGGTGTTTCGACTTTAGGTATTGTAACATCAGGAAACATTTATTCGACAGGAATTATCACTGCTATAAACTTCGTAGGTGATCTTACTGGTAATGCCACAAGTGCAACTTATTCTACTAGTGCTGGTATTGCATCTTATTCAACTTTAAGTGGTTTAGCAACTTATGCTGATAATGCTGGTATAGCAACAAATATAAAAGGTGGTGATACAGGAGATATTCCATATCAGTCATCAACAAATACAACTACATTTGTAGACGGATCATTAGCATCAACTGGTCAAGTTCTTATTTGGAATGGTTCCATTCCTTCTTGGGGTAATGTAAGTGCTGCTTCTGGTGCCTTTGGTGGTATTAGTGTTCAAGATGAAGGAACTCCAGTTGGAACTGCTGGAAGTATTGTAACTGTTAATTTTGTTGGTGATAATGTAAATGTAACTGCAACATCTGGAGCAAATGGAATTGCAACAATCACTGTTTCCAATTCATTTACACAATTATCAGTCTCTGGTATCAGTACTCTTGGATCGGTCCAAATCTCATCAGGTATTGTAACTGCAACTTCTGGTGTAGTCACTTATTATGGTGATGGTTCTAATCTATCAGGAATTGTATCACCCGCAAGTAATGGTGAGTTTTACACTGGAGTATCAAGTTCTCTACAACTTACTCCATTATCTTATGAGACCTCAATCTATACTTTCCCATCCACAGCAGGAAAGCAATATGTGATTGAGTCTATTAATGTTGCGAATGTTGATACTTCTGTTGGTGTCGGCACCACTGTTAATATCATTGCATCAATTCAAGATGCTACTGCTGGAGAACAAACTTACATTGCATATAATGTCCCAATCGTCAATGGTGGTTTGATTGAGTTACTGAAGAATCCAATCGTAGCAGGACCAAGTGATGTCATTAAGATGTGGGTCACGAATGATGCTTATACTGGTGTGAATAATGCTGCAGAAGTTTATATGAATTATAGTGAATATACAAGCACAGAATACACCAGTGAGTATGCATCTACAGTATCCATTGCGACTACTGATGTAACGACTGTTTATACCTCAAGCACTTATCCATCAACGATTGAAGCAATTCACCTTGCAAATCGCACTGATACTGGTGATTATCCAGTTTCTGTGAGTATCACAAATGGAGTGACGACTACATATCTTGCAAAGAATCTAATTATACCAAGATATGCAACGGTCGATATATTAGATAGACCAAAGAGAATTGAAACAAATGGAGTAATTAAGGTAGAAGTCGGTCAAACATCAACGATTGATGTCATTATTGCTGGTAAACAAATCACTTCGTAGGGGTAATATAAAATGAGTATTCGTCAGGATGTCTTTGGATTAGAGACAGTTTATAGTCTTCAGATAGAAGGATTATGGAGTGTTAAACCTGATGTGTGGTTAAGTCCAAGTCCATTTTTTGGATCTTGGGAGTATGGTTACTTTGGTGGTTCTCCTTCATCATCAACAATAGACCGCATAGATTACTCTAACGATACAGCAACAGCATCAGTAAGAGGACCATTAAGTATTGATAGATATCAATTATCGGCAACAGGCAATGCTTCTTATGGTTATTTTGGTGGTGGTGGTAGTCCTGGATTATCAATAGTAGACCGTATAGATTACTCCAATGACACTGCAACAGCATCAGTAAGAGGTTCATTAAGTATTGGTAGAAGACTTTCATCTGCAACAGGTAATGCTTCTTTTGGTTACTTTTCAGGTGCTATTCCTGCAAAATCAACAGTAGACCGTATAGATTACTCTAATGATACCGCAACAGCATCAGTAAGAGGACCATTAAGTTCTACTAGATATGGTGCAGCAGGAACAGGAAATCAATCATTTGGTTACTTTGGTGGTGGTGGTCCTGGTCCAAAGTCAACAGTAGACCGTATAGATTACTCTAATGATACAGCAACAGCATCACCAAAAGGACCACTAAGTCTTGCTAGAATTGGTTTAGCAGCAACAGGTAATAGTTCCTTTGGTTACTTTGGTGGTGGTGGTCCTAGTCCAGAATACTCAACAGTAGACCGTATTGATTACTCTAATGATACGGCAACAGCATCACCAAAAGGACCATTAAGTATTATTAGAGATTTATTAGCAGCAACAGGTAATGCTTCTTATGGTTATTTTGGTGGAGGAAGTTTTCCCCCATTAACAACAGTAGACCGTATAGATTACTCTAATGATACTGCAACAGCATCACCAAAAGGTCCATTGAGTCTTGGTAGAGAGGGTCCAGCAGCATCAAGTGCCAAAGCAAACGCAATTACTGATTTAACAGTAATTCCAGCATCAACACCAAGACCAACAGAAAGTCCCATTGGTTATGATACTGGGTATTTTGGTGCTGGTCGTCCAGCAGGACCTGGAACATCAACAGTAGATCGTATTGATTACTCTAACGATACAGCAACAGCATCACCTAAAGGACCATTAAGTGTTGCCAGGGCAATGTTAGCAGCAACAGGTAATAGTTCTTTTGGTTATTTTGGTGGTGGTTTTCCTGCTACATCATCAATAGTAGATCGGATTGATTATTCTAATGATACTGCCACTGCAGCACCAAAAGGACCATTAAGTGTGACTAGACATAATTTAGCAGCAACAGGTAATCAATCATTCGGTTACTTTGGTGGTGGTCGTGCTCCATCAGCATCATCATCAATAGACCGTGTTGATTATTCTAATGATACTGCCACTGCAGCATCAAAAGGACCATTAACTTCTGTTAGATATTCTTTCGCAGCAACAGGTAATCAATCATTCGGTTACTTTGTTGGTGGTCGTCCTTCTCCCAATAAATCATCAGTAGACCGTGTTGATTATTCTAATGACACAGCAACAGCATCACCTAAGGGTCCATTGAGTGATGTTAGGTATGATATGGCAGCAACGGGTAATGCTGACTTTGGTTACTTTGGTGGTGGTGAAGTCGTAAACACAACTTCAACAGTAGATCGAGTTGATTATTCTAATGATACTGCAACGGCAGTAGCAAAAGGTCCATTATCTGATGGTAGATATTCTTTAACAGCAACAGGTAATCAATCATTCGGTTACTTTGGTGGTGGTGTTGCTGCTCCAGGTCATAGATCAAATATAGACCGTATTGATTACTCTAATGATACTGTTACTGCATCACCTAAGGGTCCATTAACTGCTACAAAATATAAGTTTGCAGCATCAAGTTCAAGAGCAAATGCACTTCCAACAACAGAAACTGTATTAGTAGCACCTCCAGGACCCACAAACTTTGCAACTGGTGCAGTAGAAACCTTCCAAACTGGATACTTTGGTGGAGGTCAAGGTCCATACACATCAACAGTAGACCGTGTTGATTACTCTAATGACACGGCAACAGCATCAGTAAAAGGTCCATTGAGTCTTGCTAGAGCAGCACTAGCAGCAACAGGTAATGCTTCTTATGGTTACTTTGGTGGTGGTCAACCTGGTACAGTATCAACAGTAGACCGTATTGATTACTCTAATGATACAGCAACAGCATCACCTAAAGGACCATTAAGTTCTAACAGACAATATATGGGAGCAACAGGTAATGCTTCTTATGGTTACTTTGGTGGTGGTCTTGTAACATCAGTAGTAGACCGTATAGATTACTCTAATGACACTGCAACAGCATCACCAAAAGGTCCATTGAGTGTTGCTAGACAACAATTAGCAGCAACAGGTAACCAAAACTTTGGTTACTTTGGTGGTGGTCAAAATCCTGGTGGTAATCTATCAACTGTAGACCGTATTGATTATAGTAATGACACTGCAACAGCATCACCTAAAGGACCATTAAGTCTTGCTAGAAGATATCTAGCAGCAACAGGTAGCAGTTCATTTGGTTACTTTGGTGGTGGTTTTCCTGGTCCCATATCAACAATAGACCGTATTGATTACTCTAATGACACTGCAACAGCATCACCTAAGGGTCCATTAAGTCTTGCTAGATATGGTTTAGGAGCAACTGGTAGTGCTTCTTTCGGTTATTTTGGTGGTAGTGCTCCATCAGCATCATCAACAGTAGACCGTATAGACTACTCTAATGATACCGCAACAGCAGCACCAAAAGGACCATTGAGTTCTGTTAGACAAGATATGGGAGCATCAAGCGCAAGAGCCAACGGATTTGCCGCAATTGATACTACATTACCACCAGCAAACTCACCAGTCCAAAACTTCCCAGTAACACTCTTTGGTTACTTTGGTGGTGGTGCTCCAGGTCCAGTATCAACAGTAGACCGTATCAATTATGCAAATGACACAGCAACAGCATCACCTAAAGGTCCATTAAGTGGTACTAAACAGGGTACAATGGCAACAGGTAATAGTTCTTATGGTTACTTTGGTGGCGGTAATCCATATGTATCAACAGTAGACCGAATAGATTACTCTAATGATACGGCAACAGCATCTCCTAAAGGTCCATTGACTGCTGTTAAGGGATTTGGATCTGCAACAGGTAATAGTTCCTTTGGTTACTTTGGTGGTGGAGTTAGTCCTGCTTTTAGTCCATCTACCATATCTTCAGTAGACCGCATAGATTATTCTAATGATACAGCAACAGCATCACCTAAGGGACCATTAAGTCTTGCCAGACATTACTTAGCAGCAACAGGAAATCAATCTTATGGTTACTTTGGTGGTGGTAATGGTCCATTCTCAACAGTAGACCGTATTGATTACTCTAATGACACCGCAACAGCATCACCTAAAGGACCATTAAGTGTGGCTAGATATAATGTAGCAGCAACAGGTAATGCTTCTTATGGGTGGTTTGGTGGTGGTTTTACTCCCAGCCATAGATCAATAGTAGACCGTATTGATTACTCTAACGACACTGCTACAGCATCACCAAGAGGTCCATTAAGTTTTGATAAAAGTGCTTCAGGAGCAACAGGAAATTCTTTCTTTGGTTACTGGGGTGGTGGAGGTCAAGGAATTCCTCTATCATTAGTAGACCGTATTGATTATTCTAACGATACAGCAACAGCATCACCTAAAGGAGCATTGAGTCTTGCTAGAGTATACTTAGCAGCAACCTCAGCAGCAGCAAACGGATTGCCACAATAAATAGTCAAAACAACTAAAACTACACTATGAGTCTAATGATTGCTCTCCCCTGTCATGGGGGAATTGTGAGTGAAAAAACAACAATGAGTTTATTCAATCTGGGTAAACTCTTAGTAAGAAATAATATTCCTCACGGTCTTCTCACACAGGCAAACTCTTCTCTAATCACACAAGGAAGATCCAAGTGTGCTAATTTCTTCCTCAACAACACAGAGCACGAATATCTTTTCTTCTTAGACAGTGATATTGGTTTTAATCCAGAAGATGTATTAAAACTACTCTCACATCAGGTGGATATTGTTTCTGGTGCATATCCAATGAAAACAATACCAATTCGTTATTGTTACGATACAATTCAACCAGAGCAACGCAAAGGAGATTTGGTTAAAATAGAAGGAAATGGAATGGGATTTGTTCTCATTCATCGTAATGTATTCTTGAATATGGCACAAAACTTTCCAGACCTCAAATACATTCCACCAACAAATGACAGTAATCATCCACCATCACAGGCAGAGATGAATAATTCATATCACTACTTTATGGAGCACAAGGAAAATCAGTCCTTTATGAGTGAGGACAAAAGTTTCTTTTTTCGTGCTAGAATGTTAGGATATGATGTCTGGTTAGATACATCAATCAAATTACAACACGTTGGTTCACATATTTTTGCTGAGTAATTATGAAGTCTGGAGCAACTGAAAGTTCATTTCATTATCTTTCACAATATTATGAGTTTCCTGAAGAGGTAGAAGTCTCACATCTACCAGAGGAACTTAAAAAGTCTAGTAAACCATACAAAGTCTTATGGGCACATCATGCTTATGATCAACCTGCATTTCTAAATTTCAATCATGAGACGGTAACTCACATTGTGACACCATCTCACTGGGCAAAGGAACAATTGATCAAGTTTCATAATGTTCCTAAGAATAAAATTACTGTAATTTCAAATGGTGTGAATGATATCTTCACCTATTCTGAAAACAAAACAAAGACTTTTATTCATACTTCTATTCCTTACAAAGGTTTAGAACTGATGCCTTCTATTATACAGAGAATTCAACAGAAGCATCCTGATGCAAAGTTTAAAATCTTTTCATCAATGTCACTGTATGGTCCTCTGAATGATCCTTATCTTGAATTGTATGAGGATCTGAAGAAACTTCCTAATGTAGAATACTCTGCGGCAGTAGACCAAGAAGAACTTGTTTCTGCCTATCAAGAATCTGCTTTCTTCATTCATCCAAACATTTGGGAAGAGACCTTCTGTGTATCAATGGCAGAGGCAATGAAGTCTGGTGCCTATCCAATCATTACAAACATTGGAGCACTACAAGAAGTTGCAGGAGAAAACTTTGCATCCGTTGTACCGATTGAGGGCAACCGCACAGCAAAAGGATATCAGGTTACAGAGAACTTCCTAAATACATTTGCAGAGGTTTGTTGTACTGCTCTAGATTATTTTGACAGGGACATAACATATTATAATCAAATCTCAAAATCACTTTCCAATCATATTTCACAGAAGTGTGACTGGAAGAAAGTTGCAAACCAGTGGGAAAAACTCATCAATACTGTTTGTAATCCTAATGTATTTTTTAGGGAAAATAGTGTTGATAAGTCAATTTATGATGAAGTTTATATTCAAAATGTTTATGAAATTGAAAACCTGAATGAAGATGATGTCATTATTGATATTGGTGCTCACTGTGGATATTTTTCCAAACTTTGTTTAGATAAGGGAAGTAAAAATGTAATTTCCTATGAGGCAGATGAAAGTAATTACCAATGTTATTTGAAAAATCTATCCAAATATCAAGGATGGAAATGTCATAATATTGCCGTTTGGAAAAAATCTTGTGATGAAGTTCCCTTTTATACCTATCCTCACAGTGAAAATACAGGATTAAATTCTTTCTACAAGAATCCTTATATGAATTCTTATGAGGAAACAAAGGTAAAAACAATTTCTTTGGATGATATTTTATCTTCATATGATAAAATCAAAATTTTGAAGATTGATGCAGAAGGAAGTGAGTATGATATTCTTATGAATTCAACATCAATTCAAAAAATTGAAAGTATTGTTGGAGAATATCATAATGATATGACTGACAAAACTATGAGTGATTTGAAAACATATTTGGAAACTCAAAACTTTGTCATATACAAAACAGTTAAATACAATGAAACAAGTGGTTTATTTTTTGCAAAACACAAGTCTAAAATGAATGGAGAAACTATGACTATTGAAAATACTGCACTGACTTATCAACCCGTTTCGGCAGAACAAGCAGTAATGGATGATGATTATCTTCGTAAGGCATTTGATAATGTCATGAAATGGGAAGAAAGTGATAAAGAACTCGCACAAGGCAGAACTAATTTCCAGTTGGAAAAGTTTGCTCTGCTTGAAACTCATACACTTCCTGTTGCCTTTGAGAACACTCTGAAGTCCCGTCGTCAGATGGCAGAAGGTTATATGTATAAACTCATTGAGATGAAAGAAAAAGTCCGTGAGTTTGAGTACAAGTGGAAAGACCAAGATCGCACACAACCAATCTTCTGGGAAGAATCTGGTCCTGGTGGCGGATCAAAGAAACTTTGTTGGTTTGACCTGGATGAACTGGCACTGACTCATTACCTGAAGTCTTGTGAGTTAGAAATTCGTGACCGTCTTTTCCAAATGGAGCATCTGGATAAGATTCTTGCCAAACTTGTAGAAGAAAATGGTGGTAAACCAGTCAGTAGAGAGCAGTTCCTGGAAGGTGACGCTCTGTATTGGGAGCGTCGTTTTGCTGATCAGGCAATGGATGAAATGGTTGCTGCACAGACTGGTATTTCCATTGGCAATCTTCACAGTATGCGTCGTGCTTCTGCACCTTCCATTGTTGATAAGAGAAATGAATTACCAGAAGGATATCTGCCATTGAATAAGATGCTTGAAAGTCCTCAAGGTAAGATGGAATTCTTGAATGATCTGCAGAAAAAAGTTCTCACTGGTATTCAAGAAGTCACTGGTGAAAATCTGGGTATGATTACTGGAAGTACAGAGGAGCAAAAGAAACTGGAAGGTAACTGATGAACCAAAAGTTTATGATTATTGATGACTTTTATGATATTGCACATCAGTATCATCAAAGTTTCTTTAGTAAACAGTGTATGATAACTGAAGAGACTACTCAAAAACTTTCTTATATTTTGAGTAGTCCTGTGGAAATTGTAGAAGCATTCAATGAAGTTACATTTGAGAATACTGCAAATCCAATTACTGCGAATACTGCTTGTGATTGGATTGCTGTGATTTATCTTACAATGCCACCTGATTGTGTATCAAAGAAAGGACTGAGTTTTTACAGTCATAAGAAAACAGGACTTGATAGTTTTCCAAATGAATATGCCTGTCAAATCAATGGTTGGCAGAATATGGATGATATTGTCAAGTCCTTTGATGTAAGTGATAAGAATGAATGGGAAGAATATGCAAATGTGTTTGTAAAATATAATCGTTGTGTGATTTTTCGTGCTGATTATTGGCATTCTTATGGTAATGGTTTTGGTAGTGAAATAAATAACTCAATGCTATACCAGAAGTTGCTGATAAAAAATGCCTAGTCCAAGAGGGATATTTCGACTTAAGCAAGTCTATGAGGATCAGTTAAGTGATAACTGGTCTGTTAAAACTGATGTATGGTTAAGTCCAAGTCCATTTTTTGGATCTTGGGATTATGGTTACTTTTTTGGTGGTGGTCCAGCATTTTATGGACAAACTTCTGCTGATCGTATTGATTTTTCTAATGATACTGCTACTGCTACCCTAAAATCTGGAATTTTTGATACAAATAGTGGAACAAAGCAATGGGGTGCTGCAAGTAGTTCTACTGCATCTTATCTTGCCGGTGGTTATTTTCCAGCAAATACCGACATAAGAAAATTTAACTTTGCTAATGAAACTTCTTCAGTATTGACAACTGCATCACTAGCAACACCAGTTCCAGGATCTTATTATGTTACTGGAACTGGAAACCAAAATTTTGGGTATTTTTCTAGTGGAGAAACTGCGACAACAATAGTAACTCGTGTTGATTATTCTAATGATACTTCAACAAGTGTAGGCAATCTTTCTTTTAGCAGCAGGAGGTCTACTGCAACTGGCAATCAGTCTTATGGATACTTTGGTGGTGGTCTTACAGTATCAACAGTAGACCGTATTGATTACTCCAATGACACTGCAACTGCATCACCAAAAGGACCATTAAGTGCTGCTAGAGGACAATTAGCAGCAACAGGTAATGCTTTTTATGGTTACTTTGGTGGTGGTGGTCCTACGTTATCAACAGTAGACCGTATAGATTATTCTAATGATACTGCTACGGCATCACCTAAGGGACCATTGAGTGTTGCCAGACGTAGTTTAGCAGCAACAGGTAATTCTTCTTATGGATACTTTGGTGGTGGCATTCCATCATCAATAGTAGACCGTATTGACTATTCTAATGACACTGCAACTGCATCTCCAAAAGGACCATTAAGTGTTGTTAGAGAAGACCCAGGTGCTGGAAGTGCTAAGGCAAACGGAATCACAGATCTGACATTATTGCCAGCATCAAGCGAGAGACCTAATGCAACACCACAAGGATATGATACTGGTTATTTTGGTGGTGGTGTTTCTCCTGGTGCATCATCAAGAGTAGACCGTATTGATTATTCTAATGATACCGCAACAGCATCACCAAAAGGACCGTTAAGTGTTGCTAGATATAATTTAGCAGCAACAGGTAACCAAAACTTTGGTTACTTTGGTGGTGGTGATCTTTCAAAATCAACAGTAGACCGTATTGATTACTCCAACGATACTGCAACAGCATCACCAAAAGGACCATTGAGTGAAGCTAGACCCGACGTAGAAGCAACAGGTAATAGTAATTTTGGTTACTTTGGTGGTGGTTCTGGGTATCCTGCTCCTGCATATGCTACTTCTTTAATAGATCGTGTAGATTATTCTAATGATACTGCCACTGCATCACCAAAAGGTAATTTGAGTGTAATAAGACAAGGTGCTGGAGCAACAGGTACTCAATCTTTTGGTTACTTTGCGGGTGGATTTAGTGGTCCTAGTGCAACATCAACAACAGATCGTGTTGATTATTCTAATGACACCGCAACAGCAGTGCTGAAAGGTAATTTAAGTAGTGCTAAAAATTCAACTGGAGCAACAGGAAACTCTTCTTTCGGTTACTTTGCTGGTGCTTCTTCTTATATTACAACAGTTGATCGTCTTGATTACTCTAGTGATACAACAGCAATGTCACCTAAGGGTTCACTAAGTACTGCTAGAGGAAGTATGGGAGCAACAGGAAGTGCTTCCTTTGGTTACTTTGCTGGTGGACAAACTACTGGTGGTCCCAGAATTTCAACAATAGATCGTGTAGACTATTCCAACGATACTGCAACAGCATCACCTAAGGGTTTACTTAATGCTAATGTGTCTGGTATGGGAGCATCAAGTTCCAGAGCAAATGCAATACCACTCAAAGGACCTGGTGTTCTGTCCCAACCATTTAACCTTGCAACTGGTGCTGTAGAAACCTTTAATACTGGTTACTTTGGTGGTGGTCAACCTTCTCCAAACTCAACAGTAGACCGTATTGATTACTCTAATGATACTGCTACTGCATCACCTAAAGGTCCATTAAGTTTTACTAGCAGAGACTTGTCAGCAACAGGTAATGCTAATTTTGGTTACTTTGGTGGTGGTTATACTCCTGCTCCATTCTCAACAGTGAGTCGTATAGATTACTTGAATGATACAGCAACAGCAGTAGCAAAAGGACCATTGAGCACAACAAAACTTAGAACTGGAGCAACAGGTAATGCTTCATTTGGTTACTTTGGTGGTGGTCAAAATCCTGGTGGTAATCTATCAACTGTAGACCGTATTGATTATAGTAATGACACTGCAACAGCATCACCTAAAGGACCATTAAGTGATGCCAGGACAGCACTGTCAGCAACGGGTAATCAGGATTTTGGTTACTTTGGTGGTGGGGAAAGTCCTGGTGATGTTTCAACAGTAGATCGTGTTGATTATTCTAATGATACTGCAACGGCAGTAGCAAAAGGACCACTGAGTGTTGCCTCATTAAGATTCGGAGCAACAGGTAATAGTTCTTTTGGTTACTTTGCCGGTGGATTTAGTCCTACTATATCAACAGTAAGTAGAATTGACTATAGTAATGATACTGCAACAGCATCACCAAAAGGTCCATTAAGTGCTGCTAAAGGATATGCTGCTGCTACAGGAGATAGTTCTTTTGGATACTTTGCTGGTGGAGTTACACCTGCTATAATATCAACAATAGACCGTATTGATTATTCGAATGATACAGCAACGGCATCTCCTAAAGGGTCATTAAGTTCTACTAGGGGAAATCATGCAGCATCATCCGCAAGAGCAAACGGATTTGCCGCAGTCGGTCCAGCAGTAACAGCAAACTCACCAGTCCAAAACTTCCCAGTAACATTCTTTGGTTATTTTGGTGGTGGTTTTTCTCCTGCTACTGTATCAATAATAGACCGTATTAATTATACTAATGATACTGTAACAGCCTCAGTAAGAGGATCATTAAGTGTTGGTAAGTATGGTGTAGCAGCAACAGGTAACAGTTCTTATGGTTACTTTGGTGGTGGTTTTCCTGGACCATTATCAACAGTAGACCGTATAGATTACTCTAATGATACCGCAACAGCATCACCAAAAGGACCATTAAGTCTTGCTAGAAATTACTTAGCAGCAACAGGTAATGGTTCTTTTGGTTACTTTGGTGGTGGTAGTCCAACATTATCAACAGTAGACCGTATTGATTACTCTAATGATACCGCAACAGCATCACCTAAGGGACCATTGAGTTCTGCTAGAGAGTTTTTAGCAGCAACAGGTAATGCTTCTTTTGGTTACTTTGGTGGTGGTAGTCCTACAACATCAGTAGTAGACCGCATTGATTACTCCAATGATACTGCAACAGCATCACCTAAAGGACCATTGAGTGTTGCTAGGGGATATACTGGAGCAACAGGTAATGGTTCTTTTGGTTACTTTGGTGGTGGTCTTCCTTCGGGAGCAACAGTAGACCGTATAGATTATTCTAATGACACAGCAACAGCATCACCTAAGGGTCCATTGAGTCTTGCTAGAAATGGTTTAGCAGCAACAGGTAATAGTTCCTTTGGTTATTTTGGTGGTGGTGGTCCTGGTCCAAGATCAACAGTAGATCGTATTGATTACTCTAACGATACAACAACAGCATCAGTAAAAAGTCCATTGAGTCTTGCTAGACAATACTTAGCAGCAACCTCAGCAGCAGCAAACGGATTGCCACAATAAATACTTCAAATAAATATATTATGAGACAAAACATCATTGTTGTGGATGACTTCTACTCAAATCCACAAGAAGTTAGAGAGTTTGCACTCAAGGCAGAATATCCAGAACCAACAGACGACTATACATATCCAGGAAGAAACTCAGAAGATTCTTATTATTCTCAAGACATTCATAAGTCCTTTGAGAATATCATCAAAGAACCACTCATACCAGCAGATAAGAATGGATATTTTCGCATCTCATTAGAAACTGATACTCATAAACAGGATGTTCATGTAGATCCATCTTGGGAATGGGGTGCCGTAATTTATATGTCATCACCAGAAGATTGTGTTGATGAAGGTGGCACATCATTCTGGAAACATAATACTCTTCAGTCAGAAAACATTCCAAAGACTGATGAAGAAGCACAGTTTTATGGATATCCAACTTATAAAGAATGTTGGTGGACGACAGTATATGGTGATGGACTTGACAGAAATAAATGGACTCGTTACTTTCTGTGCCCGATGAGGTATAATAGACTAGTATTATTTCGCACTCATTTGTGGCACTCTCATAATTTTAACTTTGGAAATACATTAGAAAACGGTAGATTGGTTCAGTTATTTTTCTTCAATCCAGTCAAGGAGTGGTAATGAAACATAAGGTTTATATTTCTGGCACTGGACGATGTGGAACAACATTTCTTGTGATTATTCTTTCCTATCTTGGTCTTGATACTGGATACACAAAAGAAACATTCACCAATCACATCTATGAAAACTGCAATTCTGGATTGGATAAACAATGGGATGATACACCATATATTCTAAAGTCCCCAGCATTTCTTAATCAAATGGATAGACTTCTGAATTCATTCATTATTGATTATATGATTATTCCAGTAAGAAAGTTTGAGGATTCGGCAAAGTCCAGAGCATTTCATAATCAACAACCAGGAGGATTGTGGGAGGCAAAAAATTATGAAGAACAACTTTCATTTTTTTATAAAATATTTGAGAACTATAAGAAACTAGAAAAAGAACATCATATACCAACAATCTATCTGGATTTTGATACAATGATATCATCACCAGAGTATCTTTATGAAAATCTAAAACCAATTCTCAAAGAAACTACACTAGAACAATTCACAGGAGCATTTGAGTTTGCAACAAATCATCAAAGGAGAAAGAAAAATGTATAGTGCATATTATGTTCCAAAGTTTCCAGTTTCTTATATCACACAAGATGGAAGAGACCTGTGGATCAATAATCCAAATCATATAAAACATCAGTGTGGATTATTGCAAGCGATATTAGAGCACATAGATAATACAAATCATATTGATCCAGTTCGTATTGTTATTCCAGTAGAAGGTCAGGTTCAGGCAGGACCAGCAGGAGTGCAGAGATTATATGCACTGACATATTTAAAAGGTCATACGCATGTCCCTGCAATTGTATCAACTCAAAAATTGTATGATTGGTTTGGTGAAGGTGTAGTAGAAATTAAAGATAAAGATCAACTTAGGTCATATCTTTCAATAGAACCTGTTGATTATGGTATTGACCCTGATGGAAAAGCACACTGGCATAATCAAAATCCAAATGAAAAACAAATGAGAGAAACCCTTAAAGTATCTGAGAAAACATTAAATAAAATTTTGAAGTGTATATGAAAAAATATCATTTTATGGCAGGACTTCCACGATCAGGAAGCACCTTATTGAAAAGTTTGATTGACCAGAACCCAAACATTCATACAGAACCTGTGAGTTCTGTGATGGAACTGATGTATCATACTGAAGAATATTTTAAGCATTCAGAACAATACTTAGGATATCCAAAACCACAGAATGCTCATAAGATCATCAGTAGTTTTATAGAGAATTATTATTACGAAAGAGAAGAAGATATTATTATAGATCACTGCCGTGCTTGGCCCAATAATATTGAAAGAATCAAAACTTATATCACACCCAATCCAAAGATTATCTGTCCTGTAAGAGACATCGCAGAAATTCTCACATCTTTTATTACAATGGTGCATCGTAATGACGACCAAGTTTCATTTATAGATCAACACCTGATTGAAAAAGGTGTCACTGTGGATGATGATAATCGTTGTCAGTATTTGATGAGTGATGATGGGATTATAGAGCAAGCACTGTGGGCACAAAGTCAGGCATTTATCAAGAATGATACAAGACACTTATTGATGGTTGAATATAATGACTTAGTGAATACTCCTGATGAAACGATGAGAAGGATTTATGATTTCTTAGAGATGGATGATTACGATCATAACTTCAAGAATGTGGAAAATCATCATCGTGAAAATGATGACCAATGGTATCTCAAGGATATGCACTATGTGAGAAAAGAAGTGAAAAAGACTTCTAAGAAGCCAGAGGATGTTTTGTCTCCTTACATTCTAAATAAGTATAAGAAACTGGAATACTGGAAGTATCCCGATAGTCCTTATTTAATATAAGATGGCAGTAACTAATAAAAGAGGAATATTCGCACTTTTAGATGTAAGAGAACGACAGGCAACTGGAAATTGGCCTGTTAAACCTGATGTATGGTTAAGTCCTAGTCCTTTTACTTCTCCTTCTCCAAATACTGGTTACTTTGGTGGTGGTGCTCCTACAATATCAAGAGTAGACCGTATAGATTACTCTAATGACACTGCAACAGCATCAGTAAGAGGACCATTAAGTGTTGGTAGATATTACTTAGCAGCAACCTCAGCAGCAGCAAACGGACTGCCACAATAAATAGTCAAAATCACATATATTATGATTGAAAATCCATTATCATATATTCTTATTCGTCCTAATGTCATCAACTCACAAGGTCTTCAAGAACTTGTATCACATATCAAGTCGTCTCCAGCAGAAGATTTATCAGTCTTTGATCCAGACAAAACAAATGCAACTGGAAAAACATCTTGGATTGTAGATAAACAAACCAGAGATACTCAAATCGTTCCAATGGGTCCTTTGTATCCTAAGATTGAGGACTTATTTCGTAATACAGTAAAGAATATCATCAATCCTTTCTATCAGGTAGAAGTGGATAGTAGTGAAATACCACAAGTATTATCTTATGGTATTGGTGGTCATTATCGTCCTCACATTGATGGTGAAAGTATTTGGATGACACCAAGAGGTGAAAAGATATGGAAAAAAAGTACGAACAGAGATTTATCCATAATTTTTTATTTGAACAATGACTTTGAGGGTGGTGATTTTATTTTCCCAGAACTTAAGATAAGAATAAGACCAGAACCAGGTATGTTGGTTTGTTTTCCTTCTAATCATCATTATTCTCATGGAGTTGAGTCCGTTACCAAAGGTAAGAGGTATTCAATTGTCTCATGGGCAACTGTCAAAGGATTTCCATCTATGGATGATGTCAATCAACAACTCTCACAAGAGTATGGAGTTCCAGTCATATAAATACTCACAAACAGTTATAGAACTATGAAATATCTCAAGCACTACTGGATTTGTGTTCATTCTGGCAATTATATGTGTGGAAATAATCCAGTTGAAAAGAGACATCCAGAAGCAGAGTTTCCTGGTCTTGATGTAAGAATCTGGATGAACGATGAAGATGGAATTGATGTATGTCTTTCCAGAGTTCCTGATACAACAACGATTACTGATATTGTAAATCCTGATAATGGTAAGAAGGTCGTTCAGGAATTGACCGAAGCAGAATTCAATTCAGTTCAAACTCCACTTACTGAGTCACAAACACTTCGTCAGCAAGCACAACAAGAGACTGATGAGGTTCTTAAGGCAGACCTAGAGGCACAAGCAGATGCTAAGTTTGAGGAAGCAAGACAGGCACTTTTTGCTCTTTGATTTTTATAAAAATAGAACCTCCAAAAATGAAGGTTTTTTTGTGAGAATAAATAATTAAAAACATTCTAAAATGGCAGTCCCAGTAGTAAATTTAACTATTGATAAAGGCACTGATTTTGAAGCAACTTTTACTGTCACTAATTCTGATGGTTCTATTTTTTCTTTGACAAATTATAGTGCAACATCAAAAGTAAGAAAACATCCAACTGCAGCAGAATTTAAATCATTTTCAACAACAGTTACTGTTGCAACTGGACAAATTAAAATATCAATGGGATCTACAGTGACTGCTGAGTTAGATGAAGGTAGAAATTATTATGATATAATAATTACTCAATCAGGTACAGGAAAAATTGTAAAAGTATTTGAAGGTATGGCTATTGTATCTAATACGGTATCTTTATGACAATTAAAGAACAACAAAAACAAATTGAAGAACTTAAAGAAATAATTCAAAATATGTAAAGATCTTTTGTGACACTTTTAAAACTGTCCTATAAGACCTTCAGAACGCCACTGAAGGTCTTATACTATATCAGTAAGACATTTCATTTACTATGGATCATCAAGTTAAACAAGTTCTTCTATCTTACCAAAATTGGTTAAAGAATCAACCAAAAAATCATTATGAAATAAATGGAATTATCATTGATGGTATTGAATTGAATATTCCAAATGATCAAGATACGATTTTATCATTTGAAGAAGATGCTTCAAAGTTAAATGTGACTATTGATTACTATATGGATGAATTTCTATGACAATAAAAGAAAAACTGATCTTCATTGGATCCTTCATGTGGATGATGCAATGGGGTACCAGAGTTGTCTATCAAGGACTGTCACATGCATTCTATTGAAGTTGTTCCGTCATTCACTTTTGTCCCTTCCTGTAAACCCCTTCTACATTGGTTTATGGGTGAATATCTATCTGACCATGGTATTGACCTAACTGTGGTCTATATGGACCTGTCTGATGAGGGTGTGACTGGGTGGTGTATGAGAGAGGAGGACAATGAGTTTATCATTCAAATAGATGAAAGTCTAAGAGGTGATGAACATGATCGAACTCTGATACACGAGATGGTACATATGAAACAACATTTGATGGGTATTCCACGATGTGAGATATGTGCTAATCTATCAGAAAACTTGTTACTTGACAAGTACAACAATCAGGACTAGAATAGGCTTGTCCTGGAAGATGAGGAACCTTTAAGTTATTAAGACCATGAAAACCAAGTTCATTTGCGTACAACCGAAGACCAACAAGGCAGTGAATCGTTTCCATAATATGATGGACGAACTTCATAGTTGCCGTGTGGAACAAGAGACTGAAGATAAAATGTTTCTTGCATCTATCTCAGGTCGGTACCACTTCTGGATGAATAAGATGAACGACAATGATTGGGAAGTCATTAAGTAATCTTAACATCGTTTGACTACCTGTTTGTAAATACTAACATGGTGACACATTCGGAGGCTCTATGACCCATAGTCCAAAAGAAAAGAAACTTTCGAGTCAAGAGATAGAATCCATGGAAATTGCAGTCGAACAAACTGACATCCGTGCCATTCATCCTGATAAAATGGAAGCATTTGCAGATTACCTAGTTCAAAAACTACAGAATGAAGAAAATTCAGGACCAAAATTTAAAGCTTGTGATTGCACTTGCTCAAGTGGACAATCTATTTGCTCTGACGGAGGGAAATGAGTATGAAACTTATCTGCAGATGAGTTTATGGAAGATCAAATCTGAACTCGAAAGACAGATGAAAAAGTGTCCACCATCACTTGACAAAGTATCTTAATTCTTATATACTTAAAGTGTAATTTCAGGAGTCAATGAAGTATCTCTATGTTGTCCAACATTATGTACCATTCCCTCAGTCAGAGTATGGTGGTATTTGGGTCGTCAGAGCAGAATCTGATGAAGAGTGTTTTGATTTGATTTCAACACACGATGATCTATACCCACAATTTTATGGTAAATTGAGAGAGAACATCATGAATTCAAATAAATACGAATTGACTGATGATTCAGCTTCTGAAGTTATCGAGAGTTTTCTAACATGACTCAAAAACCAGAAAAAGATCCGAACGACAAGTACGCCAAATATGATTTTGGCGTAAGATGTAATGAACATCATGATGAGGATGAATTTGATCCAGAAAAAGATGCCAATATCGATGATTGGCACAATCGTCACAGAGATAAACTGTTAGACGAATTTTGTGATACACACCCAGGTGCTCCACAATGTAAAGTTTTCGATGAATGAATCCGAAAAACGTGCTCTTGGTCTTATGATCGAGAGTGTCCTCAAACCAGACAGTAAACTCCGCGAATGTGCACACAATCAAGGATGTTTCGATGAATTGATGGAATGGCGTCAGGTGATGCTTGACCTACTATATGATTACAACCGACATGGAATTCCCGCACAAACCGCCGACAGGGTATGAGTATTGGACTGACCAATATTCTAAGACTGTTATTCGTATCTGGATTCGTAACATAGGGACAACATTTGTCTACACAGATGCACCTCCAAGTTCAGTCTGGGGGTTTTTCTGTCAAAAGACTAAACAATTCAAGGCTCCTGTGAACCACAAGAAACCAGGTAAAGTTGTAAAACCAGAAGACACGACTCCATATTCTGCAATGCAATTGAATCTAAATCCACTCATGGCTGCATTCTACCAATGAAAGACCTAGATCCTTCTTCAATTACATTATCATCACCATCTAAATCATTTGCATATGAGAAGATGTCTCGTGATATTGACGAGTGTGATGACATTGTGGTCCTGAAGGACGCTCTACGTTGTTATGTCAAGTTGTATTTTAAACAACAAGAAACTATTTCACTGATTGGAGTTCCGAACATTAACGATGAAAACATTTGATGTTCAACTTAATGATTATGTCAAATGGCATCATCATCAATGGATAGACGAGGGATGGGTATATTTCAAATGTGATGACTATATCACCATTGAAGTTGGTGTGAAACCTAAACCGATTTGTAATCTAGTCAGAAATAGGTTACACTGTAATGAACACATTCTAGTAGTCTGTCATAAAAAATTTTGGGACGAACTAGAATATATTAAAACAAGGGAAACAAATGATGAAAATTCGCAATGTTTTGTTAGGACTATCTCTATTGATCGTCCCTCCAGCAATGGCTGATGAGACAAAGATTACCAAAGGATATAATTCCATGGATGCCATGGGTTGTATGTTGGTGAGAGATTGTAAAGAAGATGTAGAAGAAGTTCATAGTCTTTTGGATATTTCCTCACAGTATCCTAATACTGCGGAGTTTACATCATCTGCATACGAATTCAACACAATGTTGATGACACTCAAACGTATGGGTGTCAAAGTATATCTTGCAGATCAAAGATATTTCCCGATCATGCATCGTGGCGTATATCACACGGTAAGTAACAACATCTATCTCAATCGTAGATACATGGGTGAACCAAATGTATTGATGCAATTGATGAGACATGAAGGGTGGCATGCTGCTCAGGATTGTATGGCTGGTACTATTAAAAATAGTATGATCGCTATTATCAAACCAGAAGATGAAGTTCCCATGATTTGGCGTGTCATGGCTGAACGAACTTATCCTGCCTCAGCTGTACCCTGGGAGGCAGAAGCACAATGGGCTGGACGTACTGAAGGTATGACACAAAATGCTCTTAATGCGTGCGCAAATGGTAAAATGTGGGAGGTATTCGAGCCAACGCCAATGACCCGTGAATGGTTAGAAAAAAACAATTACATCAAGAACTAATGAAAATCTTTTTAGACACAGCAGACACAGAAATCATCAAAAAGTATTGGTCTACTGGACTGATTGATGGTATCACTACAAATCCATCTCTGATTATGAAGAGTGGTCGTAATCCTGAGGATGTATATCAAGAACTCGTGGATCTTGGTGTACCTGACATCAGTATGGAAGTTGTTGGATCTGACCTTGAAATGTATGACGAAGGTATTCGTCTGTACGAAAAGTTTGGTCCTGTATGTACTGTCAAGGTTCCATGTACCCGTGAGGGACTCATCGTATGTAAGCGATTGTCTGAACAAGGTATCAAAGTGAATGTCACCTTGATCTTCTGTGCAGCACAGGCAGTTCTTGCGGCGAAGGCTGGTGCAACTTATGTGTCACCATTCGTAGGACGATTGGACGATCAATCTGTCGCTGGTCTTGAAGTTGTACGTTCAATCTTTGAACTGTATCGTATTCACGGTATTCGTACTCAGGTATTATCTGCATCGATTCGTAGTGTTCAACGTGCAATTCGTTCTTGGTACAATGGTGCTGAAATCTGTACGATGCCACCTAAAGTTTTTGATCAAATGTATGATCACATTCTTACCGATAAAGGTCTAGAAATCTTTGATAAGGATTGGAAAGAAGTATGTGGAGAATCTGGAGTCTAGCTCTAGGCAGAAAAGATGGACGAGATGATAGAGAAGCAGATATTATTGCTGGCATACGTACCTTTATTCTTGTGTTTTACATGGTTACCAATGTGGCTATCGTTGCCAACGCAGTAAGACATTGGAATGACGGTCAATGTGACAACACTATATCTGGCACAACTTCCTTGACAACCGACCCTAAATAACATATGATTTATAGGTAGTCAACAGGAGTCACCATGTCTGCCACTTATCTCCCTCAGCGTCAAAAGTATCGTATCACTCTTGAACTCGATGTAATGGACGATTTCAATCCACATAATATCGATTGGGAAAAGGTTCTTGATGTTCAAGGTGGCGAAAGTGTTGATTCCTATGTGGAAGATCTGTCTGTACCAGACTGTTTCTTCTCCTGATAATATCGGGGGTGATAAATAAAATATATTATCATCCCCATCATGGCTTTCTACACAACAAAACCATCATTGATTGATCCATCTATCACACTTTATTATGCTGGTGGTAATAGATGGTGCGATGTGCCATCTGAAAAAGCGACTTACGCTACAAGAGAAGGTCTTGATCGTAAAGTTGCCAATGAAGATGGTAAGACGGGATCATTCAAAACAGCTACAGTGGTAGAAGAATGAAGACTTTAAGAGAGTTTTTAGAAGCATATGATCCTGAGATTCAAGGTAGATCTCAGATCAAACAAACTGGCGACGAAGGTAGGAAAGAGCCTAAAAGAGACACCGCTAGTAGACGTAAGGCTGGTGTAAAACCCAGGGTTAAAGCCGTCGGTGGTGGTAAGACTGCGCCAGTCGGAGAGTATAAAACTCGTTCAGACGTAGGATCTACCAAAGCAAGATCCGAGAGAGAACAACAACCTACCAAAGAGAGAGGTAGTAAAGAAGTCAAGCAATCTTACGCCGATAAAGTTAAGGCTGAGAGAAAGAAAGCCGCTCAAGCCAGAATCGCAGCCAAAAAGGCTGGTGGTGAAGTTAAGAAGACTGAAACGAAGAAGAATACAGATAAAGAAGCATCTCAACTCCTGAAGAAGAAAGAGACCAAGAAAGTCAATCCTAACTATAAACCTAAAGAAGCATCAGGTTATACAAGACAAGAGCGCATGAAGATTACTCGTGCAGGTGAACGTGAACTGAAGAAAGACTTCAAACAACAAGAGACAGATCGCTACAAAAAAGAGACTGGGCGTAACCCAGATGCTAAAGGTAGAACTAAGATCGTTGCAAGAGTGCATAAGAGGATGTCAACATGACCCAAAAGATGATGAAACTGTTCTCCAATGTGACGGAGGCAAGATCATATCTAAGGACAAACAATAGTATGACTGTGGTACAAGCCAAACAATATGTTGACAAACATACTACCATGACTAATGGTAACAAAGTCTGGGTAGTTCTCCCATAATAAAGTTAGTAACCTTGAAATGTCCACTATAGTATAAGACTGAGAATTATGGCAATCACACATCTGGACCATCCTGAAGATTCTGTCCTGACTGGTGATCTATCAGTCCTGGATGTATTGTATGATGAAGCAACCATCTCTATGAAGATGGACGGAATGTCGTTGGTCTGGGGTACCAATCCTGCCAATGGTAAGTTCTTTTGCTGTACAAAATCCGCATTTAATAAAAAGAAAATCAAACTTTGCTACACCACTGACGACATTTTCACTCACTTTGGTCATCAAATTGAAGTTGTAGAGATTCTGTCATATTGTCTCAAGTATCTCCCTCGTACCGAGAACATTTACTGGGGTGATTGGCTTGGTTTCGGTCGTACTGATGTGATCACTCAGAACACTCTGACTTATGTGTTCCCTGAGGCAATCAGTCAGAAACTTGTCATCGCACCTCACACACAAGTTTTTGTCACTCAGGATGGACTATTGTCGAATGCAGTGTGTAAACCACTGACTGAGACCTTTGTTGATACTTCTATCATCAAGTGGGTACAGCCTTGTGTTGATCGTCTGGGTCTAAAGTCTGATGTTCCTAACATCAACACTGACAAGATCAAGTTCCTGACTAAGAAGGAAGCAGAAAAGGCTAAGACTGCTATCAATGCACTGATCAAATCTGGCCAGAGTCTGACACCAGGTGATCAACCAAAGTTGATTGACATTCTGGGTTGTCCTTTTCTCACTAACTTGTATCTACTTGTGATTGACATCAAACATGAGATTATGGACTCACTGATTGTAAACGACGCACCTGAAGCTTATCTTCCTAATGGTCAACGTTGTGAAGGTGAGGGTTATGTCCTTCACTCTATTGCTCATGGTTCAGTGAAACTGGTCGATCGTACCGAGTTTGCGTACGCTAACTTCCACAATGGGTACGGTGTTTGAGTTAGTAACCTCGAAAGGTCTTCATTATTAGATTCGTACCGTTATGACTGTTACCACTAAGAAGTTTTTGACTAATCAACTTAAGTTGATCATGTCACTGACTGATGAACAGGTCAATATCTACACTCGCGAGACAATGTTCAAGGTTGTGGAAGATCTTTCGGGTGGTATTTGTTGGGCTAGTTCACACAAAATTGATGACACTGGTGCACTTCTGACACCACAAGCATTTCTTAAATGGAGTGAACATCCTGAGAAAACTTTGTCTGGTGTGATTGACATGAAGGTCAAAGGTGGACACAGTTTGACTAAAGAACACTTTGGTGGTGTTCGTAGTGGTTCGAAGTTCATCTTTGCACACCATTATGATAAGTTTGTCGAAGATCGTTCGTATGATCTTATCAACAACTTCTTGACAGATATTGATAAACTGTCTAAAGTTGTTGTGTCCACTCGTGAAGAGAATGAGGCGTTTGCATTGATTCGTAAACGGTCTCCACAAGACTATAAAGATATTGATATTGATCACCTGATCTACGTTGAGAATGTATCAAGGAAGAAGTTTGTTAAATGTGAACACCGTGTCGTAGATTCTGACCTTACTCCATACTTTCCTGAGGTATTGTTGGGGTAATACTGTTAGTAACCTCCAAAGATCCACTATATTACAGGCAACACTTACATGATCAAACTTCGCCCTCATCAACAGGACGCTGTTTACGCACTTCGTAATAATTCAATCGGACAAGTTATTGTTCCCACTGGAGGAGGCAAGACGTTGATTGCTATTATGGATGCAGTCAAACGTTTTGAAGTAAATGTTCCTCGGACTATTGTTGTTGTGGGTCCACGTATTCTGTTGATGGAACAGTTATCATCAGAGTATTTGGAACATATTACAAATGCAAACACTCTTCACGTTCACAGTGGAGAGACACAGCATTTCAGTACCACTAAACCTGAACGTATCAAACTGTTTGTTGATATGTGTCAGACTATGCGTGAACATGTCATCATCTTCACCACTTATCATTCTCTCCATCGTATTCAAGAGAGTGGTATTGATGTAGATACGATTTACTTTGACGAGGCACATAATTCTGTTCAACGTAACTTCTACGGTCCCACTGAGTATTTCAGTAAGAAGGCAGATCGTTGTTTCTACTTCACCGCGACTCGTAAAACCAGTGTGACTGTGAAGAAACCAGGTATGAACTGGGTTGATACTTATGGTCAAGTGATTGCACGTGTGTCTGCACCTGACTTGGTACAGAATGGTTACATTCTTCCTCCTAAAGTCAAGGTGATTAAGATGGATAAGGTGGACAAAAAGTCTCTCACTCCTCACATGGAGGGGAACAATGTTCTCGCATCTATTGATGATATCAACATCAAAAAGATCCTTGTTTGTGTCAAGACCACACGACAGTTGCAGAATCTGTTCATGACAGATTTTGCAAAACAACTCAGTGACCGTGGTTATTCTTACCTCTACATCACCTCAAAAACGGGTCCGATTGTTGACGGTCAGAAAGTATCTCGTGAAGAGTTCTTCCAAACCCTCAACACTTGGGGCAAAGACAAATCTAAAAAGTTTGTCTGTCTCCACAGAAGTATCCTCAGTGAGGGTATTAACGTGAGTGAACTCGAAGCTGTTATCTTCCTTCGTAACATGGACAGTATTGAGCTTCTTCAAACTGTCGGACGTGTGATTCGTGTGGGTTCGTCTGCTAAAACCTACGGTATGCTCTGCGTGCCAGTCTATAACAACGTTGGAGTTTCCACTGAGAAAGCCCTTCAACGTTGTGTAGATATTGTGTTTGAGAAGGGCGAAATCCTTGACAGTGTAACTCGGCGATGAACTTTACTAAAGCACAACTTATTAATGCACTTGTGGCAGAGTGGGAGTATCTCTGCCACGATGATTATGATCCAGAAGATCAAACACCCGAAGAATATCGTGAAGATTTGATTGAAATGAGTTTGGAGGAGTTAGTAGAAGAAACCAGTACAGGAGAAGGTTACACTTTGGAAGAATATATGGAGAATTGGGGATGAATTACACAAACTCAGCCATTCTTGATTGTAAACCAGGTCCATTACCTATTGTTGTTGGTGATGGATACCTGGCTGCAATTCCTATGGGAGGATCACAAACTCAAATGTGTGTGATACACAATGGTGTCCCTGTCAAAGTATGTCGTAACCACAAATCTGCGATGACTTTGATTAACAAACTTAAAAAAAGAAAGAGTTAGTAACCTCGGAATGTCCCCTATAGTGTAGACACCTCTCAGAGCCACCTTAAAGACCCTAGAGCACCACTTTTCTCCTTATCATGAACATCGACACCCAACTTCAAACAATTATCGAAAATCTGGAAGATGGCGTAAAAGTGTCATACGAATCACTGAATGATCCTGATCAGGGTTATCCTTACGCCACTGGCTATTCACGGTCTACGATGCGTCATTGTATCGAAGATCTTCGATATGTTATCGAACAGTACCGTACTATTACTCTGGAGGAAGGAAAATGATTACGGCTCAAACTATTACCGTCAAATACGATTTTGATTGTGATTATATTTGGTCTGATATTTCTGGTCTCATCAATGAGTCTGGTGTCGAGCCTTTGACTGTCATTGTTCATAATGATCGGACGATTGACAATGTGGAGATGATATTCTCTAATGTAGATGACGCAGTTCGTGTCACTGAAACTTATCTTGACAGTGATGATCCTGCTGACATAATGACGTACGTTGATCCATCTCTTCTATGAAAAAGATCATTCTTGCCACACTATCAGCACTCAGTCTGATTCCGTTTAATTCAGTTCATGCCTCAACATTCAAAGATCATGTTAAACTCTGGAAAGTATTGGACCAGATCGGTGTCACAACCGTCGTCAATAATCCCGTCCATTGTTATGATGCTAAGCCTCAGCTTGATGGTATTTACTTCCCTTATTCTGGATTACTCGTTGTCTGTCAAGACAATAGAAAACCTGGAGAGGGTCAAGTTGAGTGGACAGAAAACGATCTAGACACACTCAGACATGAAGCACAACATGTAGTCCAAGATTGTGCTAATGGTCCACTATTTGATGGTAAATCTCGGTCAATGTTCGATCAAGATGAACTCTTAGCATTCATTGGAGCATCAACATGGACCAAGGAAAAGGTCAACGGTTTGTATAAACGACTCGATGATTTAGGCCTGACTGAGAAAGAGATCATCATGGAAATTGAGGCCTATGTAGTTGCATCTGGTATTTCTGCCGATGCTATTGCAGACAAACTACTTGAATTCTGTAAGAATTAAAGTTAGTAACCACCAAACGTCACTATTATTGTAAGACACACATTATGAACAATTCTTCTCAAATTCTGCGTGAACTTCAGGAACTCCGTAAATCGTGGAGGGCACAAAACTTCAACTACACTGTCAATCAACAGTCACGATATGATGAGTTGATGATGCTCCGTCGCGCATTTATTGCTAAGTGGCAAGAAGATGGCCTGGTCTGGAAAGGCCCATCTAACGTTGGCAAAGCTTCTACCGTGACTGCAGAATGATGAAATTTGATTCTTCTAACACCGAAACATTCACTGTTGATGGTACTGAATTCCAGTTCAATACTGATCGAGTTCAGTACATCGCTGAAGAACAAATTGATCATTATGAAACACGAGTCAAGCAACTTGCCAAGAGTCTGAAGAAGAAAAAGAACAAAGAACAGCTGTCAAATGATATTGTTGCTCTCTATCAAGAGTGGAATGTGAAAGATAACGATGAGATTCTTTATCTGTTGTTCTCTAAAGACAATGAAGACATCTTCACCGATGTAACTACAGAGAATGATCTTTATGCCAATCCTGAGGAACCAATTGCATGATTGCACTTTTCAAATACTTCTATTATGTTTTTCTTGGTTGTATTGTGATGATGATCGTCAAACTATTGGCGAATTAAAGTTAGTAACCTCCAAATGTCCACTTTAGTATGAACAACACTTCCGCTATGAAAACTCAAACTAAAGGTGAGTTTCTCTCTGATTGTCTGATTGAAACTCTCAACGACATGTGGAAAGTTAATTCTCTTGAAAACAGTCGTAATTCATATCAACAACTTGAATGTGAAGTTGGACGCAAATATGTAAAGATCTGGGATTATCTTGTGAGTGATGGTGAGAGAGTCCGTGGACGTTCTTGCTGGATGTTTGTAGATAAGGAAACTGGTTCCTGCTATAAACCTGCCTCACACAAAGCACCAGCAGTTGGTATCAGGTATCAGATCGAAGATCTTATCGAATCTCCTATGATTTGCGACCCATATGGGTCATTCTTGTACCTGAAATAGGTTGGAATTAAAGTTAGTAACCTCCAAATGTCTCCTATAGTATGAACAACACTCCAATGACTCTCACCGAACGAAACCAAAAGCTTTACGACTTGCGTCAGAAACTCGACAAAGCTCGTGCAGAAGTTGCATGGATCGAACAAGAGATCTGGCTTGTTAAGGATCAATACGATCGTCAAGATCTTGATCTCTTCCAGGAAATGTTTGGCGAGAAAAACACACTGTGGGATCATCTTGATCGCATGAGTGACACTCCCATGGCCGAAGAAGTCTACGGAGGTTGATATGGCTTACCCTCTCGGCATTGATAACCCTATTCTGATCAAAGGTGTGATTGGTTCACACAAATGGGCATTGTATTGGCGTGAAGACATGACCAAGATTGCCACATTTAATTCGCAGTTCCAAGCATACGAAGCCCGTCGTTTTCTTCTCTCCAAATAATGAACCAACTCGAAATGTTGTCTGCCCGTGAACAACTCATGGAAGACATTGATTGTATCATCACTGATTACTTTGCACAGTTTGATGTCAATTATGACGAAGAACTTGTGAAGATTTTGTGTGATGCCGTCTGTAACAACTTTCCTACACAAAAATGAAACTATCTAAAGCACAAGTTATTCGTGTGGTCAGAGATACTGCGTTGAATGTTGATAAGAACCTCACACGAGAAGAGAAACAACAAGTCTTCAATAATGTGGTCGATGGTCTACATCGTGACGGAAGAATCACGAAGAAACAACAAATGGCATGGACACATCCGTTCTGATTATTGTTAGTAACCTCGAAATGTCCCCTATAGTGTAGGAACCACTCAACCACATGCGTAAGATCGAAACCCTGATGAACGAAGCAGTTGCCAACAACAAAGATTGGCAATCTTCCAACACCAGTGTTACCTACAACGAAGAGAATGATGTCTCTATTGTTCGTCTTCACGGTAACAAGATCGCAGAGATTGGTGATGACTACCTTCAGATCTTTGATGGCGGTTGGCAATCCAACACCACCAAATCACGTCTGAATGCACTCATCAACCGTTTCTGCAATGCAGTCACTGATGGTGTATTTCAGAAGGATTATGTTTGGTACGTTCGTGACAACAACGTGACCAAAGAATTTACTTCTGGTTACATCTTTGCCTAAGATGACTCACGGAGAGACCAACACTCTCTCCCTATAGTTTTCCCTTCATTCTTTACATTCTTTCTAATGAAAACCACCACAAAAAGTACTAATCACAAAGTTGAATTTGATTCGTCCGAATATATTCTTTTGATGGATATGCTCTCAGATGTTATTAACAATGATGGTAAATTAGATGATGATTTGATGGATTATATTAACACTGATAGTGATAACAATGCCTTTAATTCTCTCCATTATAAACTCATGCAAGCGATGTAATCTTGTTCCCTCTTTTTTATGTCTTTCATCGCACATTACACTGATCCAATGACTCTCACTCCTCAACAACTTGAAAATCTAAAGAGTGACTATGCCTGGCAAATTGTCGATGGTATGGATCTCAAAACACTTTGCCAGTGGGCAGCAGAACAAATTGAAGCAAATATGAAGGATTACGATGAGACTGACCTGCAAGAAGAGATTAGTGATATGATGGGCGAAGATGTATGGGAGGACATGAAGAAAGATGCAATCGGGTGATATAGTAGAATTCAAGGGAGCATCACGATGGCAAGTGTTATGGGCATCGACTGATTATCCATCACATCTTATCATTGGTAAACGCTATGTTGTGGAGAGTGTACACACTTATCCATGGTTCACAAAGATCACATTAGAACACAAGTCTGGTCAGTTCAATTCAGTTCATTTCACAAAAGTATCATGAACAAGTTCACTGTCACACTCGAAATTGAGACCTATTCTGATGATCCAGAAGATTGGATTATTGACAGCATCTCCGAGAATCTTGAGGATGATGAACAAATTACGAGCATAAACGTTCAGTTACAAAGTTAGTAACCTCGAAAGGTCCACAGTAGTATAAGAGTCGGACTTCTCTCACCTGATTGCTTCTCCGAATAGGACTTCTCTCAGGTGATTGTTTCTCTGGCTCACAAGCTTTTCTTTTTTTCCATCATGAAAATCGCACTTCTGATTGTTGTTGGTATTCTGTTCTGGACGAGTGATGATGCACGAAACTTCACCGCAGATCAACTCAACAATGCAAGTGAAATTGTGCGGCCTGATGTTGAGAAGAAAGTCTTCAGCATTAGTTTCTAATCTTGTTAGTTACCTCCAAACGTCCCCTATAGTATGAACATGACTCAAACCACGATGACCAACGAAACTTACAACGGTTGGGCAAATTACGAGACCTGGAATGTGGCTCTCTGGCTTGGCAATGACGAGGGTATGTATCGAATGGCTCGTATGTATCGCCATCATGGTTATAAGTCTCTGAGCCATATGTTGGAAGAATCTTATGGCTCAGTCACGCCTGATGGTGTATATTGGAAACACGCAGATCTTGATATTGACGAACTGAACGAAATGCTGGAGGATCTTTGATCATGAATGCACCTGAGTTCGCCACATCTAATCTGTCAAAGATCCGTCCTAAACTTCGTACTCAAGGCAATGTGACTGGTAACTTTGGAAGACCAAAAGTCAAAGCCGCAAACAATCAACAACTCGGATATACCAAGAAAGATCACATTAACATGATCACCTGTAAGGAAGATTATATTGCCAAAATGTATCAGATCCTGGATACTACTGATGATCAAAAGATTCGTAACTTTGCCTATTCAGAAATCAAGAAGTATTTGATACAAACTGGCCAATGGTAATAAAGTTAGTAACCTCCAAATGTCTTCTATAGTATGAATACAACTCAAGCTCTCTCAATTCTCTCTGAACAGTTCAACGCTACTTACACAGGTTCTAAAACAGTTCGTGAAATGTGTTCTAATCTGATCGATGCATGTTATTGGGATAAGGAAGATCCCAACACTGTATATCATCAGTTTAAGACTCAAGATGGTATGCCAAATCGTATTGTTGAAGATAGTCAAATCATCTCTCTTGCTCTTTCCTATTCCAACTAATTATGCTCTTTAATTGTGACATTGCCTGGTATGATAGCAAAGGTAGGAGACACACTACAACGATTGAATCTGATCGAACAGATAGAGACTTTATCCGTCAATTAGTCGAAGCTCGTTATCCTACATCTAAGGTCATTATCAACCGAGTCTATCAAAAATGAACCGTTAATTTATCCCCTTCGGGTATCCATTCATTTCATTCATTATGAATCATCACATTTACCATCTAAGGAACACTGAGCTAGATCAGGATTTAGCTCTTATGTTATCACCTATTATAGCTGCCTATCGTCCCCATGATGACATCCCCAGTAAGGAACAATTAGGTGATCCCATACAACGAGCTACCTGTAATCCTTTCACTAATGTATAACGAGTGATAGCTAGATTTAACCCCTAAAATAAGGTCTAAATACTAGCTATTGCCTTTTTTATGCCAAATAAATGGCTAATTAAATATAAGCTAATGTTTGCGCTAAGTTACTACAAAGGGGCTACAGAGTGACTCGCTAGGTACTCATGGGTGCTTAAAATGGCTGATCTTATAGTCATCTAAGATCGTATTCTATCAGACCTTCTGCATAATGTCAACCCCCAAATCCTGTCAAATCACTAATCCTTATCTGTCATAAATCTCCGAGTCCTCAGAGACACATAAGAGGGTCTTATTTTCCGCCATTATTGTTAGTAACCTCGAAAGGTCTTCTACAGTATGAACACAACTCAAATGCATAAGTTCAACATCTACGGTGAGTTTATCCGCCCTAATGGTCATCAACAGTATGACATTCTGAGCTACATTGCCGAGACAAGAGAAGAGGCAATTGCTACATGTAGGAAGAACAATCCTCACTTCAACATTATCACAATTCAGGTAGATGATACAGCACCTGAGGTAGTGAGAATGCAACCCCTTATATAACACTTACTACATGACCTGATGATGTCATTAAACCCATCACACATACACACACTATTTCACACAAACTCTCATGTCCCGTTCTGTTCTCATTGGTCTGCTGCGTAAGGGAAAGACTGGTGAAGAAGTCCTTGCTATCTTGGACGCCATTTGTAACAACGAAGAACCACAGATTGAGAAGAGCTATGGTACACTCGAACCCCTGACATTCTGAGGGTATTATTGTTAGTTACCTCGAAATGTCCCCTATAGTATGAACATGACTCAAACCACAATGGTTAACACTTTCACTGAGAACTTTGACATCATGGGTGATATGACCATCGATGAACTTATCTCGTTCGTTGATATCAACCCCGTGTCAGTTGTTCACTCTCCCTCTCCAAATTGTTCGGAGTCTTATGACATCACCTTCAAAACATTTGAAGACATGATGACATTTACCAGAGGATACTTTGGAGACTACAGTGATACCGAGATCCGTGAAGTTATGGGTTGGTAAGTAACACTCACTGGGGTCACAGTTGTTATCAATTAGTGACCCTACAGTTCTTGACACTTAGAGGGGTTATATGGTAGACTGACAGTGTATCGATTCGACAGTGTTTTTGGCGGGTCGTTGATACCGCGGGGACCGCAAAGAGCCCCCCCTTAAAAGAAATTGCGGCAACTCTAACCTACAAAGGTCCCCAAACGGCCTTAAGAAAAGCCGCCGATAAAAAAAATTTCTATATAAAAAATTCCCCCATAAAGATTTTCCATATGGCCCCTTCAGAAGACACGAAGTTATATCACATCTACTTAAAGAACGAGTGTGTACTTCATAGTTTGTCAGAGGAGAATTTTAAGAGTAGTTGGGAGACCTTACAGAATCTGGTGGGGCTTGTGAAGACTGACTATCATTCTGAGGATCTCTCATATGAAGTAGTGGATGTACTACAGGATAGAGAGGATATCAGTAATCTGTCAGATAGTTCACACTGACAGTGAGGAATACCGAAGGTATTTCGAGATTGACAGAGTACTACATAATTGGTATAATAATGATTGAAATGGAGTGATTCTAATTCATGGCAAAAGGTTTTACAGTAAAGGCTTCAACACCAAAAAAAGATAAAGGTCCAGAGTGGGACTACGAAGCCATTAAAGAGAGAATGAGGGGCAAAGCGATTGTCTTCTGTCTACCTGGAAGGGGATGTTCATATGCATTCATGAAGAACTTTGTACAATTGTGTTTTGACTTGGTTCAGAACCAGATGAGTATTCAGATCAGTCAGGACTACTCGTCGATGGTGAACTTCGCACGTTGTAAGTGTCTCGGCGCCAATGTATTGAGAGGGCCTGACCAGATTCCTTGGGACGGTAAGCTTCAGTATGATTATCAGTTGTGGATTGACTCTGATATTATTTTTAACACCGAGAAGTTCTGGCAGCTGTGCGACCTAGCGTTAAACTCTGAGGGAGAAGAGAAGGAGATTGTTGCTGGTTGGTATTCGACTGAGGACGGGCGAACAACCTCTGTTGCACATTGGCTGGAAGAAGATGACTTCAGGAATAATGGTGGTGTGATGAATCATGAGATGGTTGATGGTATTCAGAAACGTAAGAAACCCTTTACTGTTGACTACACTGGTTTTGGATGGGTGATGATTCAGAATGGTGTCTTTGAGAATAAGGCAATGAAGTATCCTTGGTTTGCACCAAAGATGCAAGTGTTTGAATCTGGTGCAGTTCAAGATATGTGTGGTGAAGACGTTTCGTTCTGTCTGGATGCAATTGACGCAGGATATAATATTTGGTGTGATCCACGGATTCGAGTTGGTCACGAGAAGACAAGAGTCATTTGATTCTGAGGTGGGTTCCTTGACAGGACCCACCTTTTTTAGTATGATATGGGGGTACAAATGAGACAGGCATGACCTATCGACCAAAGAACGAGTGTGACGATTGTGGTTACACTTGGTATCCAAGAGGAAAGAATCGTTCACTGAGATGTCCACATTGTGGAAGTCGTGATATCATTCAATATGAAACTCGATACACCACTAATTGGTGGCCTCTTAAATTCTTAGTGATTTTATTTGTGTCTTTCATTATTGGTATGAAGGCTCAAGAAGCTAAGAATGATGTTCTGACTAATGTGGCTATGATTGGTTGTCTAGGTGGTGCAGTTGGTTTCACTATTTCTTACGCAAGAGATTAATGGCAAAACTCAAAAAATCTTTGACTGGTCAGACGATGATCGACTCGACTCCGAAGAAGACTCGTCAGGGCATGGGTAAACACACGAAACTTGCAGCAACTTCTGCTAATAAGAAGAAGAAGCGTTATCGTGGTCAAGGACGTTGATCGAAGGTTATAACCTAACTGTATACACTTATCTCGCTCCCAGTAAAGTCTGTGACGGGGTAGGTGTTTTTTCTTTGGTTGATATTCCAAGAGATACTATTATCTTCAAACCAAAGAGGTGTATTCAGATTACTGATGTGTCTCCTGAGATACAGACCTATCTCAAGAAGATGACTTATTATGATGGTAATGGGTATTGGATTGATGATGATCTACAACGATTAGGTCAACAGTATTATATCAATCATTCACATCATCCGAATGTAGCTTACGAACGTAGTACAGGACAACTGTATGCGATTCGTGATATAATTAAGGACGAAGAACTCACTGATTATTATTTTCCAGGAGAAAGGGATTGGCTTACTTAAATCACAGTTTACCTGATTGGTCTTGTTACATTCGTAATGAGTTCCTGTATAACCATAAGAAGGGACATGGAGAAGTTACTAAGGCTGATGTCCATAGTGTCGCGAGTATGGAGAAACGTGTCCCTTTGTTTGAGGCGTTTTTGGAGAATGGTGTCAATTGGACACGGAGACCACTACATGCCTTCTGTTGGGACCCACAGGCCGAGATAGAACCCTTAGAGGACATCATGTACTGGGATTGCTTTAGTCCTTATATTGACGTACAGAGACGACATCGACTTGCTGGTCTTCAGGCACAATTGATTCGACCTGATGATAAGAAAGTATTGGGTGATTATATGTTCACCTTAGATTGGTCCTGGGAGAATAAAGGTGTACCAGACCTAAACTATTCAGAAACTCCTGAACATAAGTGTGCACACCTGTTTAAGGTTGAAACTGGTAATTATTACGCCTATCCTAATAATCGGATCATTTGGTACGATAATGCATGGACATTCAAACGTATTGATAAGAATCCTGGTTTTGAGATTGATACCACTGTCTATAGTGTAGAGAACAAGAGAAAGATGGAAACATCTGATCACTACATGTATGAGGTGACTGATCTAGAAGAACCACAAGATGATTATGATGGTTTGATTGATACTTGGAAATCACAAGAGTTTAGATACGCTGATCCGCAATAAATAATCAAAAAGTGTTATGGACGATAAGAACTTTTTGAGAGAGATTAATCACGATCAGAAAACACCAAAGAATCAGAAGAAAGTCCGTCAAGATGGTTTCTATGAAGCGTCTGAAGCGGACTGGAAAGACTTCTGGGAGAATGAAGATAAAACTGAAATTTTAACTGAGTAATTTGTCGGGATACCCCTATAAATAACCCTAGATTGTTGTAACATAGTTAAGTGCCAGTCCAAAGGGTAAGTAAAGGGTTCAAGGACGTTAGTGCAACGTTCAAGATCAACCCTATGAATTTCGACCTGATTTCAATATCAAATGAGACTGCGATTGCACGTGCAATTCGTAATCTTGTATTTACGGTACCTGGCGAAAAACCATTTGAACCTAATATCGGTTCTAGGGTCACTGCTCTGTTATTTGAAAATCTGGACGTTCTAACTGCTAGTACAATTCAAAGTGAGATTGAATCTACAATCATCAACTATGAACCTAGAGTAGAATTAGTACAGGTTAGAGTAACACCTGATTATGATAACGGAGCATTTGATTGTTACATCAAATATAATATTGTTGGAATCGATGTTCCACAACAACAATTATCATTTGTATTACAACCGACTAGGTAAATGCCTCTAGTTAATTTCGCAAACTTAGATTTTGATCAGATCAAGGAATCCATTAAGGATTACCTTCGTACAAACTCAAACTTCACTGACTACGATTTTGAGGGATCGAATCTAAGCACAATTATCGATACGTTAGCATATAATACGTACATTACCTCATATAATGCCAATATGGTATCTAATGAGGTATTCATTGATAGCGCCACTCTCAGGGAGAATGTGGTGTCTCTCGCGAGGAATATAGGATATGTACCAAGGTCTAGAAAGAGTTCAGTAGCAAATGTATCTTTCGTTGTAAATGCATCTGGTACAACAGCAGTTGCGCTGACACTAAAAGCTGGTGCTGTATTGACTTCAAGATCAACACAGTCTGATAGAAATAAAAATTATATCTTCTCAATTCCAAATGATATCACCGTTCCTGTAGAATCGGACGGTTTTGCACGTTTTAATATTGATGTATACGAAGGAACATTCTTAACTCAGACGTTTACTGTCGATACTGGTAACCCTCAACAGAAATTTATCCTTCCAAACTCTGGTATTGACACCGACACCTTGTCAGTAATCGTCAAAGATACTGAACTTTCGACAGTTTCAAGAAAATTTGAACTTTTTGACAGTCTTTTTAACGTTACTAAGGATACTAGGTGTTATTTCGTACATGAAATTTCGCAGGAGAGGTATGAATTACTGTTCGGAGATGGAATTTTTGGCGTCAAACTTGATAATAATAACTTTGTTCAGGCAACATACATTGTTTCCAACGGTTCAGCCGCCAACAATATCAATAATTTCACTTATATCGGCAATATCGTAGATAATAACGGTGCAAGTGTAAGTCAAGGAGTCTCAGTTGTCTCTACAAACGTTCCTTCTTACGGCGGAAAAGAGATCGAAAGTGTCGAATCGGTCAAAAAATACGCTCCGCAGATCTACGCATCACAAAATAGGGCAGTCACAGCAGCAGATTATGAGGCTTTAGTCCCTCAAATCTACCCAGAAGCCGAATCTGTGTCTGCTTTTGGTGGCGAAGACTTGAATCCACCTGAATTTGGTAAGGTTTTCATCAGTATTAAGCCTTATAACGGCGTATTTTTGTCAACTGCCATCAAACAAAACCTCCAACAACACATTAAAAAGTACACTGTTGCAGGAATTAGACCCGAAATCATCGATCTTAAGTATCTTTACGTCGAAGCAGACGTTGAAGCGTATTATAATCCAAATAAAGCACCATCTGGATCGTTTGTTCAGAATGTGGTAACTCAAAATATTGCAAAATATGCAGATTCTTCAGAATTAAACCAATTTGGTGCTCGATTTAAGTATTCAAAGTTCCAAAAAGTCGTAGATAGCAGTAATGAATCGATGACATCGAACATTACGACCATCAAAATGAGAAGAGATATGCAAGCAAGGCTAAATACCTTTGCTGAATACGAACTTTGCTTCGGAAATCGCTTCCATGTCAAGAATCATGGCCACACTCCAGTCTATGATGGTACTTTACTTGGTTATAATATTAGATCAACTGGATTTACAGTAAGTGGAATTAGTGGAACTGTATATCTTGGTGATAGACCGACTGGAAACCTTCAAAAAGGAACAGTTTTCCTATTCAAATTAAATTCACCAACTGAACCAATTATCGTTAAGCAGAATGTTGGTACGATTGATTATATAAAGGGAGAAATAAGATTGAATCCTATTAATATTATTAGTACACAAGTAAATAAGAACTCTCCTATTGTCGAAGTATCTGCAAATCCATTCTCAAATGACGTTATTGGTCTCCAAGATCTCTTCCTACAATTGGATGTAAATAATACAACAGTGAGTGCTGTATCTGACAACATTTCTTCTGGAAATGATGTTTCTGGTACAAATTACATCGTATCATCAAGTTACAGTGTGAATACATTGGTAAGAGGAAATCCAATTGTCACCATTGATGTGAATTCAGAGACTGCGTCCGCAACTTCTGCTTCACAAACGGTGACACCTTCAACAACATCTTCTAACACGTTCGGCAGATCCTACTAATTAATAAAAAATGGCAGTAGATAGAGTAAAATTCCAGGAAATTGTCACCAGTCAACTTCCAAGATATATTAGAGAAGATTTTCCTCTTCTTTCGGATTTTTTAGAGCAATATTATATTTCCCAAGAGTCTCAAAGTGGACCTGCTGATATTATTCAAAACATTGATCAATATGTTAAGGTAGAAGAGTTATTTGATATTGTAGATAATACGACTTTATCGTCGAATCTCAGTCTGACGGCGAAAACCATCCCTGTATCGTCAACTATTGGTTTTCCTGAAAATAATGGTATCGTTCAAATTGATAATGAGGTCATATTTTACTCTGGTGTCACTCCAACCTCATTAACTGGATGTAAAAGGGGATTTAGTGGTATCACAACCTATATCACTACAGGAAATCCTGATGAATTGACTTTTAGTCAAACTGATTCCGAAACACATAGTTCAGGTGCAGAGGTAAAGAACCTTAATGTGCTGTTTTTGAAGGAATTCTTCAAAAAACTCAAAAAACAGGTCACACCAGGCTATGACGATAGAAATTTTTACGGAGATTTAAATAAAAAGAATTTTATCTACAATGCTAAGAGTTTTTACTCTTCAAAGGGTACCGATCAATCATTTGAAATTTTATTCAGAGCATTGTATGGTGAGGATGTCGAAATCCTGAAGCCATCAGAATTTCTTTTCACACCATCTAATGCAAACTATAAAGTTACTAAGGATTATGTTGTTGAAAAACTTCAAGGCGATCCCTTAGACTTAAAAAATCTCACTATCTTCCAAAAGAGGACAGGGGCAAGGGGTGCAGTCACGAATGTTCAGAGAATTCCCTATGCAGACTACCAATTTTATCAAATCAGCATTGATCAAGGTTTTGATTACACCAGTGACACTGCTTCAATCTATGGTGAATTCAAACCAAATCCATTAACGAAAATTCTTGAGAGTGTCAGTATTGGTGCATCTATCATCAGTGTTGATTCTACCATAGATTTCCCTGAGTTTGGAAATTTGGCTATCAAGAACGTTGATGGTCAGGAAATGTCCATTGGATACTCTGGAAAGACTTCAAACCAGTTTTTCAATTGTGATGGGATCGGTAGAAACATCGATAAGACAGAAGATGTCAAACTTGATGACTATTCTTATGCATATGTTGGAATTAATACCGATACAGAGATTCAGGTACGTTTTACATCGACTCTGAAAGACTTTGTTCAAAATGAGAGAACAAATTACTTCAGACCTCTTGATACTATTCAGATTAAATCTCTTGGTTATGAGGCTACAACCAAAAAGAGTAATAATTGGTTCCTCAACATCAAACCAAAGTATAGAGTTGCTGAAACCACAGTCATTGATCCTCTTGCTTTTATATACCAGTTTAAATTCTATGATACTCACTTCTTTAGTGAAGGATATGAGTTAAGGTATGAAAATCCCGATCAAAATATCTCTTTGTTGGGAACAGTCATTAGGGTTATTTCAAAAGATACAGTCAATGTAAGATTTTCCGTACAAGTTCCTCTTACAGGTGAATTTTACGTTGAAAATCAACTTTTGAAGGGATCTTCAACAAGATATCCTTATATCGAAGAATTTGTTGCAAACGTTCAGAATACGTATGCCAAGTTTGATGGTGAGGTGATGGTTTCATCGAACTCAATTCCAAAATTTGATAATATTTTAACGAATACCTACAATTGTAGTGTAACCTTTTCAACATCCCTTCAAAGCACACAGGTTATAACTCTTCCGACCAACCCAACGACTTTACCTGATCATGGGTTCCATACAGGTGACTCTGTTTACTTCCAGTCAGCTGGTCAAGGTTTTGAGGGTGTGTCATCAGGATCTTATTTCGTAAGAAGAATCAATGAGAGTCAGATTAGTCTCTCAAGAAGTAAGGCAGACTTATTCAAAGGAACATACCTCACTTTCAATGGTAATGTCACAAATGCATCTCTGACATTACTTGAATTCTATAAGAAAAATATCGAACCTCAGGGTATTTACAGAGAAATACTTGAACCTACTAATAATAGAATTGATAATCAATTTACAAAATCTGGTACTACTGGTATTTGGAATAATGGTGTTGAACTGTTAAATTATAAGTCTACGAATAGTGTCTACTATGGTGACATCATTAGCTTTAATGTTACGAGAGGTGGAGAAAATTATGACATCATTACTCCTCCTGTTGTAAAAATAACTGATGAAACAGGTGTTGGTGCAACAGCTATTGCCAACGTAATTGGAAGTCTGGAAAGACTTGACGTTACTGACCCTGGTTTGGGTTATTATGCACCACCGACCATTACGATTAAGGGTGGTAATGGTGTAGGTGCGGCTGCAAAACCAAGAATGGTTTCTATTGTTCATGAAAATCCATTCAATGCAAATTCAAATGAAGTAAATCTTGCCACTGACGAATTATCCTTTAAAACAGATCACAAATTACTAGATGGTGAAAGTGTCATCTATCAACCAAGAGGTACAAAAGGAATCGCTGGTCTCACAACTGATTCCGAATATTTCGTATTTGTAACTGGTCAAAAAACTCTTAAACTTCATAGAAACAGAGCTGATGCTATTGTTGGTATCAATACTGTGATTCTAACTCAGTTTGGTGATGGTGTTCAATACATTACCGCATCTAAACTGAAATCCGTTGTCTCCAGTGTCGTAATCACTAATCCTGGAACAGGTTATGAAAATAAGAAGAGAACAATCCCATCTGTTGGTGTCAATACCGTTTCAAACAGAGTTGAGATTGTAAATCATGGTTATAAAGATAGAGAAATTGTAAGATATACAAGAGATGACTCTTTACCAAGAGTTGAGGGACTATCCGAAAATAAAGATTATTATGTCTTGAAAATTAATGATGACGAATTTGCTCTCACTGAAGTTGGTACTGATGGTAAACCAGCATCATATTACTTTGACAGAAGAATAACAATTGATTTTACTAATGCAGGTAAAGGTTCTTTCAACTATCCACCTATCACCGTTGATGTTGAAGGGGCAGCAGCATCATTTGATAAAACCTTTGTTGAGGATTTCCAAGAACTTTACGTAATTGAATCTCCAATTACTGAAAATATTATCACACCAGTATCAGTTCTTGCTTGGACAGATACAGAAGCAGAGATTCATAATCCATATTATGTTCTCGTCAGTGAAGGTGCAAACTGGCTTATCAGTGATGACCCCTTCATTGGTAATATTTTTCTGTATGAAGCAAAATTACAACCAATATTCAGAGGTTCTATTCAAACCATCGATACGGTAAACGGTGGTGTTGGATACGGTGCATCAACAATTATTGACTTTAACAGACAACCAGAAGTCACTTTCCAATCAGGCGAAGGAGCACTATTGACTCCTATCATCAACAACGGTCAGATATCAGAAGTTGTTGTTCTCTCTCCTGGTAATGGATATAATTCTCCACCAGATTTAGTTGTCAGAAGTTTAGATGGTAAGGGTGATTTTGCAATTCTTGTTCCAGTAATCTCAAATGGCCAAATTGATAGTGTAATCGTTCAAAAAGGTGGAGCTGGATATACAGCAGGTAAAACATCTGTTGATGTAATTGCAGCAGGTCAGGGTGCAAGAGTTCAAACCATGATCAGGGGTTGGAACATTAACCTGTTTGAGAAGAACTTTAACAATATCTTGGACGATGATTGTGTATTGACGGAGAATATCGCTAATACATCTTTACAATTTGCATCCTTCTTTGCCCAGAGACCCCTTAGAGCAGCTTCTAATTCAATTAATGGATTTGAAGAGGATAATATCAAGTATGGTCTTTTTGATCTTCAATTGACCACAGGTGGTGAGGAAACATCCAGTGGATTCCACTCTCCTATTTTTGGATGGGCATATGATGGAAATCCAATTTATGGTCCATATGCATACGATAAGATTAATGGATCTGGTAGCATTCGTCGAATGCAGAGTGGATATAAGTTGAAGAATACACCAGTCAACAGACCATCATACACAGCATTCCGTAATGGATTCTTCGTTGATGACTACGAATTTGTTGGAGATGGTGATCTTGATGAATACAACGGTAGATTCTGTGTCACACCTGATTATCCAAATGGTGTGTATGCTTACTTCTGTACTATCAGTAATGATATTGAATCTTCTGGTCCTTTCAATAAATATAGACTTCCACAGTTCCCATATGTTATTGGTGACAAGTTCAAGTCTTTACCGAATGCATTCAACTTCAGATCATCGTCCAATCAAACTGAATATGACATCACCAAAAATAACTGGTTGAGAAATACCAGATACTATTTTACTAATGGTGGAAATAATGGATACGATTATATCTTTAATTCGGATCTGATAAGAAATTCATCTGTAGATATCACTGCAACCACTAGTGGTGGTATTGATATTGTTGATATCAAAGATCCAGGTGAAAATTATAAAGTAAATGATAAAGTCATCTTTGATTCATCTCAAACTGATGGAAGAGGTGTAAATTGGAGAGTTGCTGAAATTAAGGGTAAAGATGTCACTCAGGTAAGTCTTGCAAAAACAGTATTTGAAGATTCTGAATTTGTAGGTGATGCATCTAGAAATGCTTTCACTGGAATCACTTCAGTACCTCATGATTTCTTGACGAATGATATTGTCTTTGTTGATGGTCTGTCAGAATTCTATAGGGGATTTACTGGACCATTCAGAGCGGGTGTTTCAAGTGAAAGATGGTATACATCAGTTGGTATTAAGACTGGAACAGTCACTGGTATCGTAACGTTTGTTTATCTCAGCGGTATTATTGATGAAGCTATTATTAGACCGAATGACATTCTAAGAATTGATCGTGAACAATTCAAAGTATTAAATCTTGATGTTGCATCAGGAAGAGTGAGAGTTGAGAGAGGTTATAACAGCTCACCACAAACTACTCACACAGCTGGTACTCTTGTGAGAGATGATCCCAGAAAGATTAGATTTAGTGCTCCAGGTATCTCTACATTCAAACCTTTAAATTTAAACAAGACTCATTACTTCATGCCTAATGAGTCTGTTGGTCTTGGAACTGCTACTGCAGGTACTGCAACGACAATTACATTCTCAAATCCTGGTGTTGGTATCACACAGTTGAGACTTCAACAACAACAATTCTATTATCCAGATCACGGACTTGAATTAAATACTCCACTCAAATATTATAAGGGTGGTGGTACTTCCTTAGCAGTTTGGAGTGGTATTCAATCTTCCTCGATATTCAATCTTGATGAGACAAGAGATTTGTTTGCTGTACCTATTACTCAAGATATTATTGGTCTGGCATCGGATAGAGTTGCCTTGAGTACGGTAACCAATCAATATGTTGGTGTCGATAGTACTAAAGGTGGATTATTATACTATACCAATTCTACCAATCTTGGACAGACACATAGTCTTGTTACTGTTCTTCCAACAGTTCTCACGGGTAGAATCTCTCAAAATGTAGTGACAGTTTCTACTGGTGAAACTCATGGTATGAAGAGGGGTGATAGGATTTTGGTTGATGTAAATCCAACGACAACCACAACAGTTAAGGTTCTTTATGATGATTACAATAGAAGAATAGTATTTGATAGAGATACCATTGAACCATCTGGTATCAACACAAGTAATAATTCGTTTACTGTTCCAATTAACAAGTATAGAACTGGTGATAAAGTCATTTACACTTCTGGAGATCCATCAGAGGGTCTGAATGCAAATGAAATGTATTATGTTTATGTCTACAAGGATGACGTAATCAAACTTACAGATGAAGTTTATCAATTGTTCTCAGAAAACCCAACTTTTGTCAATGTTGGTTCTGCAACAACTGGAAGTATTGCAAGAATTAATCCAAGAATCGAAGTTCAGAAGAATCAGGATTTGAAGTTTGATTTATCCGATCCCTCATTGTCATTTGTTGATAAGACAATCACATATTCTGCATTTGAGATGCATCTTTATAGTGACTCTCAGAAGATTAATGAATTCTTCACAACAAAAACAAATTCAAAATTTGAAGTTACAACTTCAGGACAAATTGGTATCGATAGTACGGCAAACCTCACTTTAAGTATAAGTAACGAACTTCCTGAGAGTCTGTATTATGGTTTTGAACCAGATAACCTAGACATCATACCACCAGTCAAGTTGAGAATATTTGAAGATGACCAAGTATTCAAACATAACACTATTGGTGTCGTACCAAATAAGTTTGATGGTGTTTATAGTGTTGTGGGGGTAACTTCAGATACCTTTGATTATAATATCCCTTATGATAGTGATACTGTTACTTCTTATGGTTCAACCAATTCAACGGTTAAGTATAACACCACTTCACCAACTGCATTTGGACCTATTAATAGAGTAACTGCAGTCAATGAAGGAATTGGTTACAAAACTCTGCCTGGATTTACATCTGTAAGAAGTGCAAAAGGAACTGGTGCATTATTAGAGCCAAGAAGTACAACAATTGGTTCGGTTCTCAAACAGAAGATAAACTATATTGGATTTGGTTTCCCATCCGACAATACTCTGAACATTGTTGCAAATCTTCCACAGGTTCTCAGAGTAGAACCACTTGGTAAATTCGAACAGATCGGTATTTCTTCGGGTGGTGTTAATTATAGTCAACCTCCACAATTGGTTGTTCTTGACGGTTTAACAGGATTACAAATTACTGACCTTGATCTGAGATTTGACTTTGATCAGACCTTTGTAGATATTGTTCAGAATACACAATCTCTGAATGATGTTATACCAGAGATTATTCCCGTTCAAAACACTAATGGTTTCAGTATTAGTTCAATCACTTACAACAATACCTCAAAAGTTGTACGTTTGACTTTCTCTCATCAATTCAGTGATCCTGAAGATTGGCCATTTAAGGTTGGTGAAGAATTCCTCGTAGAAAACGTTGCAATTGGTTTTGGAACTGTAGGTAAAGGTTACAACTCTGAAGATTATGGATATAAACTCTTCAAGGTGACTTCATTAGATAGTCAACTCGGAGGAAGTGGTGCATTTATTGAATATAGTCTTTCAGACGTTCTTGGTACAGGCGAAGTTCCTGGAGCAGTTGTAAGTACTGTATCTGGTACTGTAACTCCTAGAGTATACTTCCCGATCTTTGATCCTGTCATTAAAACTTCACCTCTGTTGACTGGAGAAAGGGTCACAAATGAAGGAAGAACTGGTATTGTTGAAAGATTTGATGAGGTAAGTAGATATCTCTTCGTTTCTGCTGAAGATGACTTTGTGGTTGGAACAGATGTGGTCTCTGAAACATCTGGTGTAAGAGCAACAATTTTAGACACAACTGTGTTTGATTCAACGATCAAACTTGGTGTTGGTGCAACATTTATTGATGGTTGGCAAACAAACTCTGGTTTCTTGAACGATAATCTTCAGGTGATTCCTAATAATGAATATTATCAAAACTTCTCATACTCTCTTAAATCGAGAGTTGCTTTAGACACATGGGATGATGCTGTAAGTTCTCTGAACCACACTGCAGGTTTTGAAAAATTTGCTGACTTGGTTATTGATAATAATGCACCTGGTATCGTAACAGCAGCAGACATTGAGATTTCAACTGTTGTCGATCTCATTGGTGAGGGAATGCTCAACTGTTTCCCTGACTTTGATGGTGCAACTGAAAGAACTTTGGATATTTCGAATGGAAGAACTATCTCCAATGAGATTGTATTTGAAACAAAAGTTCTTGTTGACTACTTCGAGTCAAGAGGAAATAGAGTTCTTAAAATCGATGACTTTAGTGATGAGTTTGATAGTGATCCAAGAGATACACCTTTCTCAATCATCAGTTTCTTTGATAACAAGTATGCATGGAATAAGTTCTTTACTCTTATTCAAGATACTGAAATTAGAAATAGAAAACAGTTTGGTATTGTCACCCTCCTTCAAAATGGTTCAGATGGTTTCTTGAATCAATACGGTACAGTTGATACAGGTAAAGCACTTGGTTCATTTGAACATATCAGTATTGGTACAAGTCAGTTTGGTCTCGCATGGTACCCAAATCTCTTCGAATACAACAACTATGAAGTATCTTACTTCAACTTTGCTGGTGTAGAAAGTCTGACAGGAATTGGATCAACTGCAATCGGTAGTATGGTTTCAATAGCTTCATCTTCTGTCGCTGTTGGTGTTGGTACTACAACCACATTATTAGAACTTCCAACTGCAACTAGATCTGCAAAAGTTCACATTCAAATGGAAGATGGTAATGACAACTACTTCTATAATGAACTGAACGTCCTTCATGATGGTACAAATGTACAACTCCTTCAATATGGCGATATTGATACTACCACCGATCCATCTTCAGGGTTTGGAACTTACACTGCAAACATAAGTGGTAGTAATATCGAGATTGACATTCATCCTACCGTAGGAACTGCTGTAACGGCAAACATCTTGTCAGTCGAGGTACATGGTACAAACACTGGTGTTGACACCACTGGAATGATCGTGACTAACCTTTCATCATACCATACAAGTATCTCTTCATCTGGTACACCTACTGCCAATGAGATTGCATCTTTCAATAATCCATTTGCTGCAGAGTACTTCATGGTAACTGTCCATGATACTACGAATGATGAGTATGAAATGTTTGAGTGTCATGTCTTGGACTCCACTAGTAATCAAAATATTACTAAGTACGGTAGAATTGACACTATCTCTGGTGTAGGACTTGGTACCGTTGGTATGACCAAGACTGGAAGTTCGATTAGTTTGAACTTCACTCCAAATGCAAACATCGCTGTTGATGTGAAGACATTTGGTATTGGTCTAAAGAACTATAACAATATTACGGGTATCACTTCAATCAGTGACCTTCAAAATAATATTCTCTTCTCTAACCATGGTACTTACACAGGTACCCAGTTCGATACAAGAAGAGCATTTAACCTGAAGCACAATGATCTTCCAATCTTCCAGAGAGCATTCCTTGGAAATAATTCAAGTATTGTAGATCTTACAAATAATTTGATCACCGTTCCTGATCACTTCTTTGTCACTGGCGAAAAACTCATTTACAGCTATGAGAATTCATTATATGAGTCCACTAATGCAATAGGAATTGTCACACAATCAATCGCAGGTGTTTCCACTGACAAACTTCCAACAGAAGTCTATGCAGTTAAAGTAAGTGAAACTCAGGTCGGTCTTGCTACTAATGCAGCTGCAGCACTTAAAGGCACTCCTGACACCATTGATCTTTTGACTCTTGGTATTGGAACATTCCACAAGTTGACATCAACCAATCAAAATGCAAGAGCATTGTTGGCTATCGATAATATGATTCAGGCTCCAGTCACTGAGGTTGTAGTCTCAACAACTCTGAATGAGGAAATTATATTCGATGTTGACTTTGAAGTCACTGGAATCACATCATTCAAAGCAAATGATCTGATTAAGATTGACGATGAGATCATGTTGATTCAGAACGTTGGTGTGACTGCAGCAAATAGTTTCAAGGTTCTGAGAGCACAGATGGGTACTGGTGTTGGTACTCATGCAAACGGTACCACGGTTCAGAAACTTGGCGGTAACTACAATATTATTGATAACACTGTTCACTTTGCTTCTGCACCTTACGGAAATATTCCAATCGGAACAGATACTGCAGGTCCTGATAATGTAGATTGGTCAGGTATCACCACTCATTCTACATTCCAAGGTAGAACATTCATGAGAAGTGGTATTGAAGATGAAACTACAAGTACTTATAGTACCAACTTCACTTTTGATAACATTCAAAAGGATTTCAATGGTCAGAAGAAGGTATTCTCACTTCGTCAGAATGGAAGTAATATTACTGGATTTGCAACTAACCAAGCAATCATTCTGAACTCTAACATTCTTCAAGAACCACAGGGTGCTCAGGCAACTACTGGTGACTTTACTCTAAGTGAAACTGCTGGTGTTACGAGTATTACTTATCTTGGTGAAAGTAGTTCTTCTGAGGATGATCCTAACAGAGCAACTCTTCCAAGAGGTGGCACTATTATCTCGGTTGCATCAACACCAGGTTTTGGTTTCCAACCTCTGATCTCTGCTGGTGCTTCATGTTTCGTCTCTGGTGGTGGTACAATCACTTCAATCGAAATTGGTAATCCTGGATCTGGATACAGAGTTGGTGTTCAGACAGTTCAGGTTGGTATCATTACAACTAACGTTGGTTTTGCAACTGTTGTCAACATTGGTACTGCAACCGTTCAAAACGGTGAGGTCGTAGCAATTACGACATCTTTCTTCGGATCAAATCTTGATCAGAATAATCCACCACAAGTTGTAATTGATGCACCTCTTCCGTATCAAGGTATTCCACTTGTATATGCAGATGGAACGACTGGTATAGGTACTGGTGCTAGGGTTGATGTCAAGGTTGGTCAAGGTTCAAGTGTAATTAATTTTGAACTTGTAAGTGGTGGTCTTGGTTATGGTGAGAGTGAAGTACTCAGACTTGCCATTGGTGGTACTACAGGTATTCAAACAACCTCAAGTGCATCATTTGAACACTTTGAACTTACCGTATCTGATGTTTATCGTGATACCTTCAACGGATTCACAATTGGCGAACTCGACGTATTTGATAGACTTGATCCTCTGTTTGATGGGGTCAGAAAGACATTCCCACTTGAAATTGCAGGAAACTTATATGCAATTGAAACTGCTAAAGGTTCAAACATTGACATTGCACAGTGTCTGATTATCACCATCAATGACATTCTTCAGGTTCCTAATGTAGCATATAAGTTCAATGGTGGTAGTATTATTGAATTTACAGAACCACCTAAGAAAGGTGATGTATCTAAGATTATCTTCTACAAAGGCACTCCAGATATTGACGTTGTTCTGGTTGATATTCTCGAAACCATCAAGATTGGTGATACCTTACAACTGAAGAATGATTCTGGAAAGGGTCAGACATTGGCATTGTTCCAGGAGGAAAGAATTGTCACAGGTATCACAACCCTGGATACTGTCACAACTTTTGCTTATGATGGTCCTGGTATTACGACAAATCAGTCTCTGGTAAGACCAGTAACATGGTGTAAGCAGATTGACGACATTGTTATTAATGGTTCCTTTGTTACAAAGGATAGGGTTGAGTTTGAGCCATCGATCTATCCTTACGGATACATCACTCAATATATTGGTGTGAATACTACTGACGCATATGTCGATAGTGTAAGACCATTCTTCAATTCAACAAATGAAACGGCACTTCTTGATTATAACGATAGAGTAACGATCATCGACCAGACACCTATCGTTGGTGCATTAGCAACAGTTTCTGTCAGTACCGCTGGAACTGTCACTGGTTTTACAATCAGCAATGTTGGTTCTGGTTATTCTGGTTCAGCTGCTGTTTCTATCTCACAACCATTTGACATTGTGGGTGGTACAAGAGCAACTGCAACAGCCAACATCTCTGGTGGTGGTGTGACATCATTCACAATCACTAATGCTGGTGCTGGTTATTCAGCTGCTTATCCTCCACAAGTTCTAGTTGAAGTCCCTGAAGCAAGAAAAGAAACTGTTGGTGTCAATTCTTACTTCGGAGATCAAGGTATCATTGTTGGTTATGCTCAATCTGCTGGTGCTTTGGGAATCCTTGAACTGTATCTTCCATATGATTCGTTCATGAGAGATACCACCATTGTAGGAACAGCTCTTACAGTCAGTACACTCAGAACTGGTGATCTGTTTGTTGTCAATCTTTCCAACTTCGGATTATCGACGAATACTAGTGATGGTATCTATCGTGCACATTATGTTTATGACCATACGGTTGATTTGACATCTGTTGGTATCGGAACAACCGTAGTCAAGAGAGTTGAAATTGAAAATGTTGGATTTGGTGTTACTGCAGTTGGAACATTTACAAGAGGTAAGGATCTGGGTGAATACACCTGGGGTAGAGTTCAATTTAAGAATAGAGTTGCTGCTAAAGCTCTCACATTTACACCAAATGGATATGCTGGATTGACCACATCTCCAATCATACAGAGGACCAGACCTCTGAAGTTCAACAACTATCTAGTTTAAAATAAATAAAACATAGAAAAGGATCCTACAGTAGATGGCATACCAAGGTATTAATACTGGCACAACGCCAAATGATGGTACTGGTGACACTCTAGTTGCTGGTGGTGTAAAAATCAACAGCAACTTCACTGAGATTTATAATCTCCTTGGTAATGGAACCACTTTATCTGTTGGAGTTGTATCTGCAATAACCGCAGGAACAAATGTTTCGTTAAACACAACAACTGGTAATGTAACGGTATCTGTACCAACTCCAGTTTCTATTGCAACCACAGACGTTGACATTTCGAGAAACCTCAAGGTTGCTGGGATTACGACCTTAGGAGTTGTCACTGGAGCTACATATTATGGTAATGCATCTTATATCACACATTCTAAGTGGGATCTTGGTGCAGATGGATCCACACACTATCTCTTTACGGGTCCGGCTGGATTAAGTTCTACAGCAGATCCAGTCATCTACTTGGCAAGAGGTCAGAATTACGAATTTGTCAATAATATGGGTGCCCATCCATTTGAAATTCGTTCATCAAATGGTGGATCCGCATTCTCAACAGGTGTTACAAATAATGCAGTGTCTAACGGAACTCTGAGATTTGAAGTTCCATTCAGTGCACCAAACTCGCTGTACTATCAATGTACAACTCACGCTGGTATGGGTGGAACGATTGTTATCTATCCGAACTTGTTCACGGTCTAAATTAACGTCTAAATAAGAAAAAAGTCCTCTAACAAATGGCTGCGATAATTACTGATCAACTGCGTATCTTGAATGCGAAAAATTTTGTAGATTCTGTACAAGATTCTTCTAATTCGTATTATGCATGGATTGGTCTTCCAGATGCTCCTGAGTTTCAGAGTGATTGGAATACTGCTCCTCCTGCACCAAAGGATAGTTTAGATGATTCCAATTATTATTGGGATACTATGTTGGCCCTTAAAAAGATCAACAGTGGTGATGTAAGTCAGGTTGTAAGAAAGATTTCTTGGCAGTCAGGTACCACATACGACATGTGGAGAAATGATATTGACAGAGATAATCCTTCTCAACCATCTGGAGCATTTGATATCTATGACTCCAACTTCTATGTAATGAATAGTGAGTATAAAGTTTATATTTGTCTCTTCAATAACGCAAATCCAGAGAATAGTTTTAGAGGTGGTCCTTCTCTCGATGAACCTAATTTCACTGACTTAGAACCAAGACAAGCTGGAAGTAGTGGTGATGGTTATATTTGGAAATATCTTTATACTATCAAACCAAATCAAATTATTAAGTTTGATTCTACGAATTATATTGCCGTTCCAACTGACTGGGACACTAATGCATCTTACCAATCAGTTAGAGAAAATGCAGGTACAAGTGGTCAGTTAAAAATCGTCACGATCAGAAATCGTGGTGTTGGTATTGGAACAGCTAATGTAACTTACACAAGAGTTCCTATTCTTGGTGATGGTAGAGGTGCTGAAGCAACTGTTGTTATCAACAATGACTCCAAAGTACAGTCTGTCACTGTATCAAGAGGTGGTGAAGGATATTCATTCGGTACACTAGATCTTGAAAGGGGTGGTGTTCCTACAGGAACAATTACTCCAGTATTTGATGTAATCATTCCTCCTAGTGGTGGTCATGGTGCTGACATTTATCGTGAGTTGGGTGCATATAATGTTCTCTCTTATGCAAGATTTGAAAATGATACTCAGAACCCAGATTTCATCACTGGTAACCAGTTTGCACAAGTTGGTATTGTTAAGAATCCAAAGGCTTACAATTCAACCACTAATTTGACACTTGACAAAGCCAGTGCAGTATATGCACTGAAATTGGTTGGTACTGGATATAGTCAAGCAAAATTCACAGCAGATACTTTTGTTACTCAGACTGTTGGTCTTGGTTCAACTGCTGTTGGTAGAGTTGTTTCATACGATCAACAAACTGGCATCTTAAAGTATTGGCAGGACAGAAGAACTGCTGGTTTCAATACTGATGGTACAAAACTTACCACACCTCAGTATGGATTCGGACAATTAAAGTTCACCGCCGATCCTGTAAGTGGTGGTAGCGTAGACATTATTCCTACATCTGGAAATACTCTTCAAATTGACGGTGCTTTTACGGGTGTCTCAACGGTAATAAATAATCGTACCTACTACTTGGGTCAGGACTTCACTAAAGGAGTCTCTAATCCAGAGTCTGATAAGTACTCTGGTGACATCATTTATGTTGACAACAGACCTTCAGTTACTAGATCAGCTTCACAGAAAGAAGACGTTAAAGTTATCTTGCAATTTTAAGAGATATGCCACAGGAAACTAATCTCAATGTCGCTCCGTATTTTGACGACTTTGATCCGCAGTCGAATTATTACAAGGTTTTATTTAAGCCTGGTTTCCCAGTTCAAGCAAGAGAACTGACTGGTCTGCAGTCTATTCTGCAAAATCAAGTTGAACAAATGGGCAACCATTTCTTCAAAGAAGGTGCGAAGGTAATTCCTGGTGATCTGACTTACATTAAAGATTATTATGGTATTCAAATTGAACCAGAATTCTTAGGTATTCCTGTTGGTATCTACCTGGATCAAATTCTTAATACAACAATTACTGGTGCTACTTCTGGTGTCACCGCAAAAGTCGTAAAATATATTACAAACGAAGAATCGGAAAGAGGTGTATATACTCTTTATTTGAACTATGAAAACTCCGCAACTTCTGACGAAGAGGTTAGCACTTTCTTAAGTGGAGAAATTTTATTAACAAGTAAGATTATTACATATGCATCAACCTTTATCTCAGCAGGTGAAGGTTTTGCAACTTCTATCCCATCAAATGCACCTATCATTGGTTCGTCATTCAACATTTCTGATGGTGTATATTTCTTAAGAGGGCATTTTGTCAATGTAAGTGCTGAGACTCTTATTCTTGATCAGTATAGTAATACTCCTTCCTACAGGGTTGGTTTGGATGTTATTGAAGAAATCGTATCTTCAGATATTGATCCAAATCTTGCAGATAATGCTCAAGGTTTCAATAATTTCACTGCTCCTGGTGCAGATAGATTAAAAATTGGTACATATCTCGCCAAGAAAGCACTAGACAATTTTGAAGATGCGAATTTTGTCCAATTGTCCGAAGTTAAGGACGGTATACTTAGACTTGTAAATACAAATACTGACTACAATTTTATTGGTGATGAGTTTGCAAGAAGAACTTTCGATGAGTCAGGACATTATTATGTAAGGGCATTCAGAACAACTGTTAGAAATAGTCTAAACGATAACGAAGGAAACAGAGGTATATTTGAAGAGGGCCAAACCACTGATTATGGTCAAACACCAAATGACAACCTAGGTATCTATAAGGTAAGTCCTGGTAAAGCATATGTTAAAGGATATGAGGTAGAGACAATTGCCCCTACACTGATTGACTTCTTCAAACCAAGAACAAAGAAGACTAATAAAAATCAGGCTGTAAACTTTGGTTTTGGACCAACTCTGACATTGAATAGAGTTTATGGTTCTGCGACTATTGGTATTAATACAGACGGATCATTAAGTTTAAGAAGCGAAAGAGTAGGTTCTGATCAACTGGTAGCAGCAGGAAAAGAAATTGGTGTTGCTAGAGTATATGACTTTGCTCTTGAGTCTGGTTCTTATGACTCAAGTATTCCCAACATCAATCAATGGGACCTCTCATTGTTTGACATTCAAACATATTCTGATATTTCAGTAAATGAACCTGTCACACTTACAACATCGACTCACATCAAAGGTGAGTCGAGTGGTGCTACAGGATTCCTGAAGTACAATGTATCTGCAGGAACGGCACTAACTGCTTATGGTGTCAATGGAAACTTCCACAGAGGTGAGAGACTTCTGTTCAATGGAGTTTTGGATGATGCAAGATTCGTAACAGATGATACTAATTATTCATTATCGGATGTAAAATCGGTCCATGGTATTGTAGGTACTGCAAATACATTTACTGGAGACCTTGTTCAAGATTCTGTTCGTAATTTTGGTTCTGCAAATGTTGCTGCAGCAAGTGGTTCTCAGTCAAAAGTCTCTATCCCTGCCGATGCTGGATTTACTTTTGTTGGAATTGTTACCGTAGGCAATCTTGTCAGTTATTCAAGAGATTCACTCGACATCCAAAGTTTTGGTAGAGTTGTTAGTGTTGCAACAACTAATTTTGACATTGAGGCTGTTCAAACCGTAAATGGCGTATGTAATGGTGCTCTTCCAACATCATCCGAAACTGTTCAGAACTTGAAATTAATTTCAACTAAAGTTTCTGGTGGACCTGGGTCTGGTAATATTGCTAGTAATGAAGCATTATACAGTACATTACCTAAACTCAATATCAGTGATGTAAGTCTTGTAGGTTCTGATATTACAATCAGAAGACAATATACTACTAATATTTCAAATAATTCTACTGCCGCAATCAATGCAGGAGATAATGAAGTATTCTTACCATTTGACGAAGAAAGATATACTCTTATCAGATCGGACGGTACGACTGAAATTTTAACAGAGGATAAGATCTCTCTGACAAATGGATCAACAACTTTGACTATCAATGGTCTAGGTACAAATGATAGTGGTTCACGATTGATTACTACTCTCAGAAAGACTAACCTTAAATCAAAAGTTAAAACAAGAAGTATCGCTAAAGATCTTGTTATTAGTAAGTCTAAAGATTCTGCATCTGGTATTGGCTCTACAACCTTAAATGATGGTCTTGTATATGGAGACTATCCATATGGAACTAGAGTTCAGGATGAAGTAATTTCACTAAACATACCAGATGTATATAAGATCTATGGTATTTTTGAATCTGAAGATAACAGTGATCCAGTTGCTCCTAATATGACTTTAGGACAACTTGATGGTGAAACTTCGACCACTAATGATCTGATTATAGGCGAAACTTTAATCGGTCAGACAAGTGGTGCAAAAGGTATATTATTATCGAAAATTGATGATACACAGGTTGTTTTTACATACTTAAACAGCACAAGCTTTTCTAACAATGAAGTTATTAAATTCAAAACTTCAAATGTAAATGGTGTTTCGTCTGGTGTTAAGGCTGGTTCTAAGGAAATAACTGCCGACTTTAAATTTGATAATGGTCAAAGACAATCAATCTATGATTACTCTCGTATATTGAGAAAGTCTGAGGTACCAGTACCTGCAAGAAAAATCAGAGTTTATTTTGCATCTGCAGGATATCAAGACTCTGATGATGGTGACATCACCACAATCAATTCTTACGAAGGATTCGATTATACTAAGGATATTGGTGTGATCGGAAATTCTAGAGTCTCTGATATTATTGATGCAAGACCAAGAGTCACCGAATATTCAATCTCCGAAGGGGCAAACTCTCCATTCGAATTCAGTGGTAGAACTTTTGAAGATGGTCAAAATGGTAGAACACACAGTTCATCCCACATCTTGGCATCTGATGAATCTATGACTCTTGATTATTCCTATTTCTTAGGAAGAATCGATAGATTATACGTAGATACCACTGGTCGAATTGGTGTAGCTCAAGGTGCACCTGACGATAATCCAAAGGCACCTGATCCAATTAGCAATTGTATGAATATTGCTACGGTGTATCTCCCAGCATATCTTTATAATACTTCTGACGCTCAAGTATCATTTATTGATCATAAGAGATATCAGATGAGTGATATCGCTAAACTTGAGCAAAGAATTGCAAGTCTTGAATATTATACATCACTGAGTTTAATGGAGACTCAGACTCTCAACCTGTTTGTCAGTGATGCTAATGGACTTAATAGATTTAAGTCTGGAATATTTGTAGATAACTTCTCTACCCTTGCACCTCAAGATACAACAATTGGTATCAGAAATGCCATTGATAGAAAAAATGGTATCTTGAGACCAGCTCACTATACCACTGCACTAAATCTTCAACTTGCTACTAATGCAATCAGTGGTGTTGGAACAACCTCCAATACAAGTCAAGATGCTGAATTTGCAGATCCTGTAGGTGTTAACGTAAGAAGAACTGGTCAAATGGTAACACTTGACTATTCTGATGTTGAGTGGTTGAATCAACCATTTGCAACAAGAGTTGAGAACGTCACACCATACCTGGTTCAATTCTGGCAAGGAAACATTGAATTGATCCCAGATGTTGATGTCTGGATTGACACCACTCTGTTGGAAGTCAATAGTGTCATGATGGAAGGTTCTTTCCAAGGTATTGTAGAAGCACTTGGTGCAGAAATCACTACAAATGCAGATGGTCAGAGTGTAGGTGTTACTCCAATTATTTGGAACTCCTGGGAAACGACTGGTGTCAACTTGGATATATCCTTGGATAACCAAGTCAATCAGAGTACATCAACATCCCAGAACACAGTTTCTTCAAACGCTTCTACCAACTTTGGTGATGGTGGTAGTGCCAGTGTTGGTATTGATATTGCCCAAACAACCACAACGACAACTACAACAAATAATATTACTGCAACATCATCAATCTCCCTTAATCAACAACAAACTGGTGTTCAACATACAATTACTGAGAATATTGATACTGAATCACTTGGTACTAACGTGATTAATACTGAGATCATCAACTTTATGAGATCTCGTAATATTAATTTTGATGGAAGATCATTCAAACCATTTACTAGACTATATTCATTCTTTGATTCTGTCGATGTTACAAAATTCTGTACTCCAAAACTAATTGAAATTGAAATGCAGCATGGTACGTTTACCATCGGAGAGACTGTAGTTGGTACAATGAACAATGGTGGTTCAGTGGCAAATAATACTGATTCCATTCCAGAAATTACATTTAGAGTTGCCAATTCAAATCATAAGTTTGGTCCCTTCTCTGCACCTGAAGACATTTACATCACTAACCCATACAATCGTGACCTTACTATTCCTGCAAATTATTCGGAATCATCAACAATCCTCAATGTAGACCTCTTTAGTCTACAGTCTCAGGATACACCAGAATTCTATGGCTGGATTGAAACTGACATGATCTTAACGGGTCAAACCAGTGGTGCTCAGGCAAGGGTTACAAATAGAAGAATTACATCTGATAGAGTTGGTACTATTCAGGGTTCGTTCTGTGTTCCACCTACTGGCAATTCTGCAAATCCAACATTTGAAGCTGGAACATCTTCATTCAGACTTACAAACAGTAGCACGAATAGCTCAATCGAAGGTGTAACAACCACCGCTGGTGACGCACTTTTCTATTCACAAGGTACTCTTCAAACTACTCAAGAGACCACGTTGTCTCTTAAGAATGCATCAGTCGTCACACAAGACTTTGTTCAGTTCCAGACTATTAGAGACACTGCAACATCTAATACTATTCAAGTTATCTCTACAGATACGAATACTCAAATTACAGATGTTGACCTTGATATTGACGTTGAGGCTCCTGATCCCCCAGAACCAATCGTTATTGTTGAACCAGCACCAGCTCCACCTGCTGGTGGTGGAAATGGTGGTGGTGACCCACTGGCTCAAACATTCACAGTTGATGATAAGACAGGTATCTTTGTCACGAAGGTTGACTTCTACTTTAGAACAAAGGGCGAAAGTGCTCCTGTAATATTCCACATCAGAGAAACAACACTTGGTACACCAAATGCTAGAGTTCTTCCTTTCTCTGAAGTATCACTTGATCCAGACAAGATCAACCTCAGTGAAGACGGTACAGTAGCAACGACTTTCCAATTCCCATCACCAGTCTATCTTGAGGGAGAGACTGAATATGCGATGGTCTTGATGTCTCACTCAACAGACTATACCGTCTATATTAGTAGACTTGGTGAAGCAGACATCACTACATTAGGTGGTGGTGAGTCTGATCAGGTTATTGTATCAGAACAGCCTCTCCTTGGTTCGTTGTTCAAGTCACAAAACGCTTCTGTTTGGACACCAAGTCAATATGAAGACCTTAAGTTCAAACTCTATAGAGCTAATTTCAAACAATCTGGTAGTGTTTCTTTCTTCAACCCAAGATTGCCAGATTCTCTTGGTGTAGTCGATACAAATGGACTTTCACTTGAGCCAAGACAAATTAGAGTCGGACTTGGTACAACTGTCAATGATGCCAGTGTACCTGAAAGACTAACACTTGGTAATACCGTCAAACAGTTAAGTATTGGAGCACAAGGTACTCTTGTTGCTTTAGCTGGTTCTGCAACAGGTGATCTTTCACTTACAAACGTTGGTGCTGGATATACACCTTCATCTGGTGGATTTACTTACACTGGTGTTGCACTTACGGCAATTACGGGTAAGGGTATAAACGGTACTGCAGATATCACCATCCAAAATGGTGTTGCAATTGGTGCAACAATTAGAGCAGGAGGTAGTGGTTATGTTGTTGGTGATGTATTGACTCCAGTTAGTGTTGGTTCTCTTGATCTTGGATCTAATATTCAACTTTCAGTACAAGAAATTCTTGGAAACAACACTCTTGTTCTCGAAAATGTTCAGGGTAACTTCTCTACCAGTTCTGCATATCCATTGTATTATGAAAACAATGTTGGTTTCACTACAGAACTCAACGGTGTTGGTGGAAATGTCGTTCCTACATCACCAATTGCTATTACTCATCAGGGTGATTACATTAGAGTATTCAAGAGAAATCATGGTTTGTACTCTAATGTCAACAGGGTCACTATTTCAGACACAAGAAGTGATGTAACTCCAAGTACTCTTGCACAGCAATATACGTTCGATACAACATCCTTCATTACTCTCGAAGGTGTAGCAACTAATTATGAAACATTTGAAAATCTTGGAGTTGGTGGCACCAATCCTGGATACGTGAAGATTGGTAATGAAATCATTAGTTACACAGGTACTTCTGGAAGAACACTCACTGGTATCACCAGAGGTGTTGATAATACTACGATCGCAACCCATGCAGCTGATGAATTGGTATACAAGTATGAGTTGAATGGTGTATCACTTAGAAGAATTAATAGAGAACATCAACTGATTCAGGTAAATGCATCTGACCTTGAAGAAGCACCAATTGGACTTGATTACTACTATGTGAAAATTCAAATGAATGCCAATGGTACCAACAGAGCACCATCAAACTCTGAAGGATTCCCCCCACTTTACTTCAACGAGAGAAAGGTTGCTGGTGGTCCTGATGTGAAGTCTACTTATAACTTACCGTTCCATTTGATTACCCCAAGAGTCACAAACATCACACCTCTTGGAACAACTTTGATCTCTCAGGCTAGAACAGTCAGTGCATCAAGTGTTTCTGGCAATCAAGAGAATATGATTGATCAGGGATATCAGAGAGTTAATCTGTTTAACGAGAATTATTTTGATTCTCTTAGAATGGTTTCATCTGCAAGAAATGAGGAACTCTTATTAGATTCTGATCTCTTCCCTGGAGACAGATCATTCTCTATGTTATTCAATCTTGTAACAACAGATACAAGATTAAGTCCAGCAATTGACCTTGATAATGCATCTGTCGTATTCACATCTAACAGAGTTAATCAACCTATCACCAACTACGCTGATGACTTTAGGGTGGCTACAACAACAGATGATCCAAATAGATTCTTCTATGTTTCTAAGAACATTGTTTTAGAAAATCCTGCAACATCTCTTGAAGTCTTGTTGGATGGATACTGTACAACTAGAAATGACATTAGAGTCTTCTATTCTGTTGATCAAGATGCACCTGTTGATGAAACAGTCTTTATTCCTTTCCCTGGATATGCAAATCTTGGTTCGAATGGTCAAGTTCTTGATCGTGGTAATAGTAATGGAACTCCTGATGAGTTTGTTCCTAAGAGAGACTCTTACGAGACCAATCCGTCACCAAACCTCTTCAGAGAATACCAGTACACTGTTGACGATTTAGTATCCTTTAGATCTTTCAGAATCAAGGTTATTGGTACTTCTACCGATCAGGCAGTTGCACCAATGATTAGAAACCTCAGAGCAATAGCATTAGCATAATGACAAATTTGATTCCAGTTGAAGGTATGGACGGGTATTATAGGGATGCCCGTTCTGGTGCCGTTGTCAATAAAAATAAAAATGACTTTGAGTCGTATGTGAAACGTCGTGAAGCATTAACCAATCAACAACAAAGTTTCTTTGATTTACAAGACGAAGTTGAAAACTTGAAAACTGATGTGAATGATATCAAGAATATGCTTCATACTATCACGGATTTATTAAATAAATAGACATATAGATAGGTCTAATTATAGATGGCACAGCCAAGTACTAGACAAGAACTTATTGATTATTGTTTGAGACAGTTGGGTGCTCCTGTATTGGAGATCAACGTTGCAGATGAACAAATCGAAGATCTTGTAGATGATGCCATCCAGTATTTCCAAGAGAGACACTTTGATGGTGTAGGACAAACATATCTCAAGTATCAAATCACTCAGGCTGATGTTGATAGAGGAAAGGCAAGACCTCCAGGTGCACCTTCTGCAGGTTCATCGGTTGGTATTGCTTCGACATCAGCAAGTACTAATATCGTAGGAACTGCAACAACATACACATACTACGAAAATAGTAACTTTCTTCAGATCCCACCTAACGTTATCGGGATCAACAAAGTATTTCAATACGATGATGCTCAATCAATTAGCTCATCGAACATGTTCAGTTTCAAGTATCAACTGTTCCTGAACGATATCTACTACTGGGGTAACACAGATTTGTTAAGTTACTCAATGGCTATGTCGTATTTGGAAACGATGAACTTCCTTCTGAATACACATAAACAGATCAGATTCAATCAAAGAAAAGATAGGATGTATCTTGATGTTGATTGGAGTAACCTGAGAGTCGGTGAGTTTATTATTATCGATTGTTGGAGAACTGCTGATCCTAATGACTATCCAAGAGTTTACAATGATTCTTTCTTGAAACCATATCTAACATCACTTATCAAGAGACAGTGGGGTCAGAACCTGATTAAATTCCAAGGAGTCAAATTGCCTGGTGGTATTGAGTTCAATGGAAGACAATTATATGACGATGCACAAGCAGAACTCGATCGTATTCAGGAGAGAATGTTGAGCACATATGAGTTACCACCTCTTGACATGATAGGGTGATGACATATGTTAAATCCCTTTTTTCTAAACGGTACTAGATCCGAACAAAACCTAATCCAGAGTCTTGTCAACGAACAGTTGCAGATGTATGGTGTGGAAGTATATTATCTTCCAAGAACTTATGCTACAACCAATTCAATTATAAAGGAAGTAATTGAATCTGAGTTTAAGAATGCATATCCATTAGAAGCATATATCGATAATTACGAAGGATATACTGGACAAGGAACAATCTTATCAAAATTTGGTATTGAAAATAGAGATGATCTTCAGTTGATCATTTCGAAAGAAAGATTTGAAAACTATATTGCACCACTGACTGAAGGTCTTTCCAACATGGAACTGACTGACAGACCTAAAGAGGGTGACCTTATTTACTTCCCACTAGGAGATAGACTTTTTGAGATTAAGTTTGTTGAACACGAACAACCATTCTATCAACTTAAGAAGACATATATCTATGAGTTGAGATGTGAACTCTTTAGATATGAAGACGAAGTTATCGATACTGGTGTTGATACAATCGACGACGAGATTGCACAAATTGGTTATATTCAAACTTTGAATTTGATTGGTGTTGGATCTACTGCAATAGCAGAAGTGGACTGGTGTGCTACAGGTGCAGTCAATGAAATCACAATTCAAAACATGGGTAAGGGATTTACTGCCCAACCCGTAGTCGGTTTCTCTTCAGCACCTCCAGGTGGAGTTACTGCAACAGGTATTGCCTCCGTCTCTTATGCATATCCTGCGTGTGATGGTAAGTCTGGAAGAGTATCTGCAATTCACATCACAAATGCTGGTTGTGGATATACTGTCCCACCAGCAATCACGGTGAATGGTGGTGGTGGATCTGGATTTGCTGCAACCACTGGTATCTCTACTGCTGGTTCTATTCAGGCTATCAGAGTTACAAATGGTGGTTCTGGTTACTACAAAGCTCCAACTGTTTCTATTGGTAATAGTTCTGGTACGTATCCTATCTTCGATTCTTCGATAGTCTATAGCTTTGATGCTAACACGTTTACGTTCGACTCAGCATTCCCACGTCCAACAAGAGATGCAGTCGGTCTTGCAACTATTTCTGCTTCTGGTATTGTTACTGCGGTATATGTTATCGAAGGTGGTGAAGGATATGACCATCCACCACAAGTCACACTTTCTGGTCCTGCAGTCAATAATGTTGTTTCTGTTGGTGGGACGTTTATATTCAATGAGGTTGTCACTGGATCTATTTCAAGCACCACTGCAAGAGTCAAGGAATGGGATGGTGTCAACGATATCATGGAGGTAAGTATTGTAGATGGTTACTTCCAGGTTGGTGAGGTATTGACTGGTCAAGATTCTGGTGCTAAGTACGTCATTGGTGGAACAAATGATGATGATCTTGTCGATCCATATGCAGACAATGACAATATTGAAATCGAGGCTGACACTATCATTGACTTCTCACAAAGTAATCCATTTGGAATGCCTTGATACAAATCTGTTAAATAGAGGTATATACCTGTAAAATAATGTTTGAGTATTTTTACAACGAGATCTTTAGATCTGTTATCATTGGTTTTGGATCAATGTTTAACGGTATACAGATCAAACACAAAGATGACTCTGATGATACCACAAGTATTATAAAGGTTCCTCTTGCATATGGTCCTACTCAGAAGTTTCTTGCAAGGTTGAATCAGAACCCTGATCTGAATCATCCGACACAGATGACACTTCCAAGAATGTCATTTGAGTTTACCAATCTTGCTTACGATCCTTCACGTAAGACTACTCAAACACAACAGATGGTTGTCAAATCCTTGGATGGAACTGAGGAAAGAAAGACCTATCTACCTGTTCCATATAATATGACGATTGTCCTTTCAGTTTACACAAAACTGAATGATGACATGTTGCAGATCGTAGAACAAATCGTTCCATATTTTCAACCAGGTTACACTCTCCCGATTAAATTCCTTGGTAATTTTAATGAGGTAAGAAATGTCCCTGTTGTCTTAGACAACATTGATATGTCAGATGAATATGAGGGGAACTTCGATACAAGAAGAGCTCTTCTGTATACATTCACATTCACCGTCAAGACCATGGTCTTCGGTCCTCTCAGAGACGTTTCCAGCGATATCATCAAAAAGGTTTCTATCGGATACGTTACTGGCAATAAGGGTGGTAATCAGTACGAGAGAGATATTACATATCAGGTCACACCAAGAGCGCTCAAAGAATATGATGGTGTAGTTGCAACACTTCTCGCAGAAAACGTTGATATGAGTGAGACTGTGATTGATGTTGAGAATGGTTCAGCAATCTCTGAAGGATCTTACATCTATGTGGATCAGGAGGAGATGTATGTAGAGACGGTTTCAGACAATAAGATTCTCGTCAGGAGAGCTCAAGATAGGACACCTCTTCAGAATCATGTCAGTGGAACAAAGGTCTTTAATATTAACGCTGCCGATAATGCCATGATTGAACTCGGAGATGACTTCGGGTTTGATGGTACTATTTTGTGAGGTGAGTATGGATAAGTATGAAAAGCTTAATGAAACTTTTGATGTTGAACCCATCGAAGTAAAGAAGGAAGTTAAAAGTGTCGAAAAACAAATCCAAAAATTTGAAAACTCCAACGAAGATATCCGTAAAGACTACGAATATACCAGGGGTAATTTATATTCGATCATTGAAAAAGGTCAAGAAGCAATCAATGGCATCTTAGAACTTGCTCAAGAGAGTGAGATGCCTCGTGCATATGAAGTTGCTGGACAGTTAATTAAAAACGTATCAGACGCAACTGATAAATTGATGGATTTGCAGAAAAAACTTAAAGATGTAAATGAGGAAAAGGATAAAGGACCTACCTCGGTAACTAATAATGCACTTTTTGTAGGCAGTACCGCAGATTTGCAAAAAATGTTGAAAAACGTCAACAAAGATCTAAATAGTTAAAAAGATAGGAGATGGCCGCTACTCCTGTTGTCAACATAGTTATTGCTCAAGGTACAGACTTCAGTGAAAGTTTTACTTCTACTGAATCTGATGGAAGTGCTTCTAAATTGATCTTTAACACAACCGAGAACAAAGTACAGATGTATCTTGGTTCTGAGTGGAAATCATTGGCATTCGAACTGGATACATACACAGCAGTCGGTCTCTGATAAATAATATTAAATACTCCTCAGTTGAATGGCTAAGAACGGCAAGTGTGATGCTGGACAGTATTACTGTTACACCGATAAAAAATGTAAGGATATTCCAAAGGGTTTCGATGTAGATCCTAAGGGAATGCTCCGTAAGGAGAATGGTCATACCGTTTCTGAGGAGGGTCTTCGTGATTGGTTTGGTAAGTCCAAATCTAAAGATGGTAAGAAAGGTTGGGTCAATGTTGTAACAGGTGATTCTTGTGCGAGTGACAAACCTGGTGAAGGTATCCCTAAGTGTGTATCTTCATCCAAAAGGGCAAGTATGTCCAAGAAAGAAAGAGTTGCAGCACAGGCTGCTAAGAGAAGAGAAGATCCAGGACAACAGAAAAAGTCTGGAGCTTCAAAACCAACAAATGTTAAAACTGACCGTAAGGTAAAAGAGGACATGGACATCAACGAAGCAAAAGACAAGAAGGGTAAGGGTTCTGGTTCTAAGGATGCTTGTTACCATAAGGTCAAGTCACGTTATTCCGTATGGCCTTCTGCATATGCCTCTGGTGCATTGGTGAAGTGTCGTAAAGTTGGTGCTGCTAATTGGGGTAACTCAACTAAGAAAGAAGAGTACATGGCTCTTCCTGAGTTTACCGATCTGCAGATCAAAGCAATGAGAGCTGCTGGTATTGAGGTTGAGGTAATAGACGAGAAGTGCTGGAAGGGATATGAGAAGAAAGGTATGAAGACCATGTTTGGTAAGAGATATCCAAACTGCGTCAAGAAAGAAGAAGCTACATGTATGGGGAGCAAGAAAGGTGAAGAGTGTCCTATTCACGGGAAGAAAGAGTGTCCTACACTCGAAGAGGCAACAAGAATTCCTCCTAAAACTGGAAACATCTTTCTGATTTCTTTCTCTTGGAGAGGGAAATATATGAATATGAAACTCTTTTTCCCTGAGGTAAGAAATCCTACAAGATCTGAAATTCAAGATGCACTTGATAAGTTCTATCCTGGTTGTAATCTTTTGAGATTTGACAAGACAACATTCCAACCCTCGGACTCTGTTCTGAATGTTGGTGTTAGTGAAGAGGTTGAGGAACTTGAAGAGAAGTCTGCAGCATGGCAGAGAAAGGAAGGAAAAAATCCTGAGGGTGGTCTGAACGAAAAGGGTCGTAAGTCATACGAAAGAGAAAATCCTGGTTCTGATCTCAAGGCACCTCAACCAGAAGGTGGTCCAAGAAAGAGATCATTCTGTGCTCGTATGGGTGGAATGAAGGGGCCTATGAAGGATGAGAAGGGTAGACCAACCCGTAAGGCTTTGGCGTTAAGAAAGTGGAAGTGCTGATATGAAAAGTTTTAAAGATTTTCTTCAAGAAAGTGTCAATATTCAACATGTTGATACACTCATTGTAAATGGCTCTGATTCAAACACTCAAAGTGTAGGTGAAGAGTTTTCAGCAGATGTAATGTACCAAGGTAGTATTCATAGAATTTCTATGGTTACTGAAAATGGTATTCCATCAAAGAATCAACTTGCAGAGTATCTACAAGATGATTACCCTGGTGCTATTGTTCAACAGATTTATGTAAAAGAGACATCTGATAAATCTATAAAAATCAAAGATGATAAAAGATATCATCCAGCAAAATTAGATTGGGTATAAATTATGGCACAGTGGAATAAGACTACACAAGATTATCTAAACCAAGAAAGAAGTTTATTTGAAGTTTATATTTGTGCAGATAGGTACGGTAATATTGATGGATGTAATGGAACTGCAAGTGGTAGTGGTGCGTTTGGAGAACAAATAGTATCTCAAATCACACCAGTATTTCAACTTGATGCTCTCTACGGATTAGACTCTAATAAGTTTGAAAGATATTCTTTTGGAACTGGCATAACAACTTCCAATACTTTGATGACTGCATCAACAGGAACTGGTGCATATGGTTATGGTGTTGTTCGTTCAAAACGAGCAGTAAGATATAGACCAGGACAAGGTGCTCTTGGAAGATTCACAGCACAGTTTTCTGGTGGTGTAGAAGGATATACACAAAGAGCAGGATTTTTTGCACAAGAACAAGCACTTCAAGTTGGTTATAGTACTGAAGGAAAATTTGGTATTCTGCGAGAGAATGGTGGTAAAGCACACATTCATAGATTTGAAGTTACAACACCTACTAGTGGATCAGAAGACATAACAGTCACTCTTGCTGGAACTGCAACTACTGTAACTATTCCATCAGGAACTGCTACTCAAAATGCAACAGGTATTGGAACAAATACTTTTTCTGGTTGGATTACTGATTATCAAAATGGATATATTGAATTCTTATCTACAAGTGTAGGACCAAAAACAGGAACATTCTCTATAGTAAGTTCTGGAACACTTGTAGCAACATCGACAACAGCACAAGCGGGTGTTGCAAATTCAACCAACTGGATATATCAAGATGATTGGAATTTTGATACTCTAACAGGTGTTGGTGGAACTACAAACCCATCAGGAGTTACATTAGATCCAACAAAATTGAATGTATATCAAATCAACTTCCGTTGGTTGGGTGCAGGTGAAATGAGGTTTGCTATTGAAAACCCAACTACTGGTGATATGATGCCCATTCATCACATTCATTATACCAATAGACATAATGATGTTCACCTTGACAACCCATCACTTAAACTTGGTTATGTCGCAGCTGAACTAAACGGAAATACTGGTGTTGGTGTAACAGTATCTGGTGCATCTATGTTGGGTGCTATCGAAGGTGTTATTAACACAACAACATATCCAATTGGTGCTAGAAGGGCAAAGACGGGTGGTATGAATACTACCGATACAAAATATCATCTACTCACCATTAAAAGTAATTTAATTGAAAACAATAAAATCAATACCAGAGAACTTTTAATAAAAAGGTTGACTGCTGGAACCACAGCATCTGCATCAGTCCCTTGTACTCTTTATCTTTATATTGATCCAACATATTCTACAAATAATTTAGACTTTACCCCTATTGGAAACGCAGCATCATATTCCACAACTGACGCAACAATTACTGGTGGAACTCCAATTGCTATTTTCAATATTACATCTGGAGCACCTGACCATTTTGACCTAGATAACTTAAGAATTGCACTCCCACCACAAACAAAACTTGCTGTTGCAATCGAAGCAACAGGTGTTATGCAATCTGCAAGTTGTGGAGTAACATTTATTGAGGATTAATTTTTCATGGCAAGTGACGTATATCTTGGTAATCCCCTTCTTAAGAAGGCGAATACACCGATTGAATTTACTAAAGAACAAATTGAAGAGTATATTAAGTGTAAGGACGACCCAGTTTACTTTGCACAAAATTACGTCCAGATTGTAACCCTGGACCATGGTCTTCAACCATTCAAGACCTATGACTTTCAGGAAAAGTTAATTAAAAACTTCCACGAGAACAGATTTAATATCTGTAAGATGCCTCGACAGACTGGTAAGTCTACAACGTGTGTGTCTTATCTTTTACACTACGCAATTTTCAATGATAGTGTTAATATAGGTATCCTGGCAAACAAGGCAACGACTGCTAGAGAACTTCTTTCAAGACTTGCCACAGCATATGAAAACCTCCCGACATGGATGCAACAAGGAATCTTGGTCTGGAATAAAGGAAACATCGAATTAGAAAATGGCAGTAAGATATTGGCAGCTTCTACGTCTGCAAGTGCTGTCCGAGGCATGTCGTTTAACATTCTCTTCCTCGACGAATTTGCCTTCGTTCCAAATCATATTGCAGATGCGTTCTTTGCCTCTGTTTATCCTACTATTACTTCTGGTAAATCAACGAAGGTAATCATCGTCTCTACCCCACACGGTATGAATCACTTCTACCGTATGTGGCATGATGCGGAGAAGGGTGCAAACGAATATGTACCGACAGACGTTCATTGGTCAGAAGTTCCTGGTAGGGATGAAGTCTGGAAAGAACAGACTATCAAGAACACATCTGAACAACAGTTCAAGATTGAGTTTGAGTGTGAGTTCCTAGGATCTGTTGATACTCTGATTGCACCTAGTAAATTAAAAGCACTTGTTTACGATAATCCTCTGACACAAAATGCTGGACTTGATGTCCACGAACAACCTAAGAAGGAAAATGACTATGTAATTACCGTTGACGTTGCAAGGGGTGTTGGAGAGGATTACTCTGCATTCATCGTTGCCGACATTACAACATTCCCACATAAAGTAGTTGCCAAGTATCGTAATAATACGATCAAACCAATGTTGTTCCCCAATATCATCTGGGAAGTTGCCAAGTCATATAACAATGCATTCATTCTCTGTGAGGTCAATGACATCGGAGATCAGATTGCTTCAATTCTTCAATACGATCTTGAGTATCAAAACCTTCTCATGTGTGCCATGAGAGGTAGAGCAGGTCAAGTTGTTGGACAAGGGTTTTCTGGAACTAAAACACAACTTGGCGTCAAGATGTCTAAGACTGTCAAGAAGGTGGGATCACTCAACCTGAAGACTATGATTGAAGAGAATAAGTTGTTGTTGAATGATTACGAGATTATATCAGAATTAACTACATTTATTTCGAAAGGAAACTCTTTTGAAGCGGAAGAAGGATGTAATGATGACCTTGCTATGTGTTTGGTCATCTATGCATGGTTGGTAGCTCAAGATTACTTTAAAGAACTGACTGATCAGGATGTCAGAAAGAGATTATATGAAGAACAAAAGAATCAAATCGAACAGGACATGGCTCCATTTGGTTTCTTGAATGACGGTCTTGATGATGGGGTATTTGTTGACAATGAGGGAGATAGATGGACCTCTGCTCCAACATATGATGAATATGGAAACACTGCTGGTGGTTGGACTCTTTGGGATTACTAATGGATTTAGATGAACAACTAGAAATCAATCACCTATTTCTAACAGACAGAAAGTGTAAGAGTTGTAGAGAGGTCAAGAATTTAGTCGATGGGTTTTATAGAACAAGAAAGGATAGAGGGGCGGTTCCTTCCTCATATTCTTATGTGTGTAAGGAGTGTTTTATAGAAGGTGTCAAGGAACGAAAGAAGGATAAGTGCCCAAAATCTCGGTGGGAATACCCAGATTGGTGATTTACGTCGTGTTTACCCTCTCAAAACAGTCAAATTTCTAAATATTAGTAGTTAAACTGAGACCCACAGGAGAGATAGAAAATGCCTACTCCTCAATTATCTCCAGGAGTATTAGTCAGGGAAGTTGACTTAACTGTTGGAAGAGCTGAGAACGTTCTTGACAACATTGGTGCTATTGCTGGTCCTTTCTCGATCGGACCTGTAAACGAGCCAATTACCATTGAGACTCAACAACAATTCCTCGATACTTTTGGACAACCAATCGGCACTGACAGACAGTATGAGTACTGGATGACAGGTAGTTCATTCCTCTCTTACGGTGGAATCCTCAAAGTTGTTAGAGTCGGTGGTGGTAGCCTGAACAACGCTAATGCTGGTGTTGGAACTGCAGGTGCAACAGTTCTGATTGAGAACCAAGACGATTACGAACTTAATCATCAAGACGACGCTACTTACTACTACGCAACCAAAAACCCTGGTCAATGGGGTAATGGTCTCAAGGTTTGTACGATTGACAACAAAGCTGACCAAATTATCAGTATTGCATCCACCAACCCTGGTGCAGAAAATCTGGTAGTTGGATACGGTGTTTCTGTTGCAAGAAACAGTATCAACATCCCTGGTAACGGTGCTGTCAATACATTCACTGGTCACCTTAAGGGTATCATCACTGGTGTTAACACCGATGCTCAGAACTCAAACAGTTCAATTGAAGTCAGAGTTCTTGAAAGAGTATTCCCAAGAGTTGATGATTATCAGACAACTGGTGTCACAACTATTACTACACAGATTAATAGAAACGACACTACCATCTTCATCAACAGTTCTGCAGGACTTACGACAGCAGCTGTTAATGCAGGTACTCAGTTCCTGACAATTCCAGGTGCAAATAGTAATTTTAATGTTACTGGTTTCGGTGCAACTTTTGTTAGTGTTGGTTCATCAATCGGTGTTTCAACTGTCACAGTTGGTCAAGGAGTTACATTCCAGAATCGGGTTTCAACTGCAGGTACAGTCACTCCTGTTACCTATCAACAGTCCTTTGACGGTGCATCATTCAAAGCTAATGATGATTTAACAATCACACCTTCGACTGGAGTCGCATATACAACTACAATTTCTGGTGGTTCTGTAACCGACTGGTATGATGCACAGACACTTGGTCTGACAAACTCAACACTGTACTGGAAGAACATTGCTCCTAGACCTGTTGATACTCAGTACGTTACCCAGAGAAAGGGTAGTAACGACGCACTTCACATCGTTGTCGTAGATGATACGGGTGACGTAACAGGTGTCCAGGGTAACATCCTTGAGAGATTCCTCTCACTGTCTAAAGCTTCTGATGCTGAGGCAGATGCAGATGCACCTACCAAGACATTCTATAAGGATTACCTGTCACTTAATTCTAAGTATATCTTCGCTGGTTACAACCCATCAATCAAAGAAGATACAATCCGCAACGTAATTCCAAGAGCTTCAGGTTTCTCAACCAGCTTCACACCCTACACAACCACTGAGGGTCTCTGGGGACAAACCGCAGCAAATAGTAACTTTGCTGCACTTGGTGCTGTTTCTTACTCACTCGTTAATGGTAGTGATTATCAGTCTGGTGGTGGTATGGAAGCCACACTTGGTGACCTGATCACTGGTTACAACTACTTCTCTAACAGAGATGAGATCGCAGTTGATTATCTGATCATGGGTCCTGGTCTGGCTCTTGAGAGTCAGTCACAAGCTAAGGCTAACTATCTGGTCTCCATCGCAAGTCAAAGAAAAGACTGTGTTGCAACAATTTCTCCACATAGAGATAACGTTGTAAACGTCACTAACTCCAACACTGCAACGAATAATCTCCTTCAGTACTACGCTCCAATCTCTTCATCGTCTTACGCTGTTCTCGATTCGGGTTACAAGTACACCTTCGATAGATTCAACAACCAGTTCCGTTACATCCCAACTAACGGTGACATTGCTGGTCTGATGGTCAGAACTTCAATCCAATCATATCCTTGGTTCTCACCTGCTGGTCTCCAGAGAGGTATTCTGAACAACGCAGTCAAACTGGCATACAACCCAACGAAGAACCAGAGAGATCAACTCTATGGTTCTCGAATCAACTCGATTATCACACAAAGAGGAGCTGGTACTGTTCTGTTCGGTGATAAGACAGCTCTGGGTTACGCTTCTGCGTTTGATAGAATCAACGTTAGAAGACTGTTCCTGACTGTTGAACAAGCACTTGAAGGAGCTGCACACACTCAACTCTTCGAACTTAACGATTCAAACACGAGAGCTAATTTCGTGAACATCGTTGAACCTTACCTCCGTGACGTTCAAGCGAAGAGAGGTCTCTATGACTTCCTGGTAGTTTGTGACGAGACAAACAACACACCTGATGTCATTGATAACAATGAGTTCAGAGCAGACATCTTCCTGAAACCAACCAAGTCTATCAACTACGTCACCCTGACGTTCGTTGCAACCAGAACTGGTGTTGACTTCCAGGAAGTCGTTGGTACTGTTTGATTTTTTATTAAATAACTACGGAGGATTAACCAATGGCTGAAACAAAAACACTTTCACAATTTAAGACCAGACTTCAAGGCGGGGGTGCCCGCCCTAACCTATTTGAAGTCTCTATCCCATCCTTCCCCTCGGCAATCACTGAGGCCTGGGGAAGTGGCGATACTGCAGAGAACGGCACTTTCAAGTTCCTTTGTAAAGCTGCTCAGCTCCCTGCTTCTAACACCAATTCATTTGAAGTTCCTTTCAGAGGAAGACAACTGAAAATTGCTGGTGATAGAACGTTCGATGCATGGACAGTTAGAGTCATCAATGATGAGGACTTCCAACTCAGAACAGCATTCGAAAGATGGGCAAACGTCATCAGTAAACTTGATGATGCAACTGGTGTTACCAACCCATCGTCTTACATGACCGATGCATTCGTAACTCAACTCGGTAGAAGTGCTGAGAGATTCTCTACTACCAATGCTGGTGGTGAATCTTCAGTATTGAGAACTTACAAGTTCTTCGATATCTTCCCAACACAGATCGGTGCAATCGAACTGAGTTATGATAATGGTGATCAGCTCGAAGAGTTTGATATCACCTTTGACGTTCAGTACTTCACCATCGGTAACTCACAAGAGTCTACCGCAGGTAATGCTGGAGAGGTTCTGATTGAATGATAAATAACTAGACAAGAAGTCTAGTATTTAAATATAATGGCCAGATTATTTGGTTTTTCAATTGAAGATAACGACAAGAATCCACCTGGCGTAGTTTCTCCAATCCCTCCTTCTAATCAGGATGGGTCTGAGGCCTTCGCCAGTAGTGGATTTTTTGGTAGCTATAATTTAGACATCGAAGGTCTCTACAGAAATGAGACTGATTTAATTCGTAGATATAGGACAATGGCACTCTATCCAGAGTGTGATAGTGCAATTGAAGATATTGTAAACGAAGCAATCGTATCTGATACAAACGATTCACCTGTACAGATTGAATTGTCGAATCTGAATGCAAGTGATAAGATTAAAAAAATTGTAAGAGAAGAGTTTAGATATATTTGTGAACTTCTTGATTTTGATAAGAAGGCACATGAGATTTTCCGTAACTGGTATATTGACGGGAGACTCTATTATAACAAAGTCATTGATCAAAAGAATCCTCAGGATGGTATTCAGGAACTGAGATATATTGACGCTTCGAAGATTAGATACGTCCGTAAACTTAAAAAACAAGATAAAACTGTTGGTAATGTAAAAGACGACTTCGGTCAGTCTGCAAATCCAACTGCATATAATTTCCCTGAAATCGAAGAGTATTTCCTTTATACTCCAGATATGGGAACCTCTAGAGGTGGTTACGGTGGTAATCCACAGAAAGGAATCAAGTTGACTCGTGATTCTGTCGTGTATTGTACCTCGGGTTTGGTAGATAGAAACAAGGGTTTGACTCTTTCATGGATGCATAAAGCAATCAAACCTCTCAATCAGTTGATGATGATTGAGGATTCACTCGTTATCTACAGACTTTCAAGAGCACCAGAACGTAGAATTTTCTACATTGACGTTGGCAATCTTCCTAAGGTAAAGGCAGAACAATACCTTCGTGATGTCATGATGCGTTATAGAAATAAGATGGTCTATGACGCAAACACTGGTGAGATGCGTGATGACAAGAAGTTCATGTCCATGATGGAAGACTTCTGGTTACCACGTAGAGAAGGTGGTCGTGGTACTGAAATTACTACACTTCCTGGTGGTCAAAACCTTGGTGAAATTACTGATATCAATTATTTCCAGAGAAAACTCTACAGAGCTCTGAATGTACCTGAGACCAGAATCGAAGGTGAAGGTGGTTTCTCACTGGGTCGTTCCTCTGAAATCTTGAGAGATGAAATCAAGTTCTCCAAGTTTGTTGGAAGAATGAGAAAGAGATTCTCAGCGATGTTTAACGACATGTTGAAGACTCAACTTATTCTCAAGAATGTTGTCACTCCCGAAGACTGGGAGTACATGGCAGATCATATTCAATATGACTTCCTGTATGACAACCACTTTGCTGAACTAAAGGAAGCAGAACTTACTACTGAGAGACTGAATCTTGCACAAATTGCAGAACCATATATTGGTAAGTATTACTCTCAGGATTATGTAAGAAGAAATATCCTCAGACAGACTGACGAAGAGATTCTGGAACAGGATGAATTGATTGAAAAAGAGATTGAGAATGGTATAATTCCTGATCCTAATTCAATGGTTGATCCTATGACTGGTGCACCAGCAGATCCAGGAATGACACCAGCACCTGTTGCCACACCAGACTCAATGCAGGCACCTACATCACCTAAAGATCCTGAAGCACCAGGAACTCAGAATCCTCCAGGTGGTGTCATCTAAATATTTCTTGTAGTAACATTTTTTGAAATGGACGAACTTATGGATATGCTCGTCAGTCCCGACGAGTCTTCATCACAAATTAGTGATAAAATTAAGGATATTCTTTTTGCCAAGAGTGCAGAAAAAATTGAAGCAAGTAGACCTAATGTCGCCGCTTCAATCTTCGATGGTCCTCAGTCTGAGGTAGAAGGTTCTATTGAAGAACCTGAAGAAGAGACCGAAGAATAATAAATAGATATTATAAAACTATAATAAGAAGATGAGTGCGTTAAAACCAGTAGGTGTTAATACAACATTTGCGACTAGTACCACCTCTGCGAGATCAGTAGCAATCTCACAACAATCAGATTCAATTCGAGTTGTTGCTGAGAGTGCAGGAGTTTATGTTGCTATTGGAACTCTTCCTACGGCAACACATGATAATTTTTACGTGACCTCCACTGACCCCGAAGAGATCTCTCTTGGCCCAGTTATGGCTCAAAGAGTTGTGGGTATCACCACTGGTACGACGACAACTATTGATTTTCCTGAAGGAACTGGTAGTCCTTTTGTTGTTGGAGATGCTGTTTCTCTGACTGTAAGTGGTCAATCTAACTTCGACTTTAGTCACAAGATTGTATCTAGTGTCAACAATTCTTCAGGAGTAGGTGGTTATTTCAGTACCAGGATCGTTGTTGATCACGATTCAAGTTCAGTCACCGATGTCTTTGGTTCACCTGATGCTACTTTGAGAAAGTCAATCATGGTTGCAGCTAAGACACAATCTGGAACTGGAAGAGTCTATATCCAACAAGTACAAGTATCCTGAGGAAACCAATGAAACTTATCAGAGAAGAAATCGAATCAGTAGATTTTATCGTTGAAGAAAGAAACGGTAAAAAACAGATGTACATTGAAGGTATCTTCCTCCAAGGAAATATCTGTAATCGTAATGGTAGAATGTATCAAATGGAGGGACTGAGAAAGGAAGTCCAGAGATACACAGAAAACCACATCAATTCTGGTAGAGCTCTTGGAGAACTCGGACACCCCGATGGTCCAACTGTTAATCTGGACCGCGTTAGTCACAAGATTATTAGTCTCAAAGAAGACGGAAACAACTTCATTGGTAAAGCGAAAATCTTATCGACTCCGATGGGTAATATTGCGAAGTCGCTTATCGGGGAGGGAGTTAAACTTGGCGTTTCTAGTAGAGGCATCGGCTCACTTAAACAGACCAGAGAAGGAGTAAACATTGTAGGTGACGACTTCATGTTAGCAACTGCTGCTGACATCGTTGCCGACCCATCAGCACCAGATGCTTTCGTTGAAGGTATCATGGAAGGTAAAGATTGGGTTTGGGACGGTGGTATCCTGAGAGAACAGACCGCAAAGAAAACTTACAAGACAATCAACACTCTTGTAACTCAAGGTCAGCTTGATGAGAAGAAGCTTGATTTATTCAACAACTTCTTAAATAATCTTTGATTATATTGAATTATACAATTTATAAATAAATATAGATTAAAAAAGGTTAATCGGAGTAACTTCAAATGTCTCGTGGAGATTTACAAGAAATGGAGCAATCAAAAACTGCTGTGAACGCGAACGCTAAACCTGCTGAAGGTATGGGTAAGCTTTCCAGCCCAGGCGAAGGCCTGTCAACTTCTTACGAAGATCTCGGTGGTCCAACACCTGAGAACTATAAGCCTGACAACGATTCTGCAAAGCTCAAAGAGCCTAAGATCGCAACTGTCAGTGATGTAGTCAACAAAGGTGCAAAGGCTGCTGATCCTATGAAGAAAATGGCTAAGGAAGAGATCGAAACCGAAGAGGAAGAGATTGTATCCGAATCTGACGAAGTTACCGAAGAGTCTGTTGACATCGAAGAAGACGTGAATGCACTTCTCGGTGGCGAAGAGCTCTCCGAAGAATTCAAAGAAAAGGCACGTGTCATCTTTGAAGCTGCATTAACCTCTAAAATCAAAGAAATCCAGGAAACCCTGGAGGTTCAGTACGCTGAGCGTCTGGACGAGGAGAGACAATCCCTGAAGGGAGAACTCACCGAGAGAGTTGACGCATATCTTGAGTATGTCTGCGAAGAGTGGATGACCGAGAATGAGTTAGCTATCGAACATGGTCTCAAGACCGAAATGACTGAATCCTTCCTGTCTGGCATGAAGGGTCTTTTTGAAGAACATTATGTAACTATCCCTGAAGATAAATATGATGTACTTGAGAACATGGTAGAAAAACTTGATGATATGGAGACTAAACTCAATGAGCAGATTGAGAAGAACATTGGTCTGAACAAGAGACTCGCTGAGTCCACTGCAGACACCATCTTCTCGACCGTCTCTGAAGGTCTTGCTGAGACCCAAAAAGAGAAGCTCGCTTCACTTGCTGAAAGTGTAGAGTTTGAAAGTGAAGACGAATATCGTGAAAAGCTGGAGACCCTGAAGGAGTCATACTTCTCCAAGGCACCTACGGCGAAATCAGAAGCACCTCAGACAATCTCTGAAAGTGTTGATTCAACCCCTGCTCCTACCTCTACAGGTATGGAACAGTACATGAGAGCACTTGGTGCATTCAAAAAGTGAATTTAACATTCATTCAAACAACAACTATTAAGTAAAGGCAAATGTTTCAATCCGAACATCTGCAGGAAAAGTGGAGCCCACTTCTCGACTATGAAGGTCTTGATCCAATCAAAGATTCTCATCGTCGTTCAGTAACCGCAGTCCTGCTCGAGAACCAAGAAAAATTCCTCAAGGAAGAGCATGCATTCCAGTCAGGTATCAACCTGATGGAAACCCCAACCAACTCAGGTAATGCCGCTGGTGCATCTGGTGCGTTTGGTGCTGACTCTCCTGCTGCTGGTCCTACCGCTGGTTTCGACCCTGTTCTGATCTCCTTGATCAGACGCGCAATGCCTAACCTGGTCGCATATGACCTGGCTGGCGTTCAGCCAATGAACGGTCCTACTGGACTGATCTTTGCAATGCGCTCCCGCTACGAGAACCAGTCTGGTAACGAGACCTTCTTCAACGAAGTCGATACCGCATTCTCTGGTCAGGATGATGGCTTCAACCTGACTGCTGGTTTCGCAGACGGTAACGCTGGTCTGGGTACAACTGCTCAGTCTGGTGACAACCCTTCAGTACTCAACCCTGTTGGTTCTGCATCCTCCACTGGCTACAATGTCGGTGAAGGTATGGTAACTGGTGACTCTGAGAACCTGGGTTCAGGTACTGGTGATCACTTCAACCAGATGGCATTCTCGATCGAGAAAGTCACTGTAACCGCTAAGTCCAGAGCACTCAAAGCTGAGTACTCCTTAGAACTCGCACAGGATCTGAAGGCAATCCACGGTCTCAATGCTGAGGCAGAACTCGCAAACATTCTCTCCACTGAGATTCTTGCTGAGATCAACCGTGAAGTCATCAGAACCATCTACAAGGTTGCTGAACAGGGTGCTGTTTCTAACACCGCAACTGCTGGTGTATTTGACCTTGACATCGACTCCAACGGTCGTTGGTCTGTTGAGAAGTTCAAAGGTCTTCTTTTCCAAATCGAGAGAGATGCGAACGCAATCGCACAAAGAACTCGTAGAGGGAAGGGCAACATGATCATGTGCTCTGCAGACGTTGCATCCGCACTGACCATGGCAGGTATCCTCGACTATACCCCAGCCCTGAACGCAAACCTGAACGTTGACGACACTGGCAATACCTTCGCTGGTACCATCAACGGTAAGTTCCGTGTCTACATCGACCCATATTCTGCAAACCTGACTTCTGCAAACGCAGCTAACGGTAACCAGTACTATGTCGTCGGTTATAAGGGTACTTCACCTTATGACGCTGGTCTGTTCTATTGTCCTTATGTTCCTCTCCAGATGGTTCGTGCCGTCGGTGAGAACACCTTCCAGCCAAAAATTGGCTTCAAGACTCGTTACGGTCTCGTTGCTAACCCATTCGCTGAAGGCACCACACAAGGCCTCGGTAGACTCCGTGTTAACTCCAACCGCTACTACAGAAGAGTTGCAGTTAAGAACCTCATGTGATTCGTCACTAGAGATCGTAATCAAGACCTCCTTCGGGGGGTCTTTTTTTATGCCCTTATATTAGAAAAGTCTCTATAAATAATACATAAAACGCCACGGGGTCATGGCATCATATATTCGAAAAATTATTTGTAATAAGGAAGTTTATTTTAAAGGAAATGGTCAGTGGACGGAAAATTTTTCCGAAAGGAAAAAGTATAATACTGAAGCAGACGCCAAAGAAGTCCATTACGAATACTCAGGTGTTGTAGTCAACGAATAGTATGTCTGAATCAATTGCATTCCAGAATCAAATAACTGATAGGAATTTTCTTCAGGCAACTGGATTTAGTTTCACTGTCAGTAGAGCTCGTCACTTAGGATTTTATGGGAACTCCATTAATGTTCCTGGATTAGTTCTAGGTACATTGGAACAACCTTCTTATACAAGGATGATTCCTAGACCAGGCGAATTACTGGAGTTCAATGACCTGAGGATTAGATTTCTAATTGACCAAGGTCTTGAAAACTATACTGAAATCCAGAATTGGATGAGAGGTATTGGTTTCCCTGAAAGTCTTCAGGAAATCTATGACTTCCAGAAAGATGGACCACTAGATGATGGTCGAACTGAGAACCTTTATTCTGATGGTACACTGACTATTCTGAATGGTATCAACAGACCAATGTTCAGTGTAAAATTTAAGGACATGTTCCCATACTCATTGTCTGATATCACATTCGACTCTACTGGGACAGATGTTGAATTCTTGACAGCAGAGGTCCTCTTCAAGTATTCTGTGTATAATATCACTGACGTACTCTGCTGCTAATGATCGACTTACCTACACTTCAACAGATGTGGGAAAAGGATTCTAAGATTGACATTGACAATCTTCATACCGAATCGTTGAACATTCCAGTTCTGCATTCAAAATATTATGACATTTATAATAACCTCATGTTGTTGAGGACAAAAGCAGAACAACAAAAAAAGAATGTAAGACACGAAAGGTATGAATACTATTCGGGTAAAGCTGACCCCGATGTGTATATCCAAAATCCTTTCCCGAAAAAGATTAGAGATAAAGATACGATGACAAAGTATCTCGACGCTGACGAGAGATTGTCGAATGTTTCAATGAAAATTGAATACTATAATGTAATGCTTAGATACATAGAAGAGATTCTAAAACAAATTACGAATCGAACTTATCAAATCAAAAACAGTATTGAATTCATGCGTTTCAGTTCAGGACTAGGCTAATGGAACAAGAAGATCAGTATTACCATTTAGAGTTGCCGATTGAAGCGGTTCGTATCATCCATAAAGGACTGTCACAGGCCTGTGAGAAATGGTCTGGTGGAGATCCAGTCGAACAAGAAGATCTTCAGACAATGAGAGATCATTTTTACAGAATTGTTTTAGAACATAGGTTTGACACTATGTAATAAATACTTGTAGGTGAGAACCTACATGAATGGCTGATTTGACTATAGAAAAGGTAAACGAAGTTTACTTGAAGATTACAACGGAACCTCATATTGAGTACGAACTGAGAGATAAGTTCACCTTTGAAGTTCCTAATAAAAAATTCATGCCTCAGTATCGTAGTAAGTACTGGGATGGATTTGTTCATCTCTTCAACATGAAGACCAAGAGAATCTATGTGGGTCTTCTTGATAAGATTATTGCGTTCTGTGAGAGTGCAGGATACACATATAAGTTTTTAAATAATAAATTCTACGGTCCACCGTTTGAGGTGAATGACTTAGTAAGTCATGGTGGAACAAAAGATTATATGGAAAGTATATCACCTAGTATTAGTCCTCGTGACTATCAGGTAGATGGTGTATATGAAGCGTTAAGGTATAACAGAAAACTACTCATCTCTCCTACGGGTTCTGGTAAGTCTTTTATGATTTACTCCGTGGTGAGATATCACGTTGCACGTGGTAATAAAATTCTATTGGTTGTTCCGACCACATCTCTTGTAGAACAGATGTTCAAAGACTTCCAACAATATGGATGGGATGCAGAGAATCATTGTCACAGAATCTATGCTGGACGTGAGAGAGTCAATACGAATGAGGTAACGATTACAACTTGGCAGTCTGTCTATCAATTGGATCGTAAGTTCTTTGAAGACTATGACGTTGTGATTGGTGACGAGGCCCACCTTTTTAAGAGTAAGTCTCTTATTGGTATCATGGATAAGTTACATCATGCTAAGTATAGATACGGGTTTACGGGGACACTAGACGGCTCTCAGACCCATAAGTGGGTGTTAGAAGGACTCTTTGGTCCATCATATAAAGTAACTCAAACAAAGAAACTTCAGGATGAAGGACACTTAGCTTCACTTGATATTCAGTGTCTTGTCTTGAAGTACAAACCAAAGAAGTTTGAAACCTACGAAGATGAGATACAGTTTCTCATTGGTCATGAGAAAAGAAATAACTTTATTACAAATCTAGTCAGAGATCTGGATGGTAATAGTCTTGTATTATATTCCAGAGTGGAGGCTCATGGTGCCATCCTTTTTGACTTAATAAATAAAAAGGTAAGTGAAGACCGTAAAGTATTCTTTATTCATGGTGGTGTGGATGCCGAAGATAGAGAACAAGTAAGGGAGATTACTGAAAAAGAAAAAGACGCTATCATCGTTGCATCTTACGGAACATTTAGTACTGGTATCAATATTAAAAATCTACACAATGTAATATTTGCCTCTCCATCCAAATCTAGAGTAAGAAACTTACAAAGTATTGGTAGAGTCCTACGTAAAGGCAAAGATAAAGTCAGTGCAAAACTTTATGATATTGCAGATGACTTAACAATTGGATCAAGAAAGAATTACACACTGAATCATTTTATTGAACGGGTCAAAATTTATGTTTCAGAACAGTTCAACTATGATATTTTTACTATCGACATAAAAGAATAAGGAGAACGTATGATTGAAGACGATTTTTACGCAACAATCAAACTTAAATGTGGAGATGAGATATTTTGTAAGGTGGCAGCATCTGAAGAAGATGATCGAACAATGTTACTTGTGTCTTATCCTATCTGTGTTCAACCTATTAAGACAAGAGGATCAGTTACTGGATACAAGTTTGAACCATGGTTAAAGACTTCTAATGAAGATCTTTTCCTGATCAACTTAGATGAAGTTCTCACGATGTCTGAATCAGAGAACATTGAAATGATTATGAACTATCAGGACTACATCAGAAAGAGTAACCAAGGTAACTTTGCAAAGTTAGATCGAAGAATGGGTTACTTAGGAAATGTAAGAGATACGAAAGAGGTCTTGGAGAAGTTATACAAGTCTTCTTAAAGAACCTATAGCTATCCTATCATCCTGGACAAGCCTAGTCTATACGACTTTCGTTACCTTGTCAACACCTGATATCTCTGGTATAATTAAAACAACAAAAAGAACTTTTATGCCTAAACCCAGAAATGCAGAACACTATGTAAATAACAAAGAGTTTCTGAACGCCCTTGAGAACTACTTCGCCAGAGTTGAGAAAGCAAAACTCAATGATGAACCGAAACCAGAAATTCCTCGTTACATTGGTGAGTGCTTTCTGAAGATTGCAAATCATTTGTCATACAAACCAAACTTTGTGAACTACATGTTCAAAGATGACATGATCTGTGATGGTATCGAGAACTGTGTAAGATATATCCATAACTTTAATCCTGAGAAGTCCAAGAACCCCTTCGCTTATTTTACTCAGATCATTTATTACGCATTCCTGAGAAGGATCTCTCAAGAGAAGAAACAGTTAGAGATCAAGAACAAGATTCTTGAGAAGACTGACTTCGATGAAGTCTTTGATGCCAATGATCTTGACATGGGTAACTATTCTGATTATAATAGTATTAAGGATACAGTTCATCAAAAACTGAGAAATTCATGATTGGAAAACTTGACCCCGAGGAACATGTTATGGACGAGTCCGTGATTTATCCTGGGAAGATGCTTGGACAACTTGCCATCGCATTGGAAAAACTGGGATGGGAGTATGGTGATGAGGTTGATGTAGAGATTGGTGGCACTCAAGTCTCTGGTATTGATGTCGGTGAGGAGTACAATAAGAAGTGGCAGTCACCTCTTGGTACTCGTAAGTACAATAAAGATGCCTTTATCATTATCAAAAATCAGTCACGTAGAGACTTGACTAAATCACAACCTATGGAAGAATTTAAGCCAGAACACGGTTAGAGATGAAAGTTGCAATAATTTCAGACACGCACTACGGCGCCCGTAAAGGATCTAAACTCTTTCACGATTACTTTGAAAAATTCTACAACGATGTGTTCTTTCCTACGATAGATAAAGAAGGTATCACCACTGTCATTCACATGGGTGATGCCTTTGATAGTCGAAAGGGTATTGAATTCAAGTCATTGAAGTGGTCGAAGAGAGTTGTGTTCAATCCTCTCAAAGAACGTGGTATCAAGATGCATCTCATGGTTGGTAATCATGATGCATATTACAAGAATACGAATGAAATCAATGCTGTTGATCTTCTCCTAAAAGAATATGATAATGTTGAGGTTTATTCTTCTCCTACAGAAGTATCTGTGGGTGATCTCCCCGTTCTATTCATTCCTTGGATCAATGAGCAGAACGAAAAAGAAACCAACAGTATTATCAAAAAGACAAAGTGTTCAGTCGCAATGGGACACCTCGAACTCAACGGATTCGTCGCGACCCCTGGTCACATCATGGAGCACGGTCATGACGCAAGAGCCTTTAATAAGTTCGAGAAAGTCTTTTCGGGACATTATCACGCTCGATCCGACAATGGGACCGTGTTCTATCTTGGTAATCCCTATGAAATGTTCTGGAATGATGTCGAAAGTCCCAGAGGTTTCACTATTTTTGATACTGAGTCCCTGGAACATCGACCCGTAAACAATCCATACAGATTGTTCTACAAGATCTTCTACGAAGACACTGACCATCAGACATTCAACACCTCTGAGTATGAGAACAAGATCGTCAAGGTCATTGTAAGAAAGAAGACAGACACAAAGAAGTTTGAAAAGTTCATCGACAAACTCTATACGTCTGGTGTTGCTGATCTGAAGATTGTAGAGAACTTCCAACTCGATGAGTCCGAAGAGTTTGAAGCAGATGAGTCAGAAGACACGATGTCTATCCTCAGTCGTTATATTGACGAATCTGAAACTGAGTTAAATAAAACAGTAATTCAGTCTCTGATTAAAGAAATATACCAAGAGGCATGTGAGGTCGTATAATGTTTATCATTACAGTTGCTGGTAAAGAAAAGGACGGTGCATACTCTGTGGTTGATGAGTCTGGGGAACAAGTCCTTTATATCTTCTGTGACGAAGACGACGCAGAAAGATATGCCTTACAACTGGAAGAACTTGACTACCCCGAGATGAATGTGTTAGAAGTAGAAGATGAGATAATGATCAAGACCTGTGAGATGCATGATCACAGGTACACTATTATAACCACTGACGATATTGTGATCCCTCCTGATTCTGAATATGATAGTTTTCAAAAAAATTAAGTGGCAGAATTTTTTATCAACCGGCAATCATCCCACAGAAGTTAATTTAAACGAGGGGAACACCACTCTGATCATCGGTTCGAATGGTGCTGGTAAGTCCACCATTCTTGATGCACTGACTTTTGTTTTGTATGGTAAGTCTTTTCGTAAGATCAACAAGGGACAGTTGATCAACTCTACGAATGAGAAGGCTTGTCTCGTCGAGATTGAGTTTGATGTGAACTCTGTAAACTGGAAGATTCAACGTGGGATCAAACCAAACATCTTCAAGATCTATCGTAACGATGAGGAGTTGGATCAGTCCGCATCAGCAATTGATCAACAGAAGTGGTTGGAACAGAATGTTCTGAAGATGAACTACAAGTCATTCACACAGATTGTGATTCTTGGTTCTTCGACCTTTGTTCCGTTTATGCAACTTCCTGTCTCCTCACGTAGAGAAGTTGTAGAAGATCTATTGGACATTAAGATCTTCTCCTCGATGAATGATGTGATCAAGGGAAAGATTCGTAATATTCGTGAACAGGTCAAGACTCTGGAACTGAAGAAAGAGAACTTGAAAGATAAGGTTGATATGCAAAAAGACTTTATCGATAAGATCGAGAGTCAGAGTAAGGATGACATCAAGACACGGATGGATAAGATCGAAACTCTGAATCAAGAAATTGAAAGATGTTTCAAACAGAGTTTTGAACAAGAAGAAGTATTGGAATACTTACAGAAAGAATTAAAATCTGTTGACAATGCTCAAGAGAGACTGAGAGAGTTTGGTAGTATCAAAGGTAAACTGTCTCAACGTATACAAAGTATTGTCAAGGAACATAAATTCTTCACAGAAAATACGGTATGTCCTACCTGTGACCAAGATATTGAGGAGTCGTTTCGAGTAAATAGAATTAGTGACTCCCAATCTAAAGCAGAAGAGCTCCGAGAGGGTTATGAAAAACTTCAATCGGCTATTAAAGACGAAGAATTGAGGGAGTCACATTTCAAAACTCTATCCTCTAAAATTTCAGAAACACTTAATGACATTTCTTCTTTCAATGTACAGATCTCTGGTTTTCAACGACAGATCAGCGGACTGGAATCAGAAATTCAAACTGTTACCAGTCAGCTCGAGAACAGAAATACTGAGCATGAGAAGTTAGAATCCTTACACAGTAGTCTTGATAAGACATACGATGAACTGGTAGAGCACAAAGACAATATTTCCTACCACGATTTCATCTATAGTCTTCTTAAAGACGGTGGTGTAAAAGCAAAGATCATCAAAAAGTATCTACCCCTTATTAACCAACAAGTTAATAAGTATCTACAGATGATGGACTTTTACATCAACTTCAAACTTGACGAAGAATTCAACGAAACCGTAGAGTCTCCCATTCACGAAGATTTTTCTTACGCATCTTTTAGTGAAGGGGAGAAGATGAGAATTGACCTGTCACTTCTATTCACCTGGAGGGAAATTGCAAGGGTCAAGAACTCAGTCAATACAAATCTCCTGATTATGGATGAAGTCTTTGATAGTTCACTAGATGGTTTTGGAACCGATGAGTTCCTTAAAATTATTCGATACATCATCAAGGACGCAAACATATTCGTTATCAGTCACAAGACTGGTATGGATGATAAGTTTGATTCAGTCGTCAAGTTCGAAAAACATAAAGGTTTCTCAAGAAAAATTTAATATTGTTACGTTTTCACAAATGTTAGTGAAGTAACACAAACACAACTATATAATGTGTGAATTGGAGATTGGTAATGCACAATCTGATTTCGCACAATGAACTTGCATCTTGGAAGTGGGATGAAAAGTCTAACTCTGATGAGAAATACGACCAAGTATCCGAATACTTCCAATGCATTTCAGAATGTGGTATCATAGATAGCGACGCAAGGAGGTTCTGCAGACACGTCCTGACCGAAGACTAATCTTGTAAAAGGAGCAATCATCACCAAAGACCCCTCTTGGAGAAATTCAAGAGGGGTTTGGTCTATGTGCCAATATATAAACTGTCCGACCCAGTACAGACCATGATGGGTTTCGATGTATTATAGCTATATCGAGACAGACAACCATGATCAACTACGAAATCAAGTCACAACTCGCTAAACTCCTTGCCACTGAGAACATGGTGGTGGAGAACGCCAATGTGGAGACTGCACAGTTTGATGTGGAACGTCGAGTTCTGACTCTCCCGATGTGGAAGAGGGCATCCAACACTGTATACGATATGCTCGTGGGTCACGAGGTTGGTCATGCATTGTATACACCTAATGACTGGTCATGGGAAGATCGTATTCCTAAACAGTTTGTCAACGTGACTGAAGATGCACGTATTGAGAAACTGATGAAACGTCGATATCCAGGACTGTCTAAGAGTTTCTATCAAGGATACAAAGAACTTGCTGAAGATGATTTCTTTGATCTTGAGAACAATGATCTTGATTCTTTCAATTTGGCTGACCGTGCCAACCTTTACTACAAGATTGGTAACTTCGTAGATATTCCCTTCACTGAAGAAGAGAAGAAGTATGTTGAGATGATGGGTGAGACAGAAACCTTTGCTGATGCAGTGATGGTTGCTGAAGAGATCTATAAGTTCTGTAAGGTTCAGAGTCAAAAGGAAGAGAGTGTTGATGTTCCTCTGTCGGGTAATGGATCTGGTGAAGGAATGACTCACGAAGAGATGCTTGATGAAGCACAACGTCGTGAAGTTGAAAACGGAGAGGGTGAAGAAGACTTTGGTGAACTGGAAGATCTTTCTGAAGGTCGCTCAAAACCACAATCAACGACTGCTCCAGAACCCGAAGTTCAAACTGACGACATCTTTGAATCTGGTAAAGAAGAATTCAACGGTGGTGTACAACGTGGTGGTCGTGACTTCAACTATCTTGAGGTACCAAAGGTCGATGTTGATAAGATTGTAATCTCTAACAAGCAGATTCATCAGGAATTGAATGATCATTGGATCGATCAATTGACACCTAAAGAGTATTACTGTGCATATACAGAGACAACAAAGATGACACATCCACGAGACTTTGGTCCTGTTGATGCTGAGTACGATCAATACAAGAAGTCTTCTCAGAAAGAAGTCAACTATCTCGTGAAAGAGTTTGAGTGTAAGAAGTCTGCAGATGCATACTCTCGGTCATTCTCTTCTAAGACTGGTACTCTGGATTGTTCTAAACTTCATACCTACAAGTATAACGAAGATCTTTTCAGAAAAGTGAATGTCATTCCTGATGGTAAGAATCATGGTCTGATCTTTATTCTTGATTGGTCAGGATCTATGGGTGACTGTCTGATGGAAACTATGAAGCAACTGTTCAATTTGATTCAGTTCTGCAGTAAGGTCAACATTCCTTTTGATGTGTATGCATTCACAAACAACTATCAGAAGAGTGAGGATTATTTTTCTTATACTGAAAGTCCTATTCAGGAAGTCAAAGAGTATGACATGATCATCAGCCCAGACTTCAGTCTTCTTCACTTCTTCACCAGTGATGTGAACAAGAAACAGCTTGATCAACAAATGAGGAATCTGTATCGTATTGCATATTCCATTGTACGTTGGTCTAACTACTCTATTCCTGTCGGTTACAATCTCTCAGGTACTCCTCTGAATGAGGCTATCGTATGTCTTTATCAACTTATCCCTCAGTTCAAGACGAAACATAAAGTCCAGAAGATCAATACCGTGATTCTGACTGATGGTGAAGCAAATGTTCTCCCCTTCTATAAAGTCAACAATTACTACGATGATGGACGTATGGGTTCAGGACGTGTGTACATGGGCGACTTCATTCGCAATCGTAAGACTGGACACACTTACAAGGTTGAGGGTTCTTTTCACAAGTTCACTGAAGTTCTTCTCGAAGACCTTAAGACGATGAATCCTGGTGTGAATATTATTGGTTTCCGTCTCGCCAGTAATAGTGACTTCAAAGGATTTGTTCGACGGTATGATGACACCATGACCGAAGAGTCCTACAGGAAGATCAAAAAGAACAAGTCTGTTGCAATCAAGACCAGTGGATATACTTCTTACTTTGGTATTCTTTCATCTTCTCTTGACAACGACATTGAGTTTGATGTTGAGGATGGTGCAAGTAAAGCAAAAATCCGATCTGCTTTTGTTAAAAATCTTAATGCAAAGTCTCTAAATAGAAAGGTATTAAGTCAGTTTGTAGATATCATCAGTTGAGCCAGTCGGACAACTGTCCCATCCGCCACCCCACAAGGGTGGTTTTCGTATATTATAGCTTTGTTGAGACAAATCATCATGGCACTATCCACTTCTTCTATCGTCGCTTCCCTTCAAGATACTTTCGGACCTGAGGTTACTACTGGTGACATTCGTGGATGGTGTGCCATGAATGACATGAGCTATCAGACCGTCACCAAGAAACTCAATGAGTACAAGGTTGGTCGTGGTAAATGGAACCTCACCGTTCAAGAAAAACTCGAACAGAACTATCAAGCTCCTGCAGCTCTTCCCACAATCGAACAAGACCTTATCCCTCAAAAAGATGATTCCTTCGTCAAGTTTGGTAACTTCTCTGATATTAAAAAAATTATTCAGTCCCGTCTTTTCTACCCTACGTTTATCACGGGTCTCTCGGGCAATGGTAAAACGTTCCTTGTCGAACAGGCGTGTGCCCAACTCAAAAGGGAACTGATTCGTGTCAACATTACTATCGAGACTGACGAAGATGACCTTATTGGTGGCTTCCGTCTGGTTAATGGTGAAACTGTTTGGCATAACGGTCCAGTCATCGAGGCTCTGGAACGTGGAGCAGTACTTCTTCTAGACGAGGTTGACCTGGCTTCTAACAAGATCCTGTGTCTTCAGTCTATTCTCGAAGGTAAGGGTGTCTTTCTGAAGAAGATCGGTCGATTCGTCAAACCTGCTAACGGTTTCCAAGTCATCGCCACTGCCAACACCAAGGGTAAGGGTTCTGACGATGGTCGGTTCATCGGTACTAACGTTCTGAACGAAGCATTCCTTGAACGTTTCTGTGTGACCTTCGAACAGTCCTATCCGACTCCTTCTACAGAACAGAAGATTCTTGAGTCTGATTGTGATGACAAGGAATTCTGTAAGCACTTGGTTGACTGGGCAGACATCATCCGCAAGACCTTCTATGATGGTGGTATTGATGAGATCATCTCCACCCGTCGTCTGGTTCACATCGTCCGTGCATACTCTATCTTTGGTGACAAAGCCAAAGCACTTCAGGTTTGTATCAATCGTTTCGATGATGAAACTAAAGCTGCATTCTTGGAACTCTATGACAAAGTTGATGTAGATTTCCAAATGATTGACACTACGGAGGAATCTTGATAGAATGAACTCATGGTCCCTATTGTATGATGAACTCATGAGTGATGATGAATGGGTGAAAGAAAACGGGGGGTATGAATATACTCCTCTCACCGAATCTTCTACGGGTAACGTAGATATCCACACAAATTATGAAATGACATTGAACATTGATAACGCTAATGGTTTCTGGAAATATCAGGAAGATGTAATCCTCAAGGAGATCCGTGACTATCTTGGTGGTACGTATAAAGCACATTATGCTAACGACAACAAGACTCAGACACTGGATCTGATTGATAGTATTGGTGACTCAGAAGCATTCTGTCGATCCAACGCAATCAAATATCTCTCACGGTTTGGTAAGAAGGACGGCAAGTCTAAACTTGACATCCTCAAAGCAATCCACTACTGTATTCTCCTCTATCATTTCTCTGGCATCAATAAGCAACCAAAAGGTAATTATGAAACTTTCTGAATCTACTGTATCTCTCCTGAAGAACTTCTCTTCGATCAATCAGTCTATCCTGTTCAAGGAAGGACAGAAGTTGCGTTCAATTTCAGTGATGAAGAACATCCTGGTTGAAGCCAATGTGTCTGAAGAGTTCCCTAAAGACTTCGGTATCTACGATCTGAACCAGTTCCTCAATGGACTGTCTCTTCACTCCTCTCCTGATCTTGACTTTGACAATGATCAGTATGTTGTAATCAAGGAAGGTCGTTCTCGTTCTAAGTATTTCTTTGCAGATCCTTCTGTGATTGTTGCACCTCCTGAGAAAGAGATCACTCTTCCGACTGAGGATGTTTGTTTCCAACTGACCAGTCAACAACTGGAGAAACTGAAGAAAGCTGCATCTGTCTATCAACTTCCCGATATCTCTGTGATTGGTGAAGCTGGTGTCATCAAGTTGGTTACTCGTGATAAGAAGAATGATACTTCTAATGACTTCTCTATCATCGTTGGTGAGACAGAGACTGAGTTTGTCTTTAACTTCAAAGAAGAGAACCTGAAGATCGTCCCTGGTAACTATGATGTGGTTGTGTCAGAAAAACTTCTGTCCCGTTTCCAGAATCAGAACATCGATGTGACCTATTATATCGCTCTGGAACCTGATTCTACCTTTGGCTGATGAGACACATTCTCTTCACTTTGAAGGGTTGTCCTTTTGGATTGTTGGATGATGAGGCACACATTCGTAACGTTCTTGCGAATGCTGCCACGCTGTCTGAGAGTACACTACTTGGCATTCAATCTCATAAGTTTCAACCCCAAGGAGTCACTGCTGTTGCTCTTCTTGCAGAGTCCCATATCTCTATCCACACATGGCCTGAGAATGGAATGGCAGTATGTGATGTGTTCACATGTGGTGAACAAACAAATCCAAGGTCTGGTGCAACATATATGTACGAGGCAATGGGTGCAACTGATCTTGTTTCTGAAATCTTCAACAGACCTTTGCAATGAATATCTTTGTTACTGATCCTGATCCCGTCAAGTCTGCTCGTGTCCTACCAGACAAGCACATCGTCAAGATGCCCCTAGAGACATGTCAGATGCTCTCTATCGTCTGTTCCGAGAAGTGGGGACATGGGTTCGGAACCATCCCTAAGGCAGATGGTCAACCGTACAAGACCACCACAGGTGCCTTCCGTAATCATCCCTGTACCATCTGGGCAAACTCCTTTGTAAACAACTGGAGATGGTTACTTGCTCACGGATTTGCAATGTGTGATGAGTATGCACTGAGATATGGTAAACCCCATACCTGTTTCAATACTCTTCAGGCAGCAAATGAAATCCTTCCATGTGCAGATCCTCAGGGTAGGTCAGGTAAAGGTCCAACACCTTTTGTATTTGCTGGACCTGATGAATTCAAATACGATGAAAGTATTGACATCTATACTAAGTACAAAAGATACATTGCATCAAAACCATGGGTGAAGGACAACTACCTGAGAATGCCCGAGAGAAAGCCGGACTGGGTTTGATACCTTTCAGTCTCTGTTTACTTGGTACACTTTGTGTTATAGTAGCAGGGTATTTCCACGGTCACATGAATATTGGTACCGTGTACCACAACTTGCATAACTTTAATTGATTATGAGTCGTAATGATTTCGTCTGGTGTGAGTCTTATCGACCCCAGACTATTGATGATTGTATTCTTCCTGACGGAATCAAGAATACTTTCAAACAGTTTATAGAGAAGGGGGAAGTGCCTAATCTTCTTCTCTCTGGACCTCCTGGATGTGGAAAGACCACTGTCGCCAAGGCACTTTGTCATGAACTTGGAGTAGACTATTATGTCATCAACGGATCCGATGAGGGACGATTCCTCGATACTGTCAGAAACAATGCGAAGAATTTCGCTTCGACCGTCTCGCTTTCGTCAACTGCAAAACACAAAGTCATCATCATTGATGAGGCAGATAACACAACCCCAGATGTACAACTCTGTCTACGGGCGTTTACTGAGGAGTTTATTGGGAACTGTAGATTCATCTTCACCTGTAACTACAAAAACAAAATCATCCAACCCCTCCACTCTCGATGTGCAGTCGTTGACTTCTCCATCAAAGGAAAAGAACGACAAGCCCTCGCAGGAAAGTTCTTCCAACGCCTCCAACAAATCCTCGATACAGAAAGTGTTGAATATGATAACAAGGTCCTGGTAGAACTCATTCAAAAACACTTCCCTGACTGGAGACGTGTACTCAACGAACTACAACGATACTCCGTCAGTGGAAAGATTGATACTGGTATCCTTGCCGCATTCACTAATGTAAAGACAGATGATCTCTTTAAACACCTTAAAGACAAAGATTTCCCCAAGGTCCGTAAATGGGTCGTGGATAATCTTGATAATGACCCTCACGTTCTTCTTCGTAGTGTTTACGAGGCAGTATATTCAAAGTTGGATGGTAGTGGGATCGCTGCTGCTGTACTCATTATTGCTAAGTATCAGTATCAAAGTGGATTCGTTGCTGACCAAGAAATAAATATGCTCGCATGTCTAACTGAAATAATGGTTGAATGCAACTTCAAATGATTGTGAAACAAATTAAATCCAATTGGTATTATGTTTTCTGGGGTATGGCAACAGTCGCAGTTGTTGCTGGTCAGATCTATGTTGGATCTGGATACCGTCAGATGTCAGAAACAGTAAAAACTCTCATTCAACAAAATTATTATGAACGTTAAAGTATTTCGTATGTCCTCTGGTGAGGATGTGGTCGCTGATGTCCTTGAAGATAAAGAGGACAGTCTTGTTATCATGAATCCTATTGTTGCATTTAATCAAGGTGATGGTCGTCTTGGTTTTGCACCTTATGCTCCTCTTCTGAAACGTGAAGAGAAGGAACTGGAGATCAATAAGAAGTGGATTGTATATACTGCCAACGTTAATGACGAATTGGTAGATCAGTATGAGGAGATGTTCTCTCCATTGAAAACCCCTAGTAAGAAGTTGATCCTTTGATATGGAATTGAAAGATTGGTTGAACTCAATCAACTTTAACAAGGAGAATATTCTCGATGAGGACCCCACTCTAGCACGAGAATATCCTCCCTATATTATTAATAAGTGTCTGTCAGGTCACTTGGATTGTGTGATGTTCGCCAATGAAATGAACAAGTATCATTTCTTGGATAAGGACATGCAATATAATTTTTATATAAATATTCTGAGAAAGAAGAAAAGATTTTCTCCTTGGCTTAGAAAAGAGAAAGTATCAGATTTAGAGTTTGTTAAACAATACTATGGTTATAGTAATGAGAAAGCATCTCAAGTTCTGAAAATCCTATCTAATGAACAAATTGAATTTATTAAACAACGACTTGACACTGGTGGTACAAAATGACACAAACTGCTGAACCTCAGGTAACTTGGTCTCAAAACAAAATGGTCGAGATCAGGTTGAATGAACCTGATGACTTTCTTAAAGTAAGAGAAACTCTGACTCGTATTGGTGTAGCTTCTAGAAAAGAAAAGAAGTTGTATCAGTCATGTCATATCCTGCACAAACAGGGTAAGTATTACATCGTTCACTTTAAGGAACTGTTTGCCCTGGATGGGAAATACGCTAACCTTACTATTAATGATGTTCAGCGTAGGAATCGTATTACTAAGCTTCTTGCTGATTGGGGACTCATTACGATCCTGAACAAAGATTCGATTATTGATATCGCACCTCTGAATCAGATCAAGGTTCTGTCCTACAAAGACAAACAAGACTGGACTCTGGAACAGAAATACAACATTGGTAAGAGAGGAAAGACCGAAGAGGCTGAATAAATATCTCTGAGTCTTTCGTGCAGACTCTACGAATGTCGGAAACCCCTATAAGACGGTGTAGTTATCACTACATCGTCTTTTTTCGTATGTGTTATAATTAGTATGTAAGAGGTTCGGGTTCTACGGAACCCCCTTTTACGCCAACGGTTGCCTTCGGGGACCACACAACACACTCTCGCTTTAAAAGGAGAAGTCTCATGACACTAGCAAAGTATAATGCTGCCAATTTGGATCAGCTGATGGATCGTATTACAAAGAACTCGATCGGTATGGATGAATACTTCGACAGAGTTTTTAGTACGTCTGTAAACAATTATCCTCCCTATAATGTTATCCAGGTAAACGATACTGAAACTCAACTGGAAATTGCATTAGCAGGATTTAAGAAAGAAGATGTCCATGCTTACACTGAGTATGGAAAACTCTTTGTCAAAGGGGAGAAGAAAACACTTGATGATGAAAGAGTATTTGTCCACAAGGGATTGGCAACAAGAGACTTCGAGAGAGCCTGGACTCTTGCTGAAGATACTGAAGTCTCTAACGTTGTGTTTGAGGACGGACTCCTTACAATCACTTTGACGAAGGTAATCCCCGAACATCATCAACGTAAAGACTACCTCTAAATAAAACATCGTCGCCGCTACGGGGGTTTATGGCAAAAACCATAGACACCCCCCTTTTTTATGTTATAATATACAGATACATATATCTGTATTAAAATTACTGTAGGAAAAACTGTAGAAAAATGAGTGTAAGACTTTTAACACTGAAATCCACTGAGGATGTGATCGCAGACGTTCAGGAAATGGTCGTTGATGAGAAAGTGGTTGGTTACTACCTGAAGTATCCTTGTAAGGTAAATCTCATTGCTGATGTTGCTGAGCAAAAAGGATCTTCCCGTCTTCCATCAAAGATTCAACTCCTTCCTTACATGCCAATGAGTAAGGAGAAAACAATTCCTGTGGTCGCTGACTGGGTAGTCACAATCACGGAACCAGTTGATCAACTTTTGAATATGTACACCGAAGGAGTAAAGAAGTATGAAGCCCCTGAAAATTTTAATTCTGATGAACAATCAGAAACTTCTGACGCAAATTGAAGAAGTTGCTGGTGATATTGGAGATCCAGATTGTAAGTTGATTGAACCATTTGTCCTTGAAGACGATGGGACACTATCTCCGTGGTTGGTTGACATTACAAAACAAAACACCTTCATGATTCACTCTGACAAGATCTTGACTCTTGTAGACCCGAATAGTAAACTATCTGAGAAGTACGAAGACCTGGTTAAGTAATGCGCTTTTATACTAATGTCCAGGTCGTTGGTAACAACTTTCTGGTTCGTGGATATGAAAATGGGAGAAGTGTTATATTCAAAGAAGAATACTCTCCCACTTTGTTTGTCAAATCAAATAGAGAGACAAAGTATAAAACTCTAGAGGGTGAAACTGTAGAACCCATTCAACCAGGTACGGTAAGAGATTGTAGAGAATTTTACAAGAAGTATGATGATGTAGATGGATTCAAGATCTACGGTAATGACCGTTATGTGTTCCAGTACATCTCTGACAAATATCCTGAAGATGAGATCAAGTTTGATATCAAGAAGATCAATCTTGTAACGATCGACATTGAGGTAAAATCTGAGGAGGGATTCCCTGATCCCGATTCTTGTTCTGAGGAGTTGTTGACTATCTCTATTCAGGACTACGCAACCAAGCAGATTAAGACTTGGGGTAGAAAGCCATATACACCCACACAGGACAATGTGACTTACTATCACTTTGAGGATGAAGTTGCAATGCTCAACGCATTCTTGTATTGGTGGAATACAAATCCTCCAGAAGTTGTGACTGGTTGGAACTGTCGTTTGTATGATATTCCGTATCTCTGTGGTCGTATTGATCGAATCATGGGATTGAAGAAACTCAAACTCATGTCTCCATGGGGTATTGTGAGTCATGAGACTGTGTTCATCAATGGTCGAGAATTCAATATCTTTGACATTGCTGGTGTCACCACACTGGACTATCTTGAACTTTATAAGAAGTTTACTTATACAAACCAAGAGAGTTATCGACTGGATTATATCGCCCAAGTAGAACTTGGACAGAAGAAACTTGACCACTCTGAGTTTGATACCTTCAAAGATTTCTACAATGGTAATTGGAAGAAGTTTGTAGACTACAACATCATTGACGTGGAACTTGTTGACCGTATGGAAGACAAGATGAAACTGATTGAGTTGGCATTGACCATGGCTTATGATGCCAAGGTGAACTTTGTCGATGTGATGTATCAGGTTCGTATGTGGGATACGATCATCTACAACTATCTGAAGAAACGAGATATTGTGATTCCTCCTCGTGACAGAAGTGAGAAGGACAAGAGGTATGAAGGTGCGTACGTGAAACAACCTGTCCCTGGTGTCTATGACTGGGTTGTGTCGTTTGACTTGAATTCTCTGTATCCTCACCTGATGATGCAGTACAACATCTCACCCGAGACTCTGGTGGAGGAGAAACATCCTTCTGCAACCATCGATCGGATCCTGAATAAGGAGATCACCTTCGAGATGTACAAGGACTATGCAGTCTGTGCTAACGGTGCTATGTTCCGTAAGGACATCAAAGGTTTCATGCCTGAGTTGATGGAGAAGATGTACGCAGAACGTAAGATCTTCAAGAAGAAAATGCTCCAGGCAAAACAGGAGTATGAGAAGACTCCTACCAAACAACTTGAGAAAGATATTGCTAAGTACAATAACTTCCAGATGGCTCGTAAGATCGCACTGAACTCTTGCTATGGTGCGATTGGTAATCAATACTTCCGTTTCTTCAAACTTGCGAATGCTGAAGCCATCACACTTTCTGGTCAAACATCTATTCGTTGGATTGAGAATAAGGTAAATGGTTATCTAAATAACCTGTTACAAACAGAAAATACAGATTATGTCATTGCATCTGACACTGACTCAATCTATATTAATTTCGGACCTGTTGTTACTAAATTTCTTAGTTCTAAATCTGGCGAAAAAGCAACAGTTGTATCGTTACTTAACAAGGTCTGTGAAGAGAAACTGGAACCTTTTATTGAACGTTCGTATCAGGAATTGGCGTCGTATGTAAACGCATATTCTCAGAAGATGCAGATGAAACGGGAGAACATTGCGGACCGTGGAATCTGGACAGCAAAGAAGAGATACATTCTCAACGTGTGGGATAGTGAGGGAGTTCGATATTCAGAACCCAAACTAAAGATCATGGGTATCGAGGCTGTGAAGTCATCGACTCCTGCTCCTTGTCGGACAATGATTAAGGATGCCCTGAAGTTGATGATGAATGGTACGGAAGATGATGTCATCAAGTTTATTGATGACGCAAGACAGAGGTTCAATAAGATGGACCCCGAGGATATTGCATTCCCTCGTTCAGTATCTGACGTGAAGAAACACAAGAGTCACTCTACGATCTACGCAAAGGGTTCTCCTATTCACGTTCGTGGTGCTCTTCTATATAATCACTACATTAAAGAATATGGTCTCCAGAACAAATACTCCGAGATCAACAACGGTGAGAAGATCAAGTTCATCTATCTCAAGAAAGCGAACCCGATTCGTGAAAACGTAATCTCCTTCATCTCGGAGTTCCCACGGGAGATTGGTGTTGACAAATACATCGACTACGAACTACAATTCAACAAAGCTTTCCTTGAACCACTCAAGACAATCCTTGATGCAATCGGATGGAATGTTGAAAAGACTGTAAACCTTGAACTATTTTTTGGCTGATGGATTTCCTTAAAGACATTGTAAAAGAGATTGGAGATGACTACACAAAACTCGCCGCAGACATCGACGACACAGAGTCATATGTGGACACAGGTTCGTACATTTTTAACGGACTTGTTTCAGGGTCTATATTTGGTGGTGTATCTGGGAATAAGATTACTGCCATTGCTGGGGAGTCTTCTACTGGAAAAACTTTCTTCAGTCTTGCTGTCGTCAAGAACTTCCTTGATTCTAACCCTGATGGTTATTGTCTATATTTTGACACTGAAGCCGCTGTTAACAAATCTCTTCTCGCAAGTCGTGGGGTAGACCTGAGTCGGGTCGTTGTTGTAAACGTTGTTACAATTGAGGAGTTTAGATCCAAAGCTCTCAAAGCTGTAGATATATACTTGAAAAAACCTGAAGACGAACGCAAACCCTGTATGTTTGTGTTAGACTCTCTGGGTATGCTGTCTACTGAAAAAGAAATCAGTGACGCCTTGGCAGACAAACAAGTTCGAGACATGACCAAATCTCAACTTGTTAAGGGTGCATTCAGAATGTTAACCCTTAAACTTGGTCAAGCAAACATTCCTATGATTGTTACCAATCACACCTATGATGTTATCGGATCTTATGTACCGACTAAAGAGATGGGAGGAGGCAGTGGCCTCAAGTATGCCGCAAGTACGATCATTTATCTCAGCAAGAAAAAAGAAAAGGATGGAACGACTATTGTCGGAAACCTTATCAAGGCTAAGACTGCTAAGTCGCGTTTGAGTAAGGAGAACAAAGATGTTACGGTGCGCCTTTATTACGATGAGCGTGGTCTTGATCGATATTATGGTCTTCTTGAACTCGGTGAACTCGGTGGTCTCTGGAAGAACGTTGCAGGTCGTTATGAGATAGATGGGAAGAAGGTCTACGCCAAGGCCATCTTGAAAGACCCAGAACAATACTTCACCCCTGAGGTGATGGAACAACTTGATGTAATTGCACGAAAAGAATTTAGTTATGGAGAGAGTTGAATTTCTTGTTCTCAAGAGTCTTCTACACAATGAAGAGTTTCTAAGAAAAACAATTCCCTTTATCAGAGCAGAATACTTTCAAGATCATAATCAGAAGATTGTGTTCGAGGAGATTGTTGACTTTGTTAATCAATACAATGAGACACCCACACAAGAAGTCTTGAGTATTGAGATTGAAAAGAGGAATGATATAAACGAGACATCATTCAAAGAGTTGGTTCACCTGGTCAGTAACCTGACTGAGGAACCACAGGAGTTTGAGTGGTTGTGTAACACCACAGAGAAGTGGTGTAAAGAACGTGCAATCTATCTTGCACTTATGGAGTCGATTCAGATTGCAGATGGTCAGGATGACAAGAAGTCTCCTGATGCAATCCCTTCTATCCTGTCTGATGCACTTAGTGTCAGTTTCGATAATCATGTGGGTCATGACTACCTACAAGACTATGAAGAACGATATGAGTCGTATCACAAGAAAGAAAGTAAGATCGAGTTTGATCTTGAGTACTTCAATAAGATCACCAAGGGTGGTCTACCAAACAAGACCCTGAACATTGCTCTCGCAGGTACAGGTGTTGGTAAGTCTCTGTTCATGTGTCACATGGCATCGTCTTGTCTCCTTCAGAACAAGAATGTTTTGTACATCACTATGGAGATGGCAGAAGAGAAGATCGCAGAACGTATTGACGCAAATCTTCTCAATGTAAATATTCAAGATATTACTGAACTTCCCAAACAGACTTTTGAAACAAAGGTAAATAATCTTTCTCAGAAGACACAGGGAACTCTTATCATCAAAGAATATCCTACTGCCAGTGCTCACAGTGGACACTTTAAGTCACTTCTTAATGAACTTGCACTTAAAAAGTCATTCAGACCTGACATTATTTTCATTGATTACCTTAATATTTGTGCTTCCTCTAGGTATCGGGGAGGCAGCAATGTTAATTCATATACGATTATTAAGTCTATTGCAGAAGAACTTAGAGGACTGGCTTGCGAAGCAAACGTCCCTATCGTATCTGCCACGCAGACCACTCGTTCTGGTTATGGTAGCTCTGATGTCGAGCTTACTGATACAAGTGAGTCCTTTGGACTCCCTGCTACTGCTGATCTTATGTTTGCCCTTATTTCTACCGAGGAACTTGAATCCCTGGGACAGATACTTGTGAAACAGTTGAAGAATAGATACAATGATCTCAGCATCTACAAGAGATTTGTTGTTGGTATTGATCGTGCCAAGATGAGACTGTTCGATTGTGAACAGGTTGCACAAAACGATCTCCTTGACAATAAACAAGAAGAGGAGTATAGTTATGATGAAAAACCCAAGAAGTCCTTTGACGGATTTAAATTCTGATGAAACTACGAAAGAGTGAACCTGCAATAGTGAAGTCGGAAATGCCACACTATTATGAACTTAAATTCAAGGATCATCCTAATGGAATTGAGAAAGTTCATTGTGGTACAATGAAAGATGTAGAACGTATGTTAGAGATCTATCCAGATGCAATATACTCCAAGATTCTTCTACCAAATTCACCACAAACCGTAGAAGTACAAGCAACATCTGTTGAAGAACCTCTTGCACTTCCTACAATCAAAATTGAGGGTCAGGAGATCCCTATTCAACAAAATCTTCCCCAATCTGAACTAAAAGAACTTGAACTATGACCATTGATCCGCAAAAATATATTGACTTTGTTCGTCAAACTACAAGTCAAGAAAGTCTTGATTGGCCAACCCTGTCTGCTCGACTGACTCATCTTGAGATGCATGATGAGGCAAATGTCACTCAACTTCTCACTGCTGCTCTTGGTATCAGTGCAGAGGCTGGTGAGTTTACTGAGGTTGTGAAGAAGATCTTCCTTCAAGGTAAACCATATACTGAAGAGAATGTCTTCCACATGAAACGTGAACTCGGTGACATCATGTGGTATGTTGCTCAAGCATGTATGGCTCTGGACATTTCATTCGATGAGATTCTTGAGATGAATGTTGAGAAACTGTCGGCACGATATCCTGAGGGTACCTTTGATGTTCACTATTCTGAAAACCGTAAGGAGGGAGACCTGTGATTAAACTAGAATTAGATGTAAGACAAGCAGCATCCATTCGTCAGGTGCTATATAAAGAACAGAGTATTTACACATACGATCCTAAATGTGTTCCTCCACGTATCGTTGACATTCGTGAAGTCATCGGTTCATTGGATACTCAGATCGAGGCTGAACTCGAAGAAGCTGCAAAAAAAATTCAAAAGCTTGAGGAGGAAGCAGCACCAGACTACGGAGTTGGGAAGTGAAACAGGTACACATCTGTCAATTATTTGATGATGGTATCTGGGAGGATAGAGCTGAAGACTGGCGTATAAAACCAGATTGTGATTCTGTTCTTTTTCTTAAGTACATTGAGGAATATCTAGTTCCCGAAATATTACAAACTATTTGTTTTGACAAAGTAATTCATACGTCTGAAATTTTGTATCCTGATTTGTCATTGGATAACTGTATTTGTTGTAATGGAGTTAAACATAAGTTGTGTAACATCAATAAACCAGTCATTGTTGTTCACAACATGCCTAACCCATACAACAAAGAATACAAACTTATTGACGGAAAACACAGATTCAATAAAATGCGTAGTATGGGGATGACAGAATCCAAGATGTACGTCCTTGAGTTTGAAGAGATTAAACATCTATTCAAAGACATTAATCACAATAAGTATATTAAAAAATGACATACGACTTTTCTTTCGCACATTCACCAGAAGGATTCGATAATCACATCGACAAATCTATTCGGGGGTACTCAAACCTTCTCGATGACACTGTATCGTTCTCTCGATACTTCGTAGAAGATCATACCAAAGTCGTTGATGTGGGTTGTTCTACTGGTAAACTGACCAAGATGATCCTTGCCAATAATCAGTCTCGTAAACAAACTCAATATGTAGGTGTTGAACTTGCTGGTGGGTTCTATGATGACTTGGATGAGAGATACAAAGAGATCCGTAAAGACTACCCTTGGGCGATTCTGGATTTTGTTCGTGGTAATGTCACCAACTATGAGTTCAAAAACTGTTCTCTGGTGACATCATTGTTCACTCTTCAGTTCATGCCAAAGACTACTCGTCAAGATACAATCAATAAAATTTATGAGGGTCTGAATGAAGGTGGGGCATTCATCTTTGCAGAGAAGTTGATGTGTGAGAATGCGTTCTTTCAAGAACTACTGACATTCAACCACTATGACTATAAAAGAAAATCATTCACTGCAGATGAGATCATGGACAAGGAGAAAGAACTACGTGATATGTTGAAACCAAATACTTGGGAAGAACTCAAGTCTATGATATGGTGTGCTGGGTTCAGAGACTGTCAGATCTTCTGGAGAAACCATCAGTTCGTTGGAGTTATTGCTATCAAATAAACTGGCACAAGGGACCTAGACAGGTCCCTTTTTTTATTGTATACTTTGATTGGACGAGAGCAATGGTGCCAGTGTCCATTAAAAGGTCATAGGAGGCCAAATAAATGTTATACACTAAACAAACCCCAACCATTCGTGAATTTCGTGACACGATGTATCACAAAACAGAATGTCAACCAGTAGGACAACGACTTCCTGTTTATTCAAAAGACAATGCAAAAAGCATTGGAATTATTACAACCCTCTTAGATGGATATGATATCGGAACGATTACAGTAATGAAACTGAATCGTCAACAAAAACGTGCTGCTGCAAAAGTAAAGTTTGAATTTGAAAGTATTGATGGTGGTCACCGTAAGCGCTCTTTGTATTCATATCTACAAGACGATTTCATGGTTCGTGGGAAATATTTCTCACAACTTTCAGAAAAAGAACAAGATGCATTTCTAGACACTGAACTTTCATTCACTGTTTACAACGCACTTGATTCTGCAACAAAAGGACACATCTTTCGCACACTGAATAAAACAACAGATGTGAATTTCATTGAGATGCTTAACTCATATGGAGACATTTCAGTTGCAAACTTTATTCGTGAAACAGTTCGTACTGTCAAACAGATTGACAATGAATGCAATACTCTTTTTGAATTCACCTTGAATGCAAAAAGTGAGCCAAACTACACATACCTTTCCTTTGACAACGACCGTCTGAAACAAGACCATGCGTTTGCTCGTATTGCACATCGTTATATTCAACATCCAAAACAGTTGCTTGGTGGTTCGTCTGATACTGAACTTGAAGCAATGTATGAAGATTCAGAATTGACAATGAAAGATATTCCAGTTGCGAAAATCAAAGCACACCTAGATTTCTTACGCAAAGTTGCAATGTATCGAAAGCAACAGTTCAAAACTGGACTTACACAGCATGACTTCAAAGCACTTTCATACCTTTACTTCTATCTTTCAGATACCTATGGTACATTTACCATTCCTGATGCAGAAGAATTTTTCAAGGCATATGCTCGTGCAAACTCATCACTAATGAATAAGGATGGAGACTATGCCGAGGTTATTCACGAACCTTCTGGTTATAGTGTACAGGTGATGTACAAGAAGTATATTGCTGCTCCTTGGGATGGTAAAAAGATTTCTACTGCAATATCTTATCTTGTTGGAGAAATGGGTGATATTGAAGATATCATTGAAACACGAGACAACAACCGTTCTTTCACTGTAAACGAGAAGGAGGCAAAACTTGCCGAACAGAATTTTGTTTGTGCAGTCGATGGAAAAAAACTTGAGTGGGATGATGCACATGCTGCTCACATCACTGCACACGCAAATGGTGGACGTACTAAGTATAGTAACCTTGCAATGGTTCGTGCCTGTTATAATAAAGAAATGGGTACAATAGACTTGAACGAATACAAAAAATTGTGTGTATGATTGACATTATCCTCAGTGATATCATCTCTCAAGAAGTCCCTACAGATGATGTGGGGATTTTGTTGTCTGGTGGTGTAGATAGTTTAAGTCTAGGGTTTGCAGCAGACCGTGCAGGTAAAAGAGTTGATGCATATACTTTTCATCTTGAAGGTGATAAGTCATATGATGCTTTGAAAGCAGAAGAAGTATCCTCTAAGTTTGGGTGGAACTGTAAGACCATTGTTGTCCCTAAAGATAATCTTGCTCAAGACTTTCTCCGTCTTGTGAAAGACTACGATTGTAGAAAGAAGACACACTTTGAGTGTACGTTTCCTTTCCTCTATGTCTTCCCTGAAATCACAAACAAGTACTTACTGAGTGGGATTGGTGCAGACGGATATTATGGTGTAAGTAAGAAAGCAATCCTTCACTTCAAAACACCAAAAGAAAAGTTCGATCAATTTAGACGTAACTACTTCATGCCACATAATGTGACAGGATTTCGACAGATTGAACAACTGTGTAATGAAAGGGATATCAAACTCATCCACCCATATATCTACCATGACGATGTAAAAAGTTTCTTCTTTCAATATGATTGGTTCGAACTAAACAAGCCAAAACAAAAACAGATTGTAAGAGATGCATTTGCTGATGAGTTTGGTCGTATCAAAGCGGTAAAGGATCATATCAATCTGCAACTTGGTTCAAATATTGATCACTTGTTTGAAACACTCTTAGATGATAAGATGCTAAATAATCGTGGTAGGAAGAGGGTCATGGATCTCGCCTCTGACTACGCATCATCTGGACAAGGAACACTTCCATTATGAAACTGCCATATAAATTACAAGACGTTTATGACGGTGAGGCTCAATCAAAGTTCACCGTGATCTCTACCTTTGCTGGTGGTGGAGGATCCTCTACAGGATATCGACTCGCAGGTGCGAAGATTTTGTGTATCAATGAGTTCGTGGAAGAAGCTAGAAAGACATATGCTGCAAACTATCCATCAACACCGATTGTCCCTGATGACATCAAACAACTAACGGGTGGTGACTTTCTTAAGATCACAGGATTGAAACCAGGAGAACTTGATATTCTTGATGGATCACCACCATGTTCTGCATTCTCTGTTGCAGGATCTATGTGTCGTGGTGAGGGATCTAAACACTCTGATGGATGGGGTAAGACAAAGAACTATTCTGATGGTAAGAAAGTAGAAAACATCGAAGATTTGTTCTTTGAATTTATTCGTGTTGCCGAAGGTATTCAACCAAAAGTTATTGTTGCTGAGAACGTCAAAGGATTGACAATTGGTGAGGCAAAGACTTATTATGCAAAGATTACCAATGCCTTTGAGGATCTTGGTTATCTCGTCACATCAAAAGTGATGAAGTCATCTCACTACGGTGTAGGTCAGGCAAGAGAACGACTCATCTTTATCGCGGTTCGTCAAGACATCGCAGATAAGATTGGTTTGAATGTACTTACAGTATCTTCACTCTTCCCTCCCACGTCATCTAAAGATACAACCATCGGTGATATTATTGATGGAGTTGAACAAGATCCTGAGTACATTCAGGGTCTTGTCGATCATATGACAAAGAGTGGTATCTACAAAAAAGTTGTGAGTAAGATGCCAAAGGATCCTAAAAAGATTCTATCTGGCATGGACTACCACGAGAAAGGTCATTGTTTCAATACGAAGAGGGCATCATTCTATAAACCCTCTCCGACCTTGACAGCAAGTGGTGGTCTGATACACTGGAAGGAAGACAGAGTTCTTTCTGTTCCAGAACTTAAGCGCATTCAATCTCTCCCTGACGACTTCATTCTTACTGGCTCTCACTCACAACAAACTGAAAGAGTTGGTAGAATGGTACCTCCCCTCATGATGAAGGCAATCGCCGAAAACATTTACAAAGAAGTTCTATCTAAATTATGAAACTACTTACTCTCGAAGA